GGAGGAGGTTGTGAAGTCGGACGCCTTCAGTTTGGACGGTCTTTTTACGGCCATCCTTGAATGTAAGGACTGATTTTCCTCCGTCCTTACATTCTACATGGATAAGATTGCCATGCAGCTTTTGGCTGCGTGCAAACTTTAGGAGGTCATATACCTCCTGTTCGACCATGATCCTTTTACCGGTTTGGTCTTTTCCTACGGAAAACTTGAAAGCCATAATTAGCCTCATTATTATTTCTTTTTTCGGTGTAGCTTACATACCGAAATGTTGGATTCCGCTGTAGCTAGCGGTACCTATGGCAAACTATAGTAGGACTACACGTTTGTTCGTAGAGTCCCACTTGCAGTTCACTTTAGAGCAAAGTTCATCACGCTTTTTATCTCCACAAAAGATTGCATACGATTCTGCAAATGTTGCTAGTCGTATACAGCCATCGTGAAAACGCTTAAGCGTAATCTTGTAAACCTTACTCTGCTTGTCAAAGCCAGGAATGAGTTTGACAGACTTTAGGAGATTGAGTATCCCCCTAGTCTTTGCAACTTCATTCTTGAATATGTCTTCGAATTTAGATGTGTCTTCCATATTTGAAATGGTAACACACCTTTAATCCGTAGACAATAGTTTTAACAAGCGTGGAATAGTAGGTAACTACTTCCACAACGTGATTTGAACTGTCCTAATCTAGGCCTTATTGTTTTTTGTTTTTCTTGAAGGCCTTTTCCCATGCGCTCTTGAATCGCTGGTATTCTTTTTTAGATAAGGATAAGTTTGATGAAATACCATTGAAGTGTTCCTCGCTTGGGACTGAGATTCCTCGTTCCCAGCTTTTTACTGAGGATGCTTTCACTCCGTAGGTAGTGCCAAGTTTAGATTGGCTGAAGTTCAGCCGTTTCCTAAACGTCTTTAGCTGAACGTTGAATGGTTCGCTAAAGAGATTCAAAGAAAATGGGAACTTAAAGACTGACTTAAAATCGAACATCTTTGAATCCCAACTTCTTTGCCTTAGGAATGTACAAGCTGATGTACTCCTCAATGGAGTTGACTTGGCGGAAAACTCCATTTGCCTTCTTCGAATCCAAGCATCCGGAATAGATTCCGGGAATGATATGGAAGTTGATGTCTTCAATATCATTCAGTTCGTTCAACGGCACGCTATCCATATAGCGAAGACCATATCCGGCATTTACTGCCGATTCAAAGATTTCGCTAGGAATCGAAGCTGGTTTTTCAGTCTCCAAATTCCTACCCGCTACCAAAAGGTCTGGAAACGCGAAATCATTTCCAGTTTTCAAAGCAACCTTTGCGGCTTGCTCCAGCGGGTCCTTGAGGTCGCCAACCATGTCAAGAAACTCTTGTGAGTTTTCTTTAATGGGTTCGACCTGCAGATTGTAAGACCCACAGTATGGGCAACGAGTCTTACTTGTATCCTTACGAATAGGATACGGAATTGTGCTGCCACACTTTGGGCAAGTGATTTTCCCAACACGTGTGGTTGCAATCTGCGCAGGGCGATTTCCCCTATTGCAGTTGTGCCATACTTCTGCGCATTCATATTTCATGAACGACCAATTTACAGTCTTGCCATCAACGGTATAAGCAATATATCCGATGATAGGCAGGACGTAATAGTCGTAGCCATGATAGTCAACTTCTACCCCACGAGAAGCAGGAATAGTTTTTCCATCTTCTTCAAGGTTGTGACGAAACGCAGCAGCAATTCCAATTTTCATATTTTATCTCCTAATAAAAACATGGGTCTGCTACTAATTATAACTTATTTTTACATCATCTTAAGCTGTATCAAGATAGTAGCAACCAAACGAAATGCGAAAATAATGTGTTCACAAATTCATTAAAATCTGTACATAACTTATGGTCATTGTACGAAACTACTGATGAACATGTAATCACATTAGGTTCGAAACGAACTAAGAGAAGTGACTCTTATAGTGTACACACGTGTGAAGAACTAGAAAGGAAAACAGATAAAGCTCTGTGAGACGAAACTCATGCCAAAGAGCCTAACCCTAAACACTGGTCTCTAACACCCATTTTTACCCCTTTTTGAGGCTAAATCCAAAATCCTAGGTTAAGGTATTTTACTAGAATTGATTTTAACGTGATCAGAAGGCCTCTAGAATCCTTCGGAAGTGTTGAGACTAGGATTTATCCACCTAAGGTCTTCAAAGGGCTTAGAGAGGCCTTTCTGAGAATCCACGAAAAAGGTGGAAGGTTCTGAGGATGTTAGGAAGGCTGAAAAGGGCTGTTGGAAGGAAGGCTGAAAAGGTTGATGTCTAAAACTGGAAAAGCATGGTTTTTGAGGTTTTCTGAAGGTATCTGAAAAAGGTACTGAATATAAACCATTGATTTTTCAAGAGTTATTACTGATAGAGTTCTGAGGAAAAAAGTGCACATAAACAATAATATACCTAAAGGTATATATCTTATGTGAGGAATTTTCATAGTATGTTAGATGGCAAAACCCTTCCTTCCCTTCTCTCTTTCCCTCTTCCTTCCCCTTCCTTACCCATATATAATAAATTATATATTATCTATCCCTTTTTAACTCTCTATCACGATAATATTCTAACGAATATTCTCTATTATATTTTAACAAATATAAATTCTCATCCTAAAATATCCCTTCGTGCGCCCCCTCATTCGCGACATTCGTCGCTCATTCGGAGGCTTGCACGCTACAAATCGCTGGAGGAAAATTTACTGCAAATCTCCTTCTTACAATCACTTACGCGTTTTTAGGTTTCATTCCTAATACCTTTTAGCTCTTTTTAGCTTTTTTGAGTTATTTTTGAGTTCTCTTGAATTCTTCTTAACCCTTTTGAGACCTTTCAATGAGATTTTGAAGAGATGCTGTTGGGGTTATGATAGGATTTTGAAGAGATTCTCTTTTAGTTTTGGGATTTAGGAGATGAACCTTTTTTAGAGTTTTCGTATTAAGCTTAGTGATGATTAGCTGTAGTAGGATTTAGGTATTAACAAGATTATAAATAATTTTGTTAGCTTTTAGAGTGATTAGAGTATATTTCGTTTTAGCATGCTTAACATGCTTTTCGTGTATTTCGTGTATTTCGTGTATTTCGTGTGTTTTGCTCTTTTAGTGTTTAGCACTATACCTTTTTAGGTTGCTATTCTCTCTTATTAGCTCTTACTTGTTTTCGATACTATCCTTATGATAGACGTCCTCAATCTTTTTCACGTGTTCTCTAATGATTGCGTTAATATCTTCTTGAGCTGACTCTACGCTTCTTACAAGAGTTTTGTAATCGATAGCGTAGACTAGAGAACTAAGCTTTTTAAACATATCATGTTCGGTTTTGATGACTTCATGAAATGCTTCAAAGCCATTAATTACGAGTTCATCCATGATTTCGTCCAGAAGATCGAATGAATCAGTTTTAACTAGAAGAGCTTCTACTTGTTCAGCATCATATGGATCATCCACATAGTTTGACAGAATCTTGATGATTTTATCTGCTTTAGCAGCTTTAGCAGCTTTAGTTGCTTTAGCATTTACAGCATAGAAATCTTCCCAGTCTTCATCACCATTATGAGGAATCATCTTTTCTCCGTTTAGATACGGAATACCTTTTCGGATTCTTATATTGATACCGTCAAGAGCATTTAGCCTGCTTTTCGTAGTATAAGTAAGCCATCCTCTAAACGAGATTTTCTTAGGCTTACAGTTTCCTTTTTTATTTCCGAAGAGTGCAATCGTGTTACCATGAAGAACCAATACCCAATTCTTTTTATCTCTAGTTTGCATGAATTCGGTATTGGACATACGAAATGGTTTACGCTCAGTAATTGCTTCAACCATCTTTTGCTCAAGCTTATTCATAGTTTGTCTTGGTTATGTTGTTATTATAAGTGCTTAGAAATAGACCTAAGGTCAGAATTGACTGATATCCAAGACAATTGAGCCGAATCCATGCTGCAAAATTCTGTCAGCTTCCTTATCATTTACCTCGATATCACGATATAGCACTGGTAGTTTAGGCTCATTAGTGAACTTGATTTTTTTAGTTTCAGATTTATAGTTTGTTTTCATAACTTATTGTACTTCTCTTCGTTAGTCATAATTTTCCTCATCAGCTTCTAGAGTAAGCCATGTGAATTTGCAGTCAACAAAAATATTGCACCTAATTTTGCAATAAGTACAATTACCTCCACACTTCTCACAGAATTTTGAAAATTCAGCAGTTCTCTCTTCAATGGTTGTGTACTTATCTTCGTTAGTCATGTTTTTCTCCTTTCTCTTCTGACGCCTCCATATCTAGCCAAACTTTTACGCACGGTTTATAGTTTGAGTTAGTGAAGATTGGGCAGTCAGTACAGTTATGCAAACCACAAAATTTTGCAAACGCATCTAGGCGTTCTTTTCCGTACTTAAACTTATCTCTATTAGTCATGGTTTGTTGTTCATGTTAGTCATGTTTGGGTGTTGTAGTATTGTATGCGCTCTTGGCATAACACCAAGACTGCGGAGGTCTAGATAGTCCGAGCTTGTTTATAGGAATTGGTGTTTTGTACAGAACTGGGTCTTCAATCCGTATAGCGTAGTAATATTTTGCGTTTCCCAAGTAATCAAGAAATTGTTTCTCAGTTAAGCAAGTTCCTTGCAAAAAAGGAGAAAGATCTGTAATTACTATGTCTTTATGTATTTTCATGTATTCACGTGGAGTCATTACTTTTACATAGTATTTCAACATGAATTCACCAATTACTGTTCCGCTACCAGACTTGTATACATACACCTTTGTAGGCGTATGTGCAGACACAATTTTTCTGAGTTCAAACTCTTTTTCTCCGCTGAAAATCTTGTCGCACCACTCTGGCTTAATTGACATAATGATTGCCATGTTTTTCCCCTTTCTTGAACTCTTTCGGTTTCGACGCCGGAGCAAATCGATAGATACTTAATCATTCCGCCTCCCATGCGTCACAAACGCTATTCCCATCTACTTCCATGCAATCCGTAATAATCAGTTTAGGATTTCTGCAAACCAATCTGCCAAAGTATGCGGACGAGTGGGCGCAATAGAAGCACATATGGCACTGCGTACAGACATGGTACAATTCCCTGAAGGTATCCTCATCCATGGACTCAACGGCACGATCGGCGCGTTCAATGTCAGAATCGGTAGCCATCATTTAGCCCTCCTATCCGCGCCGGTCATTTCGAACCAAGGAAACGCCGACAGACGCGACATGACACGATCTCCGTAACGTTCTTGCATGGCCTGCTTGGTCAGATTTGTGGTGATTAGCACGGGGTTGTTACGCTTCCACTCGATGGACAGCCTGTCGAACCTCACCATGAAATCTTGGAAGGCGTTAACCTCGCTCCCATAGTCTTTCATCGCGGCGGACTCAGCCCCGACATCGTCGAGCGACCAAATGGTAATCAGCCCGGTCATGAGTAACGGCCATGAGTACACGAAGATTGTGATGAGCGCACCGAACGCCGCCTTCATGGCGTCTGGGAATGTTGAGATGATGATTGCGTTTTCCATAATGTGTGTGTGTTTTTGTGTGTTTGTGTTATTCGGGGATTTCGGCGGACGTTCCGTGTCCCGCCGTGTCGTTTCGGTATGGAGCGATGGAGCGATGGATCGATGGAGCGATGGAGCGATGGGTTTTCGTCCACCGAGCGATTGACGCCATCGCGCCAAACTCGCTCATGGTGTGGTTTCCGGATTCGCTAGCACGCCAATCGCGTTGGGCGTACCATAGCCACCATGCGTCAACCTCTCCTTCAGTTAGACCGTGTGAGCGACCAACTGCATACGCCTGTTCGCGGGTGAGCGGCGGATGCGGGGAAGAGGGTGATTCTGTGCAAGTGTTGACCTGTACGAGAAGTCGTGCGATTGATCGTATGCGTACGTTGCGAAACTGTGTCTGCAACAGTCGATAGACCAATTGACGTTTACCTTCGACCGGAATCTATGCAATACTTTCTGCGTGACTGACGCAAGGTTTTCTGGTGGAAACTTGTCGAGCCATTTGCGGACGGCCTCCGGGCGCTGCTCTCTGTCGTAGCGATGGCAGATATTAATTTTGGCAAATTCGATTTCGTTCTTCATTCTGTTCACATCTCCTTTCCCAAGCGTTGCAATGCCAGACAAACTTTACCGCGAAAGGCTCTTTAAGTTTTGGGTGTTCGCACTTTGGAGGATAGTAGAGCGTGTTACAGTGTTTGCAAAAAATGCAAACTCTGTCCTCATGATAAAAACACATCCGCTTCTTGAATTCGATAGGCGTGAGTTTCTTTTCTTCGTCATTCATGGCTGGCACATATCCTCAAAGGCATTGCACACATTATTATCATAAGTATTCAAAGGAACAGTTAGCATAGGATTTTTGCATACAATTTCGATGCGCTTACAATCGCAGTCCCAGTACCCGATGTCTTCGTAAACGCTGTGCTTGCACATAAAGCAGTATCTACTGTGACCCTGTATAACATTCATCCTCTCCTTGAACTCGCTAGGCGTAAGTTTAGTTTCTTCTGTCTTCATTTTGATCCCTGCCATTCGTCGAAAACAAGACAATCGTAGATTTCGCACGGCGTGCAATGTAATGCTTCGTGTGGCTTCTTTATGTAGTTAGTCATGGATTGAACCCTACAATTCTTTTTCGCACCGATTGATTTCGTCTTTCAGAATCTCTTCTATAGACTCTAGCGCATTGCGCTCGTCATGCATACGGAGAATCTTTATCGCTTCAATGAGGTTTGTCGCGAAAAGCATTCGCTCATGGTTTCGAATGCTCATTTCGTACGAAAACTTCCCGTCAGATTCATTTTGCTCTGATTTCATTTTTCAATTCGTCGATTTTTTTGTCTAACTGCCCGACTAATTCGTAAAGTGTCTTCAACAAATTTTCCCGTTCGGAAGACCATTCCGTTAGACATGATTTGGCATTAAAAATAGCCTGATTCAAGCCAGATTTTTCACCGATTCTAAAAATCAATTTTTCTTTTGCAGTCATTTCGTTCCTTCCTCTTCCCTTTTTTTACGAAACTGTTCAGCCCTACGAAGAATCTTGATATACTCAATTACCTTTTTCGCTTCGATTTTGCAGGACTGCATATCAATGATAATATGTGCCTCTTCCGGCGTAAGAGTTTCGGCACCAATTGCGTTTAGAATTTTCTGTTGGTAGTTCATTAGGTACACCTCCTTTCCCAAGCGTTGCAATGCCAGCCAAATTTGGTTGAGAACGGCTCTTTAAGTTTTCCTTTATTTATGGTCACCTTTTTATACCCGAGAATATTAGCAATGCTTTTAGCGTCTAGATAGTCTGGGTTATAACCATCAAAACGCCTGTTATAACAGAGGCACACCTCATCATCGCCAGATGACCAATAGTTAGTGACATTGATTGTTTTGCTGTATGGATGTAGTTTTTTGACAATCGCATTCATTCATTCAGATTTGGTTAGTTCAATCCCAGATTTCATGTTGTTTTCCTTTCTGCTATTTTCATATGTTTTGCTAATAGAATTCTGGGTTATTTGATTTTAGTATCATCTACTTCTGCAAGGTTAAACTTGATCGATTCAATCGCTTCGTTACCGTAATGCTTTTTGATGATATCAGTTAGACTCTGCGAATCTTCGCCATCTATGAAATACTCTTCCGGGAATTGACCTCTACGATACAATAGTCTTTCAAGTTTGATATCGTCTACAACCTCACACCCAATGGACATGAGGTTATCAATGTAAATTTCGAACGGTTCACATCGTAATGCTTCATGCGGTTTCATGTGTTTCATATTGTTGTTACTCTATGTAATTACTCTTCATACTTATTCTCGTCCTCATAATCCAAATATACTTTGGCATCAAATCCTGTGCAAGAAATATATTTTGACAAGTCCAAATGAAGTTCACATGTACACCTACGTTTAGCTATATCAGTAGCAGTAGAAAGCTTATCTTTAGTAATAGATTTAACGATATCCTCAATGTTGCGTAAAATGCCAACTACAACATCGTTAAGCTCAATGTAGTACTTTCCGTATCCACATCCTCCACTACAACCAACTACACCATTATTCATACGTTCTGTGAAAACGATTTTTCCATCCTCCACAGAAAATAGAATACTTTCCAATATTTTCTACTTTTGTTAGTTAGTATTAGTCCTAGTATCATCAATCTACATAATTCTCTTCCTGCTATTCGTCATCTTCTTCATCTTTGTATTCAAGAAAGACAGTCGCACAAAACGCAGGGTCACTAGAAATGTAACTGTGCATATTCAGCGGAATGTTAGTGCATCCGTCCTTCTTTGCGTATTCTGCCCGCTCTTTTACCTCTGCTTCCGACAAGGAATCCAACAGTTTTTCGATGTCTAGGAAGATGTCATAACAAATACCCATCAATTCACAAGAGTGCTCACCAAACCCTCTGTTCTCCGACAGGTGCATGTATCCAGGTCTCCTTACACTATCCGGGAAGAAAATCTTACCTTCCTCAATGTTGCACTCGGCACTAATAGTGTGGCTAGACAGACCAGGATGCCTATCACAAGCTGCTGTTATGGTAATATAGTATCTCATAGTATTTTCCTTTTGTTATGTTGTAAACCCTTAACTATTTTTATGTTGGTAAGTTAATTTCAAGATTTTGTTCTTGTTCGACTTTATTAACAGAATTATCTGATTGTTTTTCCCAAGGTATTAACTCAAAAGTAATAACTAGCCAAACTACCCACATGACTAGCATTGTTGCTAATCTCATTATGAGAGACCGTTGCTGTGATTCAGAGTATTCAGATATATCTTCTACCAAGATTACGGAGTTGATTGTGAAGCAGACGCAAAGGACAATAGAGATTGCCATTGCTAATGATTGTTCAGCAGTAATTGTTTAATTCCTACTTTTTGTTAGTTCGTATAGTGGTGTTGTGAATTTAACATTTCCTTTAAGGCACAGGTCCTTGAAGCGAAATTGTTTCTGGTTCTGCATCTCCTTTTTTGCAATTGAATGTTGCAATACGGTGTCCATGCACGAATAGATACCATCTGTTTTCTGATTTGTTAAAAACAAAAGACGTGTTCCTACTATGGAATTCACGTCTTTCTTAAATCTGACTCAGAAAGTTCTTCACGATTTCGTCACGAGCTACATCTGGAAGATTCAAGACAGTGATTGTACTGTTAATTCCACGAGTGTCAATCCTCCTAAATTCGTCAATTTGCCAAGCACCCTTCCTATTAGTAAGGTAAGCTGCCGTTGCCATCGCCGGATATTTCCACGAGTTGAGTGCTCTGCGGAAGCCAGACTTGCTGATAATTTGGACGCGCATTCCGTCCATCTTATTTTTTGGTATTCCCAATTTTTCTTCCATTTCTTTAACTTGGCTATTTAGTAATTGGGCATACATAGTTCGTTCTTTCGCCTTGCCTTCAGCGGCGTAGATTGCGTCGGCAATCGGTTTTGCAGTTCTTTTTTCAGCTTCTCTAGCCGCGCTTAATCTATCTATGATTTTTACGTCATTTACGTCATCATCTCGCCACAAGTCGCTATAGAATTTGTGAGCCTTACGATAGGCTGTAAACTTTGCAGCTGAAACAATTGGTTTAGTCATTGTTTTTACCTCTAGTTAGTGGTTGTTTTTATAGTGTTTGTCATCGTGAGTGTAGTGGATACTACAACGGCAGACGTGCATCTTTAAGAATTTCGTATTTTTTATCCATGATTGACTCCTTTTATTTACTTAATAGTTTCTTTTGTAATTTACAACCATATCAAAGTTAATTGTCTTACAGTCTCAAAATACTTTAGTATTACCGTTTACTTCAGCATTGCCGAATAATCTAGCATTTCCACATACTTCAGCGTTATCAGACACTTCAACATCATCACTGATTATTGCATCTCCGTATACTGTTGCCTTTCCGAATACATGCGCACGCCCTCGTACAACTGCATTCCCATATATCTGTGAATCACTAGATATACGTACATCACCGGATACCTGCGCATTATCACATACATGAGAATAATCAGCTACACGAGCATACCCAAATACACGTGCGCATCCGTATACACATGAATTTCCATATACTAATGTATCTCCTGATATAAGTGAACAGCCAAATACCTTTGCATCGTCGAATACTCTTGCCCTATTGCATACCATTACATTACACCAAATCTGTGCGCAGCCACATACATGTGCTGAATCGCACACATGTGCTTCGTCGTAAATCTGTGCGTGTCCATACACACGAGCATCTCCAAATACCATAGCATTTCCATAAACTAGTGCGCTTCCCTCTACTAACGCGTCGTCAAATACACATGCGTCATCAGCTACCCATGCATCGCAATATTGGTCTAGATTCCTATATGACTCGACCCAACCACCAATATCTCCCTTTTTGACCTTACCAAAATCCCGCAATGCACGGATTCTGTGTAGCTTGTGCCAATAAACAGTTTTTGTTTCTTCTTTAATGATTTCGTACTTTTTATCCATAATTGTCTCCTTTCGTTTTATTTTCTATTGTTCGTCACATCCGAAAATGCTTTTCTTGCTTCCCTTAAACACATCCTCAAAGTATCTATATTTGTCATCATCTAAGAAGTCAATCGCTGCGCTTAAAACAAAATTTAACATATCCTCATATACGCTCTCAAAAATAGTGTTTCGGTTCTTATGAGCGAGGTCTTTAAGACCCCTAAGCACTATAGCCATTTCGGTAATATCCTTGTAGTCATTGGACTTACAGAAGGAATATGCATTCTCTCCAATTAGATGAATTTTCTTTCCAAGATTAATGATGCCATTAACACCATCATCCTCTGCAAAGAGGAATTTCTCAAGATAAAACGTTTCTTTTCGGTCTTTATCTTTTACGTCTTCGCACGGAAAGATAGTCTTATCGCTCTTGTCTAAAAAGTATTTGTTCATAATGTTTTCCTTTTTCTGTTTATAAAGAACTAGTTGACACACCAACGGCATTTTGATACATTTCCATCAGTATCATGTTGTTTGTTCATGTTGCTTCCTTTTTTTATTGTTACTTTTGGTTGGTATCATAATTACGCTTTTGTTCGATCCTTTCCGTTTTAGCGTAATACTAAAGACCTGCTAGGATTTATCTCCTAACAGGTCTTTTTTTTATATAACTATTACTACTACCAATTTCCTACACTAAAAGCTCCAGCCTTCAATGCAGCTTCAGACCTATCACGGTCTTCTGCTCTTTCCATTTCAAACATACAACAAGGCTTTCCTGTTTGGCTCTTAGCCTTAGCAATGAATGCCTCGATTTTTGAGATTGAAGTTCCTGGAGCTACCTGTAGGTATGCAATGTCTCCATATTGCATGAAATCCAGTCTATCAGATGTTTGATGGACTCCTACCTTTAGACCGGAATACTTTCTAAGGATATTGCAGTACTCTGAAACCTTAGCAGCAGACCAATACTCGTTCACTTCCAGACCAACAACTACAGAGCTACACTTTTTGAACCATCCAAGATTCTTAACATCTTTGCACAGTTTTTCAAAGTCTACAGACTTAGCCCATGCGTTGCTGTCATCAGAGAACATCCAAAGTACCACACCAAACCCGGCATCACGAATCTTGTCAATTCGTTTACCCATTGTGTTGGTTGATTTTTTGTCTACTCCATTAGACTGTGCAAAACTGCTTCCGTAGATAGAATAACCAGCTTTCTCTCCATCCGCCTTATTCGTGATGAACAGATTAAAATGGTCTATTCCCCTATCCTTTGCCCACTTGTATCTATCATAGAATTCTGCCTCCGTCATATTTGGTGACAGAATATTCATGATTCTAGTGGATGCATTACGCCCAGTCCAATTGCTAGATTTCTTGCACTCATCCCACTTTGGAACAGTATTGAAAGGCACAAGGATATTGGAAATAAATTCTCCTACCTTTCCGCCTCCAAACATATTCTTGATAAATGCCTTAATCTTGTTTAATGTCTTTTTCATTGTTATTTGTCTCCTTTAGTTCTCCAACTTGTTCTCGTATGATTCTACTGTACTCTCCAGCGAACTTCAATGTGTCTTCACTTCCTTTAATGAAGTCTAGAAGCAATAGAGAAGCGCAGTATGTATGAATGATGTTTGTGACTACCACAGGATGTTCACCTTGTAGATAGCCAGAGTCTACACGAAGTTCCCAATATGGTTTTCCGATGTTCTTGTTTTTCTTATACAGAAGGACTATCTTGTTGTCTTTGTTTTTAACACCTCTAAAGCATTCAACACCTCTACTAGACCAGTTCTCAAAAAGTCTGTCTATAGATTCGTCAAGGTGCTTTTTCATATTGGAACCTTTTATCTTAGTGTCTGAATCGTCACTAGATGATTTCTCTTTAACTATTTCTACTCTAGCAGGCCCACTGTATCTTCTAATATCGAAATATATGGATATCCTCATTTGGTATCTTTGCTTTCTGAGTATAAACTTGCTTTCGTATCCTTAATAGAAGCATTATGATTTAATATCGCTGTCATAAAAGATTTCCAAACTAACCATAGCTGATTAAAATCCTTTCCGTCATAAAGCGTTGAAGAGCTAGTAGCGATTCTCATTTTTTCTGTTTTATCATTTTTGATATTTGTTGAGAAATTCGCGTATAACTTAAATATTCCATTCTCTTCTGAAGCTACAAACATAATATTTGTTGACTCATTCAAACAAATAGCAGACCCGCCAATCATATACATAAGATAGTATTTACCGATGTTCTTTAATTCGTCATCAGTAATAGATACGCCTGAATCAAAGTTCACAAAGTCATTCATATATTCGATTAACTCATCATTGTTATTCATATTGAACTCATATTGTTAGTTGTTGGCTGTTAGTCGTTTTAGAAAAAGTAAAAGCACCTTCATGAGAAGATGCTTTCCTAAATGGTGGACATGACTTGATTCGAACAAGCACTGAATAGATCCTAAGTCTATCGCCTCTGCCAATTGGGCTACATGTCCTATGGTGCCGATGGTGGGAGTTGAACCCACACGCTCTTACGAGCAAAGGATTTTAAGTCCTCTGTGTCTGCCATTCCACCACATCGGCTATGTTTTGTGTTTTGGTCCCCTCAGCCGGAATCGAACCAGCATAGTGACTTTAGAAGAGTCATGTCCTATCCATTGAACGATGAGGGGTTGTGGTCTGAGTGACCCGATTTGAACGGGTGACAATCTGCGCCCAAAGCAGATGCGCTACCAGGCTGCGCTACACTCAGTAGTGGTCCTCCGGGCTGGACTTGAACCAGCGACCTCGATCTTATAAGGATCTTGCTCTCACCACTGAGCTACCGGAGGTGAATACCCTAGGTTTAACATATTATGGTGGATATATACGCCAAACACTAGAGGTGTTCTTTTGAAGTAATAATACACTAAACTTTACTTCTAGTCAACACATTTGTACAAACTTTTTTTGTTTATCTCAATCCTAATTTACGGAATCAACGTCACACACTAACGCACCACCATGTACAAGAGAATCACCAGACTAGGTATTCATTTCAGTACTCCTAGTTTTTTTAACAGACTTTTGTTGGATTTAATCGTGGCGCACATTAGCGATTACAACATCACGAGAACCACGAATTTTAGGGTCACGATCAAGAACAGTGTCCAAGGAAATAAAATTTCCGTTGTAGTCATGACATACGTAATTTCCTTTTCCACAGTCACTATGCCATCCGTTAGCTTTGATGATGTCCTCTACATCACTTTGCCATTCATCTGACACATTGATGTAGTCAGCCAACTCATCCATAGTTTTTATGTAGGTACTCATACTGTTTTATTGTTTTGTTATTAACTCATAGTATTTTTTTCAAGGAATTCAGCTAGGTCTTCATCGTATTCCCGAACTATGTCAAGAACATCATCTGTTTCAAAATTCACATTGATTTCTTCCCATTGTTCGTTGTTCTTGTCTTTGTCCCCGCAGTCACCAACTACCCAATTTCTTGCGTTGTTAGACACAATCAGACCACCAAGACCATCGTTGTTTTTACCATAATAAAGAGTTACCTTCTTGTCTCCCTCTCCTTCGATATCAAGTTTTACGCAGTCTTTGTACTCTCCACAATCTGTAATTAGAGTTTCCATAGGCGCGTTCTTAATTTGTTCGTTGAATGCTTTTTGTTTTTTTTCAAGTCTAACAACATCTTTTAGAAAGCTAATTAGTTCTTCTTTGCTTCTGAAATTAGTCTTTCTGATGTCAGCCCCCCAAACTCCATTGGTTTCTACATTTTTGATTTCATAGGCATACTTATTTTCAATAAGTCCATTTTGAAATCTCATGTTTTCAAACGTATCCCATCTAAGACAAGCGTTTTCTGGAATTTTACCCCATGGAGCAAGATACTGTAGAATAGTCATCTTCATATTATAGTTTCCTTTAGTTAAAATGTTTTACTTTTTGAATTAAACCAACAAAGCATCTTCATCAAATTTAGTCATTTCAATTTCCTTTCGTATTTGTAATTCCATGCATTATGTAAAGTGCATTGTACAGACAGATTCCATTCCCCCACATTTTGTATTGGTTGTTGTCATTTAATAGTTTGTTGTACCAATATAGTGTTTTGTCTTGAGAATAAGGTCTGCCTTTTTTACCATTAATCTTTTCATGGGTTTTTCTTACGTTATTCCAAAAACAATATTCTTTTTTAGATAGTTCTGTTTTACGATTCAAACATCCCCAATCAAAAGGATATCCTTGAAGTCTTGCACATTCTGTAGGCGTAATCCTTCTAATGGAGTATTTTTCGTCTTTATTTTTAGTTACAACTATGTCTATAAAATCTTTATCAAGGTGAGCAGTCAATGTAGCTGCCAAGCCACTAATTTTGTATTCTGAGTATGTTTGTCTAGCAAAATAGAAAGTATTGAAAGTACCATTTACTCCTTTAACGAACTCAGTAGAGCTTCTTCCAGGATTTTCGGCAAAGTATCCGAATTTTTCTGCAATCTCTTTAGAAGAGACTCGCACTGGCTCTTCGTTAAATAATATTTCTTTGGCACGGTCTCCTCCAAAATCTGCGACAAGGTAGATTCTACGACGTCTTTGGGGGACTCCCCAGTATTGAGCGTCAAGAGTTCTGTAAGCAATGCTCCATCCCTCTCCATGGAAACAGTCGTAGTACGACCAGCCTCCTTTTGGAATCTCAAGCATAGGGGCATTCGGTTCTGCAATTTCGATGATTTCTTGCAACACCTTTTTGAAATCTTCCCCTTTGTTTGAGGATAAAACTCCGTGAACGTTTTCCCATATTGCGTATCTTGGAGCCAATCCATTTGTTTCATGTCTAATTTCCTTTATAATTCTGGTTGCTTCGTAGAACAGCCCACTTCTTGTATCTGTGATATCACCTTTACTTGAGTGCTTAATTCCTTCTCGCTTGCCAGCTTTGCTTAAATCTTGGCATGGAGAAGAGAATGATACGATATCAACAGGTTCTACATCTTTTCCGTTAATATCTGAAACACTTCCATAGTGCTTCATATTTGGGAAGTGATAGCTAGATACAGCAATTGGATATGGTTCGATTTCAGAAGCCCATATTGGTGTAATTCCATACATGGTAGCAGCTAGAGGAAATCCTCCACTACCATCAAATAGGCTAGCAATAGTCATTGTTATGTTAGTTTTAGACTAGTATAACGATTTACTTCTCGTTATTTTCGTTACTAGCATTATCCTTTTTGTTTAAGTCTGGATACATCCCATGCGGAATGTCATTGATTCCGTTACGGCGTTTCAATTCATCGGAATACTTCTCTGCTTCTTCCTTTGTCTTGAACCAAGGAGATTGACTGATAATCCATGAGTCTATCCAAATACCACCGCAGACTCTGTATCCGCCTTCAGATTCAAAAATTTCTCCTACTTTCATGTTGTCTCCTTTTGTTTATATTAGCATTCGTCGCGTGAAGGTTCGTACTTATATTCAAGTAATGCGGCAGTCATAAATCCTTTTGGCTTTGGAATTCGTAATTTAAGTTCTACATTGTCAAATGTTTTGGCTTCTTTGATTATCTTCCTCCACCAATAAACAGGTTTATCTTTCAAGTACTGTTCTACCTTAGTTTGGATTTTCTCGCAGATTTTCATGCACTCTTCACCATTGCTGAAGACTTTTCCGTGCCAATCTGCTTGCTTTGAATCGTCTTTACACTTGAGTTTGTATTTGTCTCCATCAACTTGCAAATCGCAAATTACATAGGAGGATGGAGTATCATAGCTATTACGTTTCTGATAACAGATTACAAAAATAAAGTAGTTCATGTCTTATTTATGTTTAGTTTTGTTGACTGTTTTAATCAGAACACCATTTTCATAGTATTCTTCTTTTTCGACACTCCCGCTTACATTATATCGCACACACTTTCCGTGCAATTTGCCGTTCTTGTACATTTCAATAAGTGTGTGAGACTTTTTAACAATTATCTGTTTACCATCCAAGATGCTATTCTTCTTGCGTGTGCTGGAAACAAGTTTTCCATCATCGTATGTTTGAGTTACAACAATTCTATTTTTCATTATAGTACTCCTAAGAAGTTGTACGGAATTATTTAATTATGCAGATAATCTTAAAACCATTATCAAACTTATCTGATTTAGCTTCCTCAAGTTCCTCGTCATTTTCAAAGTAGAACATGATTAAATCATCTACTTCTTGTGGGAACTCTTCGCAGTTCACTGCAAAATACCCAACGAAAGGTGTTTTTTGATATTCCTTCCATACGTATTTTGCTTGTATAACTCTTCCCTTCATGACATATACTTTCTTTTAAATTAATTTGGTACAAAAAAAACTCTGCGTACTAGACACAGAGTTTTAAGATGGCCGAAGGTATCCGATTTGAACGGATGGTACCAGTGGTACGTCGGTTTTCAAGACCGATGGGTTAAGCCAGACTCCCCCAACCTTCGTTTTGTTTTAGAGTTCCATAGCCTTTTTAACCTTCTCCCAGTATTCTACTGTGGATTTTCGTTTATAGCCTTTTGGACCTCCATTATGAATTCTTGCGAGAACTTCGTATGAAAGTTCAATGTCTGTAGGCGCGTACCTATTCCAGTATGCAAACATTACCTCTTTTGCCTTAGCTTCATCATACATGTCTTGAAGACTGTAATTTAGCCTTGAGTCTTTAAGGTATTTTGCTCTAATTTGGTATGGTCCGATAGCCGTTCCGTTGTCTCCAACCAAGTACTTTCCATTACTAGACTCTACATACTTAAGAGCGTCGAAGAACTTGTCTTCAACATAAAATGTCGAGTTTGTGCTAGAAGTCTCAGCAGAAGCACTTGCAGTAAGTATACAGAATTGTAGAACCAAAGTAAAGAGTTTAAATAATTTCACTATCGTTGGTCTCCTACATACAGTTCATAGTTTCCAAGAGCATTCTTAGAAAGCCCATCATACAGCTCATCCGGGATTTCTGGAAAATCATATTCCAAATCAGGTAATCGCTCAAGATCAGTGATGAATTGGTCAAATGCCTCGAAAGGGAAATTATACTCGAAGAAATCTGGCGAATGCTTCTGCATTTCGATTCGATGAGCTCTTACAAGAACCGCAAGGTCTGTAGAGTATTTACGAATCTCTTGAGCAGCTTGGTCAAGATGACCTATGATATCCATCCAGTACGGATAGCCATCTGCCAATTCTTCTAAAAGTACTTTTGCATTTCCAAGATGTTTTCTGAAGCATTGAAGACAGGGTTTTCTCATTATTTACCTCCTATGATTGAAGTTATTTCAAATGACAATTCTTTTATCTTGTCAGATTCGTGCATTGCCTTTGTGTATTCTAGCTTTTTTACTAGTTTTTCTCTCTTGGCTTTTGACTTTTTAATCTTTTCCAAGATTTCAACAAGTTTCTTATAGTTTCTTTGCCTTAATTTCAGAGTTTTGCCGCTTTCACCACAAAACCTTTTGTAGTAGAAAGAACAGCTTTTCTTAACAACTTCAATAATTTTATCTATCTTTTTATCGTATTCAGCCCATTCTTTTTCTGCATCAGTAGTTGGCTTTTTGTTCTTTTCTATAGTTGGTCTTTTACTAAGTGGCTTTGTAGGAGCACCGTCACTCGCCATATTTAGTTTAAGACACTCTTTACATGGAAATGGCGGAGTACCATTTTTAAGCTGTTTGAACTCTTTGCTATTCATGAAGTCATCAATAAGCCATCCTTTAGCAGTATCTTTAATGTTTTCTCTAGCGTTATTAACAACTTCAATAAATGTTGATGGTTCATCCAATGCGGATACCGGCAGTTTTACGCATACGTCATCTTTACTTGAATTTGCGAATGGATACACCAAAGGCGCTTTCATCAGTTCGTCCATACTCTTCCAGCCTGCAATGTTTAGGATGGAAGGCATGCACGACCACCTATTCATTTCCAACCAAGATTTGTCCTCTGAATTAGGATTATCCTCTCTAGCGGAATATGGTTGTGGTTCAAGGTGTATGTTTACCAATACGGCAACTGTTGTCTTAAAAGGTATTGGTCCTTTTTCTCCAACAGCATTCATAGTAAGACATGGGTTTCTAAAAGCTGTAGAGACTACTACTTTTATACCCAGGTCAGTGAATAGTGACTTGCTATTGTACTCACCACTACTGATATCTTCTAATGTTGGTATGTATATAGGTAGTGACAGGTATTTAGATAGAAATACTTCTGCTAGGCATTCTAGGAACCCTATCTGCATCCGCTCGGTATTTCTATTTGCCAATGCTCTTGCATGTGCTATTACATGAGCAGCCTCTAAGATTTGATACCCATTTGGTTCTTTTGTTAAATCCATTAGGTATTTTCCTTCTGGCCTTAGAAACTCACCTTCACCGGATGGCCTACCAACATGATTAAGGCCTACTAGTATTTCATCCCATTCTTTGTTACAAACCTTTGGCTGTTGAATTTTGTCTTTGCCGTAATATATTGGTATAGTAGATGACCTAGAGTATGGGCATGCCAATACATGATTCCATACCTTTGTTTTATCCAATAGCGGATTTACGGCAATGTTTGACGGATTGCAGTAGTCATAACTTTTATCGTATCTATAATTTGTGTATGTATCAGACCAATACATATCCGGGAAGTTAGAGCAAACTTCTCCTAGAGATGGTACTTTTGTCTTTGACATCTCTAGTACTCGGTTCACTCTTGTTTCCATGAAGTTACTCATTCCAACAATCTTTCCTCTATTACAAGGTCATAGCATTTGAATACCCCTTCGCAATCCATGAATACGGATTTCGTAGATGACTTGAATTCTAGTCCTTTTTTGTCCTTATATGAAGTCATATAGCTGTATGCCTTCGTTTTAGACTTAAATGAAATAGTCTTTTCAATTTCTATGATATCTCCGTATTCATTGCATCTGGATACTACAATTGCATACCTTTCGTTATTCTTACTCATTATACGCCAATCTTCAAATTTAATAGGCTTTTAGGAACGCAGATTGCTCCGACTCCGTTGCATGGGATAACTTTGCAACCAAAAAGGTAAACATCCTCTTTAGATGTTTGGCTTTTTAGAATAAAACGCATGAAGCTTGAATCCAAAGCATCTCTACCAAGTAGGAGTACGAATTCTGTTTCTCCTGGGTGAGTTGCAATTGTTTCTTTGAATATTTTATACAGGCTAAATGCAGACGCATTGCTGTTAGTTCCGTTAATAGGATGTTCACGCAACCAACTCTTCAATGCCCACTGTCCTACATGCCTACCATGCGCTCTTTTCTCTCTGGAAGCAATAGTACCAACACATACCCAATCTGCATCAGAAAATACAGAGCCTTTCCATGTTTTAGGTGCGTCTTTACTACCAACTTCAACATTCTTATAACCCATTCTACGCATTTCATGGGTTACGTCGTCGATAGTAACAACACCATATGTTCCAAGCTTTCTTGCAACTGCTTTGGAAGCGTCTATGATGTTTGCATGCTTAAATGCACCAGCCGCGATACCCTTTTCCTTTTCTGCTTGAATGTCAAGTTCTTCTTGCTTCATCTTGTTCTGTTTCTCTTCAATCTTTTTATTGTAGAAAGCAACTGCTTCTACGATAGATGAGTTTGTGTCTGTCATTGCAAAGCCTCCATGATTTTTTCAGCGGTCACACCCAATTCATGTTTATTTCCGTAGAAGAATGCTAGAACCTTTTGCATTTCATGTTCAATGAAGTATGCCTTTGTTTCTCCAGACGAATCTTTAACGCCAACAGAATCGATAATCATGTCGGCAAGATGAGAGATTTCATGCGCAAACACAGGGATTGATTCTTCTAGAGAAACTTTTTGATTGTCCACAAATACAATTCCAATTTGTCCAATATTGGATACATTGCTTTTTGATCTACCAAAAGTGTAACAAGCTACAGCAGACGGCCTATTATAAGGCAGTTTACCGTCTAGAAGCGTGTCAACAAGCTTAAGATAGAGCTTGATATCTCCGTATGCGTATACGATTCCAGTGAAGAACATACCGCATTCAGTTAGAAAAAGCCTCTTCTCGTCCAATGCTTTTTGGATGATATTAGGCATGGACGTATTGATAACAACGACAGGATTATCTTGTTCTTTGGATTCGGCCATTTCTTTTTTATCAACTTGAATATTCTGATTACTTTGATTCTTCATATTCTGCTTCAATAATGTTTTCGTGTTTTGTGTTTCCTTCTTTGCCATTTTTAGACTCCTTTTCTTTGTTAGCGTTTTTCTCTTTGATTCTTTTTGCCTTATGCTTTTCATAGGCATCCAACATGTATTTGCTTGCCGCATGCGCTGCTCTTGTCGCTCCCATATATGACAAGACCGCACAGCCAACTGCAACTGTACACAAACCTTCTAAAACTGAACCGGCATATTCTCTAGCAGATTTCATATTTGCTCCTTACTTGATTTTCAGTACAACTCCTTTAGGAATTACACTAGTTTCGTTAATCATCACAGAAGGCCCGCAGTTGTCATCAACTTGAAATTGAAGATTCTTTTTCGTCAATTTCTTTTCAAAGAAAGATGGATAGTTTTCGTACTTCTCCTTGATTTTGTCATAAGCCTTCTTTGCGGTTGCATAATCCTCAAACACATGAATCTTCAGTTCATAGTTAAGGCAAACTGCAACAAATGCAACTTTACGAGGTTTACTCTTTTTAGTTTCTTTCTTTTCAAATTGAGCCGCCAAAGATTCAAAGTCATCATTCTCATAATCATCTTCATCATCGGTAGCCATAATTTCTCCGCTCCTAAGCTTGCTGAGAATGGTTGTGTATCGTGCACATTCAGAAGTTCCAGGATCGCAACAAAACATCGCTTCAGTGAAGTACTTGATTGCTTCAGACTTACTATTCCACGTCTTCACTTCACCATAACACTTTGTAGTTACACTCATTTATTATTCCTATTTGTTTGTAGTTAGTTGGTTATAAAACAAAAGGAGCGATTGCCTATATGACAACCACTCCAAGTAATGTATTGTATTGTTTGTAAGTTAGTTACCAGAACAGGATTCACAAGTACACGAAAGAGTACGCTGTTTTAGCATTTCAGAAGTCATATGCTTTACTCTGTCATGTTCTTCCGCACGTTTGGCATTATTGAATCTGTCTGTAGTTCCAACAAGATATCCGGTAATTCTACGGATTCTATTGAACTTAGGTTGTTTGAGGCTTACTTTTATGTCAATAAAGTCAGACCCATCTTCTTCTTTGACTGCTGTAAATTCAACACTATTAAGTTCGTTTCCATACTTAGACTTAACATACGCGATGTATGCGGCACTCTCAGCAGGATCTGGATTGAAGTTTGTGAATTCAATACGGATATCATCCGCCTTAGGTATTTTTAACTTCGACTCATCGACTTTAATTTTCTTTCCATCGGAAGAATCCGTTTCACCCTGGTCATGAACATAATCATGGCCTTTACAGCATTCGCCAAAGACTTGGCTATTATTTTGTTCTGACATATATGTCTCCTATTTTTTTAATTTGTACTAAACCTATCTGGGATACTCCATTTTAGGTCTCGTGCCATATCCCTAATAAGCTCTTCACCATCTCTAATCCATACCATAGTTTCGTTCTTTCGAAATCTAAGAATGGATGTTGGCTGAAGAATCCAATTGGGTGTCTCATCTTGTTCATGCAAAAATACCGTACCTACACACTTTCTGTCAGCGTCTTTTGACTTTTCAGAAAATATAATCATTCCATACGGCATTGAGTTGGATATTTCACAAAGTTCCAAAATCTCATCAGAATTCCAGAACTTAGCAGACATAGGAATATTCCTTATGTCCAACATGAACTTCCTATTTGGAGACAGCATTCCAAATGAGCCGTAAGATACAACATCAAGAATTTCCTTTGTTGTATTTATAATCGGTTCATTTGGATCGAATTTCAAACCTAGTTTATAACAGAGTAACCCTAAATCCTTTTCAGTCCAGCCTATACCTCTAAGTAACTTTCGTGCGATAAAGTCATCTACACGCATTCCTTTTTGGTTACCTATAGATTTATAAGCCTCAGCTCTTTCTTTCCATCCCATTTTTATCTTCCTCTGGAATTGTTTTAGGAGCAAGACCATTTGCTTGAAGAACAGCAGTTTTGAACTCCTCTATATCGTACTTACCAAGGTTTGGATTACAATTCCAACACCATGTGAAATGCAATGTGTCACCTGGATCTATGCGCAGTTTCACTCCAGAATCAAGTTTTACTATGCCAGGCTTATAGAATCCATGGAATTTTCCACATGCTCGACACATCAGATACGCAAGACCTTCGTACTTCTTCAAGCACTCCTCGCATATAACATCCTCACCTTTGCATGTGTATACACCACCTTTAGGTGCCATATTTCCACAGATTACACATAGGTTTAGTCTGTTTGTATTTCCAGGGAGTTTTAGACCATCCTTGTTATAGAGATAGTTTTTTATTTGTTCATCAATAGTTGTCGGCATAGATTACCTCTAGCATTTGAAGAATAACAGTTGGTTGCCCTTGGTTATGCATTGTTTGCACTTTGAGCACGCAAACTCTGTTGGTATCAAACCAAGATCGTTAGGACAAAAAGATACTTTCGTATGTTTCACCCATTCTACCACTTTTTGAGGACTGGTTGAAGAGAACTTTTTTGGGTTCTTGAGCATATCTGCAAGCATAGAAGTAACATCTTCAATGCTTTTAGACATATATGCGATTTTCTTTCTAGGGTCATTTTGAAAGCCTAGTTTGAAGAACCATTTGATACCTTCTCTCCAATTATCGTTATCTAGCGACAGATACAAGATTAGGTTATCTGTGTCCTTAAATACACTTGCATACTTGAAAGAGCGTGTATAAGTCCAGAACTTGATATCCTTATTGTGCTCCATTGATTTAGCCATTGCTTTTGCCTGCAATTCGCTTTCAATGTCTCCACACCAATGCCATCTGAAATACATTAGGTCTTTTGGACGGACATCTTGTTCATGAATAAAAGCATACTCTTCATTCTGAAGCTTAAACAGATTTAGCATATGGTCATAGTACAAGGTAAGCTCGTCAACTGTTTTGCATGACCTAAGAGTATCTGTGTTGTTTGTGACTACATGATTAGCAGATTTGTATATTCGTAAAATATTACATGCATAACATGTAGGTGTAGTTCTTCCTTTCTCAACATGAAAACATCCACCAGGTCCACGAGTTGCATAAGGGCATGTGCCTCCTACCTCGGTAGGCCCGGGTAGGAGGCCAAGCGTATTCTTCTGTGTTTCGTAGAATTTTGTTTTTCTATCACAACTTCGAAGAAATCCAGCCACTATTTCTTTTCCTTTCGCTTTCCATGCTCAGAGTAGCATATTTTCTTGATTAGATATTCCACATTTCCACAAGATGGGCATCTTGCTCTAACCGCTTGTGTAACGAAGTTATTTGGAAGTTTCCAACCATTTCTGGCGGCACAGTACGAACAAATATAGTCGTTGCGGTTTTCAATTGGAATCAGATCGTCTTTGTCTTCTTTTTCTAGTTTCCTTCTTTTGCTTTCATGACCATCCATTGTTCATTCTCCCCAGCGATTTGTTCTTCCAAATCTTTAATTCGTTCGTTGATATCAGAGTTAAAGGCTTTCTTTCGATCCTTCAACTCATTCAGCTCCATTACAAGTTGAGCAATCGAATCAGCTAGTTGAGCTGAAGTCCTTTGAAGTTGTTCAGTCATTGCTTTCAGCCCCCAACAGGTACACATTTAATGTTTCGCTAGCAGCACGCTTTTTGGAATATTTTTCAAAGATTCCGTCATCCTTCATCTTCTTAGTATCAGCAATCATGACACCCTCAACTTTTTTCAGATGGACACTATAGTCTCCAACAGTAGTGTCAATGATTTTGAGTGCGTTCAAAATGGATTTTGCTTCGCTCTCATATTCTTTAAGCTCTGCATCAATCATCTTTTTCTTGTTTCGAAGGTCAAAAATGTTTTTGACGAGTGGGGTCAGTTTGAGTTCGGATTCTTTATCCATAGTTTGTTTCCTTTTGTTACATAGCCTCTCGATAGAGACTATAGAGTTTGTAAATCATATCGATAGCTGGAATATTTTCTATATCTTTTTTAGATGAGGTTTGGTCAATCATGAATTGATATACGTCACAAAGTGTGAATTCAGACTGTGTGAATCCACCTTGCATTATGACTGTTTTCAAGTCAACCATATCAAGATTGTTCCATTTCTTTTCAAGTGGATGAACCAGTCTTGGCGTTGCGCTACGATGTTTGACAAGGTTGGCTATCAAAGTAGGCCATACCTTATTTCTTAAGTCGAATCCTACAGGTACGACAGCACCATTCTTGCAGAAGCAACTAATCCATTCTCCAATAGCAGACCACATTTCCTTGTCATTTGAATATTCTTCTCCAATAGAAAATGTAGTCTGATTAAATTCCCCAAGTGCAACCTCATATGCGAGTGTTACACTTTTAACTGGAATGAATGGAGTCCACTTTTCGCTGTCGTGGCTTTCGTACTCAACATCAACGAAAAATGGATAGAACATTACTTTTCATTCTCCTTGTCTTTGCTGACTTCTTGAGGCTTATCTTCAGCTTCTGTAGTGTTCAGGTCTTTCGATTTCTCAGATTCCTCCTTAGCCTTCAGAATCTCGTTTTTCTTTTCAGCAAGTTCAATTGCTAGTGTACGAAAAGCCTCAGAGATATCACAGATGGTAGTCATTCCATTTGCGGCTGTTGTTACTTCATCTGAGAATTCAACGTTCCCAGGCATGTCAATACAGTATGACTTGTTGCAAGAGACTACTCCATTATTGTAGTCTTCGTCCGACAATACAAACTTTAATTCAAGTTTCATGCTTCTTCTACCTCAATTGTTGTGTGAATATGTGTTGCTTGTTCAAGACAGAATTCATCACTACCCATGTCTTTAACATACTTAGAGGCCATTTTATAAGCCTCGTTTTCTGTTTTAGCATCAACAAGAATGTAGTGTGCATGTGTTAATGCTACACGTACCTTGTATGCCCTAGTATCGTTCTTAGAGCTTTTATTAGCCATAGTTACGCAATCATCATTGGGTTCATAGGAACAACTTCAGCGTCTTCAGTGTAAACGCTAAATTCGTTCTTCTCAGATTCACGGATACAGAAGTCCATAAACCGTTCAATCTTGCTCATAGCAGACAGACCCGAATTTTCATGTGTTTCAATAGCAGTATATGCATTAAGAATACTCCACAGAGAATCCTTTGCTCCGTAGAACGCTGTAGGATTAATGATGTCTTTCACCTTTGAAGTTGCTCCCTTTCCAAGGACTTCCATACGAATCTTCTTATCGTTGAGAGAAAGTCCAGTGACCTCCTCACAACGGTTCATAAAATCGTAGTACTTTTCAATTGTGTTAAGATGGCAATCGCAAAGTCGGTCGATTTTGGGGCTGATATTGATGAAGTTGGACGCAGACCATTCAATCTTTTTGTACACATCATCAAAGCTATCATCAAGACTTCCATCCTTTGCAAAGTGCGAAATCACGAAAGGAGTTCCAAACAGATTGTTGGAGCAGAACTGATTGGCACAAGTAACAGACATGCCGTAGAAAGAGATTGCAACCTTCGACGAGTTGTCGTAAGAATTGCGTGCCTCAATACCAAGCATAATCTTACCGCCAATTTTCGGGCTGATAGAAATGTCCTTTGTGTACCAACGCTCACTATATGCCTTTCCAGACCAAATCAGCGGATTGTGTCCAAGAGGTTCAAACGAGATTTTATTGTCAGCAGAATCTTTGATTTTGTTGATGACAGAGTTCATCAGGTCATGAACCTTTTGATTGCTGACAAGAATGTAGTCGGCAGAGTGCGTAGTGGTCACACCCGGAATAGGACGCCAGTTGTTTTCCTCATCCATCTGCTCAATGAGGAACTTATCAGTTGCGTCTCCATTGTGGTAGATACGGCTCATTCGTACTTCAGCAAACGGATCTGGATTAATCATCGCATTGTAAGTACGCTTCTTCTTGGTATCGTTGAAGATGGATTCAGTAGTATTTGCGACAGTGTTCATAGTAGTAATAGTTGTTTTAGGTAATTCAGTTGTTTTCGTTGAGATAGTTTTCAATGACAATTCTAGGATTTCCTGTAGTTAGGATTTCCATTACAAGTTTGAATTGGTCTGATTCTTCATCGAAGAATGTTTCAACAGCGTCTTTAAGAAGATTCATAGAGTTCTTCCTATCATAGGCAGATGTTTCTTGCACATCTCCGCCTACTGGAATAACTCTAAACATCACATGGTAGTCTTTTGCAATGTTAGTTACTCTAGAGACACCATCCTTAATAGCGTTCTGTATGTAGAATACGCATAGGGAGTCTAGGTTTGATTTGACTTTAGAGTGTAAATCCTCGTTGATGTCTTCTTCTTTTTCGATGTTGAAAAACACTATCGTGCGAGTCTTGTAGTGGATTTGCTCCAAAGATACTACTTCGTATCCTTTGTTTTGATCCAATTCTACGATTTCAACCAACTTGTCATGAGGTTCGTCGATAGACTTCATTTCAAGAGAACCCGGTTGAACGAACCATATTCCATCATGTTGCTGTTCAATTGGAATATGAATGTGACCAATAGCCACATATTTACAGCCGATTCTCTTAAGAAGACCAACTACTTGTTGCACAGACAAGTCAGGATTGAATCCAGCACCCATTTCTTGGAATCCGCAGTGCAGTGTTACTACTGGAGCACAGATTCCTTTTTCTTCATAGTCAGATACCAGATCTTCCAATTTTGTAATTAGAGTGTCGGAATCGCAATAATTGAATCCCTCAATACTAGAAGTGCTATCTAACAGATATGGAGTAAGACCAATTGGTTCGATACCGCATGTCCTAAGCCAATATGAGTCTTTCGTTAAATCATGGTTTCCTTCAATACCGATAGTTTTGATTTTATGTTCTGTTAAGTCTCTTACGAACTTTGACACTTCGTAGACAGCTCGTGCAGATGGCTTCGACGAATCGAACAAATCCCCTGCAATCAGAACAACATCTACCTTTTGTCCGATTGCGATTTTCTTGATTTCATTAAGTGCATTGTAGAAATCGCATTCTCTTTGCTCAATACCATACATTCGACACCCAATATGGAGGTCGGACACATGCATTATTTTCATATTCTGTATTTTATATTGTTAATAAACCCTGATTGACTTGTTAGCCAACCAGGGTTTTGTTGAACAACTGTATGGTTCTAGTCTAGATAGTCTTCTTCTGATTCTTGACTATCTTGACTCTCTTGTACTTCTTGCTCTACCTCTGGCATTATCTTGTCATGGTCTTTTGCAAGTGCAGGAGAACCAATCCACATACCATTTTCATCGTATTGAGATTTGTACTTTTCTTCGTGTGGAAGCTTGTATCCTACGATTCTAAGTCCATCTCTAGCTTGTGCTAGGATGTCTTTATTCTCATAGAATGCTCGTACAAACTCTTCCTCAGACTTGAATGGTTTGTCAGAGATAGGTGTACAAGTGATACCACCAGCATGCCTATAACAGAGTCTAGACCCTTTGAAGATTCCTTTGCCATCTGCAAATGGAGAGTCAGGTCCAAGAAGAAACTCTGCATCAGAGTGAATCATGTCAAACCCATCCTCTTTAGATAGGAACAGGCTGACAGACCTACCTGCTTGAGCAAGCTTGTTCTTGAATGCCTTTAGCGTAATCTCAGTACCAGCAATAGCCTTAGACTTATCACGCCAATCCTTTGCAGTGAAGTCGATTCCAACGGTATCGAACATACCAATGGCATCTCCAGCAATAGATGTTTTCTTAGGACCTGCGAAAGCAGCCATCGGACCCATTTGGAGCTTTTGCGTTTCATGAGTAGTAAGAAACAGAGTTACCAAGTCTCTCTGATACACCATTGCCTTTTGGCGAAGCCATTCTCGGATCTTCACAGTAAGCCAACTGATTTGTTGGGTTTTTGCCATATCAGCAATATCCAACTTCGTGTTGTCATCCTTTCCTAGTGCGGATAGAGAGTCAACACCAATCAATATTGGCTTTTCGTTGTTAGGATCTTCTGCATCCTCTTTCCTGAATTTGGTAGCAGACTTACGACCTAATTCATTGATAGACCCTCCTTCTCCACCACGAATGATGCATCTGAAGGTATCAATGAATTCTACCGCATCCTCAAAAGAGTTTACTGCATCTGGGATTACAAGTTGGGATGGATCCATACCAAACTGTGCAATTCTTGGAGCAGACATACCAGCACCTTCTGTTTCAAGGTGAGCACACCACGCACCGCCATTACCAAATGCAGAAGCATACTCTAGCATGCACAGCGACGACTTTCCTTTTGCAAATAGCGCACGAAACTGATTGATAGTACCAGCTCTAAAACCTGCCGCACCGATTAGGTATTCATGCGCAATAGATGGCAAACCTGTCTTCGGGTCTTTGAATGTGAGATACCGCCAATTTTTGGCATAGTCCTCAGCAGTTGAAACCTTCATACCAGAGTTTTCAGCCATCTTAGCTAGAAGAGACTGCATAGAACCTTTTCTAGGTTCATTCAATTTCTTACGAGGAGGCATGATTAGTTCCCTCCATTAACGGCAGACGCAATCCAATCATCTGGGTCAAAGTTGATACTTTCGCCCGGGATGCCAGCTCCATCATTTGCAATAGACTCCCTTTCAATTTCCTCAGAGTAATTATTGTTAGCCCTTGGAACGAAAGGAGGCGGTTGAACAGCGTTCTGAGGCTGTTGCTTAGGCTGTTGGCGTTGCTGTTGCGGTTGCGTAGCCTGAGGCTGCGTAGTTTGATTCTGCTTAGGCTGATATTGAGTTTGAGGCTGCGTCGGCCGATATTGAGGCTGTTGCTGTTGAGCATGTGTCTTCGGCGTAAAGCGTGGTGCTTGAGTCACATTTTCATTTGCAGCCTTCTCAAATGCTTTAGGCGCTTCACTAAGAGTATGCTGATTCTCTTCAGTGAATCCAGTCACAGAGTTGATGGCCCCCGGAGCTGGAGGTGCTGAAGGAATGATTTCTGCATAATCTGGGAGTACATGACGAAGCATGTCATACTCATGATATCCATCTGCATTTCGGCCAGAACATGTCTGAACGATTTGAGCAATTTGTTCCGAAACTGTCGGAATATTGACAAATGTCTCAATATGCTCCAAGTCAAGACGTTGAGCCATATCATCCTCTGTAACAGACATACGGCTCAAACGCTTTCGACCTGTAGACGGGTCCATTTCCGTTGCAGGCGTAATCTGATAGACCTTACGACCACCATCATCAGAATGTCCCATGAAGAATTTGAAGATTGGAGCACTATTAGGATTGGTGATATCTCCATACATGAAAATGCAAGAAGGGTCTTCTATAATTTCAGATTGAGACAACTCTCTAGTAGTCTGCCGATATGCAATGCCCTCTTTTCCTTCTGTTTCGGAGATAAGGCAATTGATAGCAGTAACCGAAGAGATAACTGCAAGCTTAACACCTGGCCTATCGTCATCCAATGTAACCACATTCATAATGTATTGTGGTTTAATCGGAGGAAGTTTAGCCAAAATGCGATTGCTGCTGTTGAATGACCCTTGGTCAGTCACAATGTATCCCCACTGCTTATCATATGTCTTGCAATATGCAATAACTTTAGACAGAGGGTCTTCTTGTTCTACAAAAGTACCATCGGCGTTTTGTTCGATTAGCGACTTACGAGAAACGATAGGGAAAGATCCTTTGATGAACGGACGGCTCATCAGAATGGCAGACATCCAATTGGATGGTGTTGGATACCCATTCACGATGGACACCGCCGGAACATAGTCATGTGCTTTGTCCTCAATAGTGTCATACGCTTTATGAGATGAGAATGCTGGCAGAATTCGGAATGTCAGCGGACGCTTTTCATCAGCTCTGAAATAGGTGTAGTTTACACCAGACTTGAAAGTACGAGACCCACGAGAAGTCTCACTTGCTTGCGCTAGTTGAAAGTTGAAAGGCATAGTTTTTTCCTTGTGATAGTGTTGTTTGTTAATTGTTAGGGATTGTTTGTTTATTGTTTGTTAATTGTTAGGGATTGTTTGTTTATTGTTTGTTAATTGTTAGGGATTGTTTGTTTATTTTTACTCCTTCATCTTAACACCCCATCGTTCATAGACATCAATGTCTACATCAAGTGTAAACCAACGCCCATTAGGAAGTGGTATCTTGATTCCAGCCATAGTTTCTTGAAACATTTGTTTTACTTGAGGGATGTATTCTATAGGGGCTTCAACCATTACCGCGTCATGAATCTGATTTTGGATTTTGAACGGCAACTGTGTATTCTCTATAAATACCCTCATTTTGTCCATAGCAATCTGTACTGTATCGGCAACAGTAGATTGGATTGGAAAATTAGAGAATTGTCGCTCTAGAGAAGCATTTTTCTCTCCTTTTCTCACATATCCGTATTTTCTCCTTCCCCATGGATTTTCTACATAACCTTCGTTATATAGTCTTTGACCCCACGATTGCAGAGTATCCCACAAGTGCGGATAAGCTACGGTTTTCCAGTTTTTAAGCCCTTCTGATGTGACTATGTCGATTTCATCTACTGTTCTAGTATCACCAGTATCAGCTTTAATCTGCATAGAGATAGCACGACTTCCTCGACCATACATCACACCAAAGTTGATTGCCTTGCTTGCAACTCTAAGAGTACTTTTGAATTCACTCCTAGACATTTTTTCTCCGTTCTTTCCAACATACGTCAATGTTTTCATGAAATGTTGAAATTCTTCGGATTCATCACCACCATCATCTTTCAATGACGCAGCGAGTTCAACAAGGTAATCTTCGGAAACTTCTCTACCATCCTCTGCAAACATATGCAGACCAAAAGAGTCAACAGCAGTCTTGTCATGTAGGTCAAGCCCTGGCGTTGTTAGAGCCTTGAGCATATTCTCGTCACCTGTTACGTTTGCCGCTACAAACATTTCAGCTTGACAGAAATCGCATTCAAGTTGAACTACTTTAAGACCTTTCTTTAGATAGTCTTCTCTTTTATTAGGGTCTACAATTGTACGCAGAAGAGGAGGTTCATTTCCTTTACCGAAAATCTTAGTGACATAACCCTCTGCCTTCTTAGGGAAGTTTTGAGAGTTAGGCATTGCCGTTCTAAAACGACCAGATTCAGTTAATGGGCTAAACCTAGGCTTTAGAGTTCCGTCTGGCCATATCTGTGCATAGAGTCCTGCTGGTTTTCCATCCTTTTCTTTAGTAAGCCACGTCTTGCAAGCTTGGTCTACTCTACGAAAATTTAGGAGTTCAGCAATGAATGGATGCTTTCCTTCTAGGATTTGCAGTGTTGTTTTATCTGTTGATGCACTTATAGAAGTCTCATCATCCATTCCCATTTCACCTGCAATCCTACCCCAATCATCGCCATTTGTAGTTTTGATAGGTATAAGACCTAGGTATCTTTTATCGAATAGGATTTTTCTAAGATGTTGAGAAGACCTTGGGTTAAAGTCCTCATATCCGATTGCTCTGGATAGCTGCATGACTTTAGCCAATGACTCTGCTTTTGCAGATTGGTACTTTTCTGTAAGCATGTCAAGTTGTTTCATGTCTACAGGAAGACCATTCATCTCAAGGTCGTAGGTAACCCTTTGAGTCCTCATGACAGAATCCAACAAGCTTGGATATTCCATATTTGGACCTCTTAGAGATAGGCATCCTCTTTCTTTTAGGATAGGGATTTGCTTCTCCATGATATACCATAGACAGTCAACATCCTTGTATCCATAAGCCTTAAGCATAGACCACGGAACATACCCATATCCGTCCTTTGTAGAGTCTTTAAGCTTTTCTCCTTTATGCCGTCTTACCCATACTTCAACATCTGTGGAATACCTGCCATACGGAGTATACTTCATTGACAGCTCTTCTAGTCCGAATGGGCCATTCTGGTCAATGAGATGCTCAGCAAGCATAGTATCGTATTTGACATTGTTTCTGATATCCACGCCATAGGATAGAAGCCACTCTCCATCTGCTATGATGTTGTGACCAGCAAGTTTTACCTTTGGATGTTCCAATAGTTGCTTGAGAGCTAAGAACAATTGTTTCTCATCGTTATAGCATCTCACGCCACCTTCTTTTGAAACCTCAAGCGTAACGACTTTACCTTTTTGGTATCCAAGTTGGATGGTTCTAAAGTACCTATCTGGATCCATCCAATTCTTACCATGCCATTCACAGTCTAGGCAAATGAAAGGTCTATCTTTTTTAGTAATCCAATTTGTAAACGAGTTAAGTTCTTCTGGAGTGTGAATGACCGCGTTATCACATCTAGGTTCTGGTACTTCAGTTCCTAGCAGTTTGTTTTTTACGCATTCAAGGTCTCGTATAAAGAACTTATCGAATTTAGGATTTGCGATTACTTGTTCAAGGCTGTATGTTGAAAATACAAGAAACGGGCAATCTTCTATTGAGTCTGGTCTGATAAATGCACCATGAATGTCATCGAATCTGTATGAAGTTCCAACTACAGCCTTTAGAGGTTCAGCTCCAAGACATACTACGATTTCCGGGTTTACAGCATACAATTCTTCCTTAAACATTCTCTCGCCCCAATGTACCTCTGAAGCATTATACTTCTTCGGTACATGGTGGAGCATATATGTGAACCTTGCGGCATTGATATTAAAACCAATGTTCCTTAAGGTCTTAAGCAAGAATTGTGCTGTGTTTGAAGAATAAGGCTTTTTAGACCACACCTCTCTTTCTGTAGGCATCTTATCAACAAACACAACACGAGATGGAATAGGTCCAACTCCATTTAGACACTTTCTATGGCCGAAATCACGTGTTTGTTCTGAAAACCATCCAGGGCTTTCATCTATGGTGGAATTCTTTGCTGAGTACAGCTGAACTCCATCTCCATCATAGGTATTCATATTCAACCTCTACCATGGGATTTCAGAAAGACTTTCATAAAAGGATTGACAACCTTTAACGAACTTTTTAAAGTCCTTGAAGTTGTCATCTTTTCCTTTAATAAGAGCCTCATCTTGTTCATCACGTTTATCAGCTACCTTTCCGAAGGCTAAAGACTTCCACTCTATGGCTTTTTCTTTTCCTTCTTCGCAGACTCCAGAGTTGATGTACTTTTTAACAATGTCATTGATGTCTCTGAATACTGCGTCAAAGTCTATTACTTCTTCACCATTTTCTTTTGCAAGGCTTATAAGCTCATCCCTAGAAAAGACATCATGGAATTGCTCAAAACTGTACTTTTCGCAAATACGGTCATACAAGAGTTGGGTCAGTTTGTATGGCGTATCTTCTTTCTTACTACCAATGAGTCTTTTATTAGCCATATGGTGCAACACAGAAAGCAGAAGACCCATGTATCTAGATTGACCATACTCACTCAAACAGTCTGAGCTACATTCAAAATTCTTCGAATGCTCCATTAAGCCATTTGCGTCGCATGACATAAGAATTTGACCATAGCAGAACATCTTGAGAAATTTATCTACTTCATCAAACACATTGTCATCTTCAAACAATAGTTTGCATGACTTTTCGATGAAATCGTCATCAGCATCAAATCTGAATTCAAGATAAGTATCTCTGCAATTGTAATCATAGTGATATACAATATTTCCAGAATGGTATTTAGAGATACCAAACTGTTCAAGAGGCTTATACTTGTTAAGGATGTAGATAGCTTCTTCTCCGAGAATCTTATTGAATTTCTCGTAGTTGAAGTCTTCCGTGAAGATTTTCCCATCCGCCCTCAGCGAGTCTATTTCTCTGCTAAAGACATTTAGGAATCCAAATGGGTACGAATAAGTACCAACGGAAATTAGCTGTGCGATATTCGTGCAAGTTGAGTACGTTTTCATTACTGTGTTTCGTATACAAACGGGTTTAACTTACTAAATTTTTTTAAGTCTACTCCATCTGATATTGCAGATAGAATAATCTGTCTTACAACTTCTGAATGTGGTGCTTCACCTGCATCTTTATATCCTTTTAATTGGACAGATACACAAGTAGTTCCATTAGATGACTTTCCTCCAAATGGACCAACACCTTCTATTTTCCGTCTAAGGATATTTTGCTCAGATTCTGCGTCTGGATCTAATAATAGGATTACAACGGGCCAATGTTCACGCAAGATTTGTATCTGCGCTTCAGTTAGGCTCTTTCCAAATGAAGCAACAGCGCATTTTCCAACACGCATTGCATCAAATGCTCCTTCTGTTACAACTACAAACCCGCATTTTACTGCTTGGTCGAAGTTGAAGAAGTGTTCTCCTTTCTTAAATCCGGGGGATGTGAAATATTTTGGAGGCACTTTGTACTTCTGTCTTTCACTGTCATAGACCCAACCATACATGGCTTCTTCTCCTTCATTGACCTTTTTAGGGTCGTAAAGGAGTCTTGATTGCCATGCTATCAGTTTGCCATTCTCAAAAAGAGGAATGACAATGGTACCAGCCGTGTCAAATACACCACCTCCAAATTTCTTTCCTCTTTTGCAGTATCCAAGACCAAACGAATCAGAAAGTAACTTTGGGTCAAACTTTCTGTTTCGTAAGTACAAAATAGCCTCGTGTTCGTCTGGAAGTTGTGACAGTGGAATAACATCTCCTGGAGATATAAACCCAGAATATTTAGGCTTATTTACCTTTTTAATGTTATCCACTACCACACGCATTCCTAGTAGTTTTGATAGTGTACCCGTATCGTGACAGTGCCAACACTGGTACACACCTTTAGAAGGGTTTACGGAAAGCTTATGTCGTGAACATGATGGGCAGTCTATAATAAGCTCTGTACCATTGCCACCACTACTAATTGTAATATGCCCAAACTTTGAGTTCAGGACTCGTTCCAATTTCGCTTCCGTCATATAATCATGTAGATGTTACTTTAGGTTTCATAGATCCAAAGAATTTAGAGTAGTCTCCAGTCTTAGACACAGACTTGATGATACCTTCAACTGCATTTGCATATTTTTCAGATGTCCATAGCTTCAAAGATTTTCCTTGGAATACGGTACAGAAAGAACCGGTTTCTCCAGAGTTTCTCAATTTAACAAAGTCTACATTCATAAGCCGCTCTTTATCAGAGTGGTTTTCAACTGTATCATCCTCTGTTTCTTGAGTAGTAGGAGTTCTTTGGTCATTAGAATTGACTGGAACAAATCCCAATGCCACATCACAGTGATTTATGATAGCGATAGAGTCTGCGATATCATCCTTTGTGATATGTTCTTTGTTACTTGCCCTTCTAGTTACTTGCTGTGCAGTCCATATTACACAATTATGTTTCATAGCCATGCGTTTTATTTCCTGCATTATCGCGCCTAACTTAGTGTTGGTATTGTCATTCTTAGTTGCCAACCTTCCAGGATTAATCTGTCTAACATAGTCTATTATCACCAATGGTGCCATATCATCAGACAGACCATCTTTCTTCATGTCTTTCTTCCAATTCTCGATCTCTCTATCGATATCTTCGCATGTAGGAGATTTGCTCACATATTCATAGTTTACTGTTACATAATCTATGTTATGGAACTCGTCAGACAACATGTAGTTATATCTTGCGAGATCGTCTTTCGACCATTCTTCTTCTGGCTTATCCATTGTAGACATCTTGAAGTTGCCCATCATTGCGTGCATACGCCTTAAGACAACTTCATCGGATATCTCCAATGTCATAAACAGAACTCTTTGACCTCTAAGAGCAGTATTTACAGCAAAGTTGATAAGCATGTTACTTTTGCCAACTCCGCTTGATGCCAACACAATTCCGACTTCACCAAGTTCAAGGCCCATTTTCGTTCTAATGTCAATAGGCCATACACCCGTTCCGAAGCGTTTAGGTTGCTCTTTCTTTTTGCAAACTATTCTTGTGCGTGCAGATTTAGCAAGACCCTTTCTCTCTCCTCCTGTTATGGAGTCGATTTCTTCCTTGATTCTATATGCTTGCTCAAGCTGTTCAGCAGATGACATTGAAGCACCATCCATCGCGCACAGACGAACAGATGATAGGTATTCCTTCAAACGGTCTTTGAAGTACAATGTATCTGAAGAGTTTTGGTTCGATAGAGCAACCACAACCCTTCCTAAGCAAGACGCAACAGACCTTAAAGAAGACTCTGGAACAGTAGTGGTGATTGAGTCTTTTCCATCTGGACCAATTCCTCTTAGAGCATTCAAAACCTCATCTGGAAACACATTTGCAGTAGGAATAGTCTCATACCGCTCGTAGTGTGCCTTCAATGTTTCGAATACGATTCTGACTGAGTTCGAAGGGAAGTCAGACAGACGAAGTTTGTTTATGTTCTGTTCAAAGAACTCTTTGTCACCTGCTAGAGCACAAAGTAACTTCGTTTGTGTTTTTGAATCGCAAATCATTGTGCATCTCCTTTAGGCTCAGAGTAGAAATACAGAACCTTCTTCAGTTTATCCCATTTTGTAGAATCAATATTTTTTATAAATTCTATATGACTAGGAGATGAAGATAATTCTTTTCGTGCGAGGTCTCCCCATACGTTTATTACTTCCATATTGATTTTTTCTGGGTATAGAACTCTAAACCAAGCTGGGAGTGGTAATGTTGGAGATAGAAGAATATCAGATTCGTCTGAACCGTCTATTTCCATTTGGATGACGAGTTCTACGCATTTCTTGTACTCTTCATCTACTCTAATAGAATCCTCTGCATTGTAGGAATTTTTGTTTATGGACTTTAGTAGGTCAGCAGGCACTAGGCATCTTGTAGTTTTGTGCATGCTATCAATAGCTTTTCGCACATAGTCAGCTGGATTCCAACCTCTTGCACTACATATTAGAGCAAGTTCTAGGAATATCGGCCAATTACGATTTTCTTCATATAACTTATATGGGCGAGACGATTTAAATCTAGCACACATTTCATCATAGAAGGTATCAAACGCAAGTTGTGCATTTGTTTTTGTAAGTGCCCCTGTTAGAAAATCAGGTTCCTTCGCTGGGAACGCTGGATCGTAGGCGTGCATTTTGTGGTCTCCTTGTCTATGAATGGCAGTTCCATAATAGAGTTACATTTTATCTGTTCAAACCCCAAATCTTTGTACGCCCTACGTCTAGAGTAGTCGTTGACAAGTAAAGGACCCGGTTTTCCAGTTCTTGTTATGGGGTCTTCCCTATCCCATGGATGAATGAAGTCTACAATGTACGCATGGTCTTTTCCTTCTATAGACCGTGAAGCTCGTCCTGGTACTTGTTTTGCAATAATATCAGAGCCACCGCCACCTGCATTGATTACAACTGACAGATTGACGAAATTCACACCAGTAGCCCACACATGTGTAGCTATGGCCTTTCTGATTTTTCCGTCTTTGAAGTCATCATACATGGCTTTTCTTTCTTTTGGCTTTATTGCCGAAATAGTAGAATACGCAGCAAGTTTAGACTCATCTGTCTCAGCATGAACATACGATACGTTTTTGCATTTGCTATGAATCTTGCTCATCTGTTCGATAAACTGCAACATACATAGCGTCTGAAATTCGTCTTTCGTATTGTTCATGATATCCGCAATCATTTGCGAGAATGGCTCATTAGATATCATTCCATGGCGTAACTTCGCATCTCGCTTTTGAAAGTTTGAGTATGTTGTAAGACCTATAGTAGGTTCTGGCGCATCCAACCACAAGACAGTAATCGGGACTAAAGCTCCAGCCTTTACACCATCTTGATATGAGAATGTTGCAACCACAGGACCATATAGACCCTCAGATACCAAATCAGCACCATCAAATCTTCCAGTTGGAGTTGCAGAAACGCCCCACTTAGCAGCCTTCGTGAAAGCAGATATTTTTTCTGCTCTCGTATTAGATGCTGAAGTGTGCATCTCATCAACAATCAAGATTCCAACAGTAGATGGGTCGATATGTTCAAGGCTATCAATTGTGCAACAAATCACATCGTCTGATGGTACTTTAGGCACACCCGACATAATAAGACCTATTTCACGATCTGGTAGCCAATGTTTAAGTTCTTCCCAATTCTTTCTGTTGATATCTCTATCCGGGCATGCAAATACACAAGTAGGAGTTCCCCTTGAGAACAGCTCTTTTCTATCATATGCTCGGATTACTGCTGAAGACATGCAAGTTTTACCAGCTCCTGTTGCAGCACTGATAATTCCACCACCAGATTTCAGCATACGCCCAACTATGTTCACTTGATATGGGCGCAAGCCTTCAAATGCCTTAGCCAAGTTAGGTTCTGGCATTGGTGTTCTAGCGTCTTTGAATTTGAACTCTATACCGGCATTTCTAAAGTATTCAAGGCATTTGTGTGCGAATCCTGGCATAGTAACCAAGTGGTTTGGTTCTGATTCCGTATACAAATCCTCAAATCTTTTGAATATCTGTCTTTGGTATCCTACTAATCTTATTTCCTTTCGGAAGTATCGCAACTTCTCCTTAAGGTCTCTACTGTTGCCGAGTACCTCAAGGATGCCGTCTCGAAGGATTATAGTAACTTCATTCATGGCTTTTTCAATGGGGTTTTGGACAAAAGAGTATCAGAATTGACTCTCAAGTTCTACAAAATTCAATTGACAGCTTATCAACAGTTTATCAACAGCCTGTTAATAATTGCTTATGTTATTCTACAAGTTTGATTGTTTGGTCAAACACATAAGACAATTGAGATTCATGCGTTGATATGATGACTTGCAAATCCATGTTTCGTGCCAACTCTTTAATCTTAGTAAGCATCTCTGCAAACCTAGTGATAGTTTCATCGTCAAGATAGGCAGTAGGCTCATCCAAGGATAGCAATCCAAGTTTACCTGCGAACATAGAATAAACTGCAAATCTGAAGGCAACTGCAAGAGCAATCTTTTGACCACCGGAAAGCATTGTAGCTTCTGGAGGAGGATTAGACATTGCTCTTCCGTCATTGAACACAACACGGAATCCCATTCCTTCTTCGATAGGAATAACCGTGAATGCAGAACCAAATTGGCTCAAGAACTTGTTCGTTTCTTCGGTCAGTAGTGTCATAATGGCATTTGTCATGACTCTAGGACCGTTACGATACGAAAACCAATCTTTGACATCCTTGACTACATTAATCTTGGATATCTTAAGCTTGTTCTGTTCGTTCTTCCCCCTTAGAATAGCCAGAGTTTCCGAAGCCTCTTTAAGAGATTCTTTCGCCTGTTCGATTCCACCTTCAAGTCTAGCTTTTTCAAGCTTCAACCCATCAATCTGTCTACGATACTCTTTTACCTTGGTTATTTGGTTTTCAATATTAACAAGAGCCTTGTTTAAGATATCATAGTCATATACAAGACCATTTTTTGGGAGAAGGCTTAACGCATTCTTCAAAGAAGCATCCTCTCTCTGCAAAATATCACTGAGAACTTTAAACTCTGCCGTTGCCGACAGAAACTTGGAATTCTTATCGTTCTCTTCTTTGATACAGTTGTTCAGATAGGAGATTTCTTCTTTAATCTTGGATATGTCTTGTTCTTCTTCAAACTCACCTAAGCTTTCAAGAGTCTTATCGTTTACAGAAATCTTGTTTGCAATCCTATCCCTATCTGCTACAGCAGCCTTCAATTTCGGGAGTTCAGATGTTTTCTCTCTGATTTCTTTAATCTCACACTCTTTTTCATGTAGCTCTTTTTCAAGTTCCTGCTTAATGTCGTGGTCTACTACAGACCCACACATTGGGCAGATATTACTGTTAGAAGAACCATTGATGAGTTTCTTAATCCTCTCAATATCCCTAGTAAGGAAGTTATCCTTATCTACAAGAGCAGAGATTATTTTAATCCTTTCATCGATGTCTTTAGGCAGACATTCAAGCTGCTTTTTAAGACTATCAGTTTCATGTTGAAGTCTTGCACGAGTAGCATTACGAGTTGATGCGTACTTGTTCTTCTCTTCAAACTGATACAGTTCTTTAAGCCTAGCTTGCCAACCTTCTGTACTTACAGACTTGTTCTCAAGACACGATTTGTTTTCCTCCTTGAACTTATTGAGCCGGTTCTTTGCAGATTCGAAGTTCAAGAAACTATTTAGAGCATCTTTTACGATTTTTTGGCGATCTGGCAGTTTTTTCTCAAGGTCAATCAAATGCTCTTCATTTGCTTCTGCAAACTTGGCTGAAATCTCTGATGCAACATCTTCAAGCCTCTTGATATCCTGCTTTTTTGCAGAAATAAGTTCCTTCTGGCGCTCAATCTCATCGTCCATCTCTTTAGGCTGGTCAAGAGCATTGAGAAAGTCTGTTAGGAACTTATTATGTTTTGCTGCGTCTCCAAGTCCAATCAGCTTTTGGAAAGACAACTCTCTTTCACGAGGGTCTGTAAACAGAATAGATTCAATCTCTGTCTGTCTCACAAACACCGATTGTTTGAATACATCTTTATCGATTTTAAGAATCTGCTCAAGTGCCTCAGATACCTTTTTCGTACCATTATAGGTGTCTGAGTCTACTTTAAGAGTAACAGCAGGCTTTTCAATTCTGCGTTGAATCACGCAATCGAAATTGTTATGGGAGAAACCAAGCTCTACCCACCCAGAAGTTTCTCCCCATGTTAGGAGGTCTTCTTTCTTAAAACCTGGCTGTTCTCCAGTAAGGGCAAATTGAATAGCCCCAAGGAAATTTGATTTTCCTATTCCGTTTTTACCGGTAATAGCAATCAAATTGCCATCGAATTTGACTTCAACGTCTTTATGCTGACGATAGTTTGCCAATTTAATGTATTTAAGAATCATAATTTCTCCTTTAGTGGAAGATAACTGGGTTTACTCTTGGTTTAGTAGATTGACTCCCTACATTATTTTCATCATTGAAAGAAGTCTTATACTTCTTGTTCTTTAGAGACAAGTATAGAGCAACACATGCAGTGATAACTGGTATAATAGGGATGAAAACACCTAAATATCCAGATGACTTACGAACCAATTGTTCAAATTCTTTTGAGTCAGTACTCATACAATATTATAGAGTGTTATCTTTTATTCGTTGGTCTGTGTTGTTACATGCCTTGTTAATTTCTGCTGCACACCATTCTCCAGCTACATTGCTGAGAATGTAGTTGATAATGGTATACACTAAAACCATTGGCCCAAACATAATAATCATAATAATGAATGGGATGCCGACTAAATCGTTTTTGAACATAGTTATTCCTTTTTTGTTTATTGGTGTTTTTTGTTATTCTCAAGTTTATCAAGCTGTTCTTCCGTTCTATTAAGTTCAGACAAAAACGGAGCAAACAGCAAATAACAAAAAACACTCCCTATAAGAGAGAGTGTCAACATATGAAAGTGTGTCTATTTTGTTCTAGTAAATGGATACGATGGGGTCGATATAGCTGACTCTTCTTGTTGTAACAATAGTTTTCATGCCGTATCTTTTTGGAAAACCATACCTACGATCGCGTTTACTGCAACCTGTGCATTGTTCTCTATTTCTGTTACGGTTATCCTTCAACATCAAGTATAAAGATGAAGATTTAGATTTTCTAACTATTTTACCGTCTTCCATATTGACCCCATCTGTTGTATTATATATCAAAATGTATTGAATTTCGTATTCTATTAAACTCCTTTATAGATGATAACAGACAGCCCCATAACTCAGCAAGAGAAAGATAACAAATCTGAACAGCATCAAGAAAGCCAAACTCACTCTGATGCTCATTCGGATTCTCTTCATCGTATTGGTCGTGGTGGTGCTGATTTTGGTAGTCAGAACAATGTTGTTTCTGATTCATTGGAAGGTTCCTTGTCTAACATCTTTTCGGTAACGCACAACCCTGAAATTGTTAGAAGATTTAAGGAAGTGCATCGTGCAGACTTGTTGCCTTTTTTGTTCAAGTTGCGTGGTGAGCCGTATTCTTTAAAAGACCACATACAGATGAGAGATTTCTTCGACAAGGAGTATGTGCGTGACACGATAATCCTGGCTGGTCGACAAATTTCAAAAAGTATGAGTCTGTCTCGTTCTGAAATTTTGGACTGTATTACCACGCCTAATTTACAAGTCTTGTATGTTGCACCCCTGCAATCCCAGGCGCAACGTTACTCGACCTTGTACACGAAGGAAGCCATTCAATCTTGTCCTTTTGCTGTAAAGCTTCAGTCAAAGGAATTGGAAGGCGTTCTTTCGGACACCAAAATCATGAAAGCCGTAGGCCACCAATCTTTTGCGAATGGAGCAGGCCTACAGCTTATGTACGCCAAGACATCACCAGACAGAGCTCGTGGTATCATGGCAGACAGAATAGATTTTGATGAGGTACAGGATCAGTTGTTTGATACCGTACCGATTATCACCCAATCTCTTAAAGCTTCAAAATATGGAATTAGGAAGTTTACGGGGACTGCTAAGACGCTTGACAACACAATTGAGCGTCTGTGGCAGCAGTCTTCCAAGAGAGAGTGGGTAATGAAATGCGAACATTGCGGGTACGAAAACATTCCTACTAAAGATGGTGGCATTGCTAACATGCCTCAGCCAGATGGCATGCACTGTGTCAACCCAAGGTGTCGGAAGAAATTAAACGTGCGCAATGGAAGATGGATTGCCTTTTCTCCTGAAAGAGATACTTCATTTAGAGGATTTCACATCCCACAAGTGATTGTACCTTTCATGGTTGAAAGAGAAGTGAATTGGGCTTTAATTTGGAATGACATACAAAAGCTTCCAGAATCGTTGGTGATGCAGGAAGTATTTGGAATATCCGAATCATCTGGGTCTAGACTTATTGACGAATCTATCATTAGAAAGCAGTCTACACTTCCATCTATGGATAAGCTCAGATATAACCTAGACAGATATGTCATGACACTTTCCGGCATTGACTGGGGCGGCGCAGAAGAGAACTCGTTTACAGTTCATGTCATAATAGGAGTTAGAGCAGACCTACGAGTAGATGTATTGTATGCTCAACGCTATCATGCCATGGATCCTGACTATATGTATCTGAATATGGCAAAAGCCCATCACTTGTATCATTGCACTGCATGCGCCGCAGACTATGGTCTAGGGTTCCAGAATAACCTTATCATGAAGAACAGATTTGGAATGAATGTTGTTCAGATGAACTTCGTTCGCCAAAATACACCTCTTCAATTCAATGCTACCAATCGCGGAGATGATAGGTGGTCTATAGACAAGACATCTGGATTGCGTGCAATGTTTATGGCTATCAAGTACGGAAGAGTTTATTTTCCTCCTTATCTAGAATTCAAGCCATACACAGATGACCTTCTAAGTCCATTTGAGCATGTTGTAGAATCAAGCGGACTTACTCATATAATCTATCAGAGAGACCCTGCAAGACCAGATGACTTTGCTATGGCCTTATGTTTTGTTCTCATGTTGGCAGTCAAACTTGTAGGCCTCAATATCCTTGACCTTATTCCAAGGACAGCATTCAGCGGAGGAAACTCTTCTGGAAAGCCAAAAGATGTTCTTGTCGATCCAAAGGATTACATTGCAAGAGAATAGTAACTAATACTTATTTAATAGCCCTTTCGCATAATGAACAGTAGATCATCCCTAGCAAGCAGGCGCATACAGAAATAGCTCCAAACATTGCTAAGTCTAATTTCACCAAAAAGTAAAACCCGATTGCGAATAGCAGAATAATAGTTTTCTCTACTGCAAAGTTAATAAGTTGTATAATTTTTTTCATGTGTATTACTTACTATCCTATCATGTTATTGATTGTTTGAATCCTCTTTGATTTGCTTTACTACAGCGTCTAAACTACATCCAGAAGAAATAGCCAAAGATGCTATGATAAGTTCATAATCACTAAGAGGTCTACCGATGGCGTATTGCACGTCGAATATAGTAGCCATACTATGTCCATCTTTCTTCAAAGTCTTCTACTTCTGTACCGTCAACCATGTAGTCTTTTTTGCTACACATATAATGCTTTTCACTCAAGTAATACCCACATTTAAACATGTGATAGCCTGCATTTCGCAGTGCCTTGAATGCCGCATGCATTTCTCTTTCAGAGAATTTAACACCATCCTCATTCTCAACTTTAAACATATAGTATACACCAACGCTTGTTTGGCGCTTATATAGCCTACAGTGGCAATATACGTCATTCAAATGAGTATACCATAGCTTCCCAGCTAGGAATGCGTTGCATAGGTCCTGAACCATATCATTACGAAGAGTTTGGTCAGGTTTATAGTCATTTTTTGGAATATTTACCACGACAACTTGGGTGTCTTTGCTGTCTTTGTTTTCTTTATTTTTCATATTGTCTAATCCGTAATACGTAAAAAGCCAAAAGATGTTCTTCGATCTAAAGGATTACATTGCAAGAGAATAGTAACTAATACTTGTTTACTATTGCTGCAAATGTATATCCTATGATAAAAGCAATCGAAATAGTGACTACTGATTGAACAATCTTGAGATTCATCATAAGAATGAATGACAAGATGAATAGAGCCACTATGATGACTTCAATGATGAATGTAGTGAAATCTAGAAGTTTCTTAATCATACTCATAGCTCAATAGGTAAAATCTAGGGAAACAAAACAAATCATATTATGCACGCCAATGTACAAGCATTCCAAAATCCTAATATGCTTAGTAATTTTATATTGCTGCACATGGGCATGCGGTGTTTACTTATTGCGAATAAACTTCGCAATAACAGTATGTTCTCCGTCTCTAAAGTAAGACTCTCTTTCTGAGAGAGTGTACTTATCAACGAGACAGGAGTTCATGGCGATAACAGCAATCGCCATGTTAGCGTTATCGCTCTCTTTTTGAGATACGATAATGCATATTTTGTTTCCAAACGGATCATTCAGTTTGAATTCAATGTAAATATTCGGAACATTCTTACGGATATCTTCCGCGATTTCATTCACATTGTTTTCAAGCTCGTCGATTTCGTCGAAACGATCGTACATAGCTTTTGTCATAGTATTAGTATCTTTCATAGTTAAATTTCCTTTTTGTTTGGTATTGCTTTATACTCAATCCACGCATAAACCCCAGCTCTGAATTTTTTATTATCTAAAACATGGTTTTGCGCGTAATCAGTATGATGGCATATCCATCTTGATATCCAGGTTACCATTGGTACTGATCCAGATGTCACACATCGTTCAGCTTGTTCAATGGTTGCACCACAGTAATAGACAAAATTATTGATAAGGTTTTCTTTAATGTCATCCTTATCTTTCTGCGCCATGCAGACTCTGACTCTCTTCTTTTTACTCATTACGACTCGCTTTCGGCCATTTCTTTAATAAGAGTCAAAATCATGGAAACTACAGCATCCCTCTGATTGCAAGATGGTCTGTATGAATAATACGACATAGACACAGAAAGATGTCTAGGCTTCTTATTCTTTTTGAGATCGGAGATGTGTACATCAAACTTAACGACTCCACAATCGTATGATACTTCTATAACGATATAGTAGTTCAACGTCATGTAGTCGATGTTCAAGCTATCATGCTTTAGGAATGCCGTCTCCAAATCAAATGTGAGGTCATGCTCTAACTGCTTTAGCTGAGCATCAACAGACTTGTTAGATTTTTTATTCTTAAATAGGCTGAAAAACATATTATCTCCTTAATAGGTAAAGATTAACGTACACACAGATTATTTACTATGCAGATCACATGAATGTTATAATGTGTACTCTTAAATACTACACTATACGATTCATGTGTCTGCATAGTTTTATATACGGCCCAAGTAATCAATCGATGTTATCAATTGATTACTTGATCCGTGGTTGGGTGGGGTTATTTATCCACCCCACCCCTATATATTTCGATTACAGAATTTGCGTACGCAATCGTTAGCTCATCTATTGCGTCCCTCCTTCTGTCCATAGAGGAAAAACTGCGGATTTTCTCCGCAAACTTTGTTGCGACCCCAACAAATGAAGGGCCAAGCAATTGCTTGGCCATTACTACCTCTTCTTCTGTGAAGAATTCGAGGTTAGGGTTGTCTATATCCGAAAGGTCCCGATATGCGGTGACCAACACCGTTTCGGTAATGATTTTAACATCTATCTCGGAGATGGGGGACCTTCTATTGACGAGGGCTACGCCCTTGTCGAGGGCTTCCAGCAGGCATTCGGCCTTAATGAATGCCTCTTCAGAGGCATCACATCCCCCGAATGCTGTCTGCGCTCTCTCTGGGTCGTAGTATTTTGATATGTAACACGAGATTTCCGCAGCCGTGTCGGATAGTTCTTCTTTGACGGGTCTTAGGAGGACAAAAAGTTCCCCAGTGCAAACCATATCTTCAATGGTTTTAATAAGTTTAAATCTTTCGACAATTGCTTTTAAATCTTTCATATTATATAGTAGAATGATTTTTGATCTAGGTTAGACAACCTAGTATGTTTCCGTCCAAGATGATGGACAAGTCAAAACATATATCATTCCACTATCTATTTATAACCTGTTTATGCCAAACATTAAGTTGCTGTAATACGTAAAAAAATCCATTCCTATGAACAAGTGTGCATAAGAATGGATTAAAAAGTTACCGCCAAATAGACGATAACTTTTTTATTATGTCCTTGATTATTATGATAATAATAGCCGACAATTCCATGTCGGCTTTCGCCAGAGACTCTGGCGATGAATAGCATGCTCTTTCGAGCATTGAGGAATAATATTCCATTTTTTTTTACGGCTGTATATTCTAGGTGTATACAAACCTAGTCTGTACCCGTCCTATAATTAGGACAAACCAATACAGATAGCCGCTCCTATCTATTTATAACCTTTTTCCTTGCTTAATTAAGAATTAACGTATGTAAAAAAGGCCTGCATTTCTGCAAGCCTTTTTATGTAAGTTACATTAGTATTTATTATCTAAATACCTTACCATCAAATCCTGTTCCTATAGTAGTTCTAACAGGATTCTGATCCTTTGCGTATTTATATGCTCTATCCCATACGTCGTCGTATGTATCATCTTTATCAAGATTCTTTAGTATTCCGTTAGTGAATACCCCCCCATCCATGCCACCGTATGAGTAGCTATCAGATGGGCAACCAGCCCACACTAGTATGTTCTTTGATGTCGATGCTATAGCTGACTTTAGCATTTTAAAACTGAACCCAGTGTTCTTTAAGTGGGTTACAGTTTTCTCGCCTGGTATTTCTCTATACATAGTAGCCGAATGACAGCAGTCAAATATCATTACAACTCTGCCTTTTGCACTTTGTATATAGTTCCATATTTCAAAGTCATATAAAGGTCCATCATTTAGACATAGAAATTCTGCCATACCGTCTACACCTTTACTGTTCTTTTCTTGTCCACCGTGACCAGAATAGTAGAATACGCACAATTTCTTCTTTAAGGCATTATCCAACGCAGATATAACAGTAGATCTAGTTGCCTGTTTACTCTGTAACAACTTCGTATTACCGTACCTAGATAGGACATTACACATATTATCTGAGTCTAGTTTAGACCCAGAACATGACCCATACGTGCTAGAATTCTGCATTCCTACCACAACGCATGACGTATCTCTCTCGTCTGCTAGCTTTGCTGTACCTCTAATTAGATTTATCAGATATTTTATATATGAAAATACGTCTAACTTATACATGACAAAACAAATTATAGTAATAACTACAATAGCTACAATAATTTGTTCTAAGATAAATCCTTGAGAGCTTGCTAAAAAGTTCATGATATACTCCTAGAAACCGAATCCAAATGTAACAGACGCGTAATTAGGAGTGTTTTCTTGGGTCTTGTACTCTCTAGTCCAGTACATCCATAGGAATCTAGCTTCAACCCCTTTATATCTTGCACCGATACCTACCTTAATGCATCCTGTTAACTCTTCCATATCAACTGTAAGAGAGTGGGTGTTATGTACATATCCTGCATTACCTTCAAGAAGCTCATTTCTTAGCCAGTATCTACCTTCAGCCCCTAGTATTCCGTATATACTATATCTAGGTTTTTCAGACTCTATGGATCTAATTCTTATCTCGTTGTCTAACTCTGCGGAACCAAACCCATACCCAAGTTTTATTTCGGTGTTTAACCCAGCGTATATTTGTAGAGTCCCAAGACATCCTCCTATTTCAGATGCCCATCTAACGTTCCATCCATACTCATGACCAACTAGTAGTACATCTAATCCTTTAAAGTACGTGGCATTAATAGAAAATTCATCATGTAGCTGATGTTGCCATCCCTTAGGATCTTGGCATCCTAGCCATTTATGAATAAGACGTTGAACGTCATCAGCATGGGACGATGGGCCTAAAATTCCGATAGACAATTCTATGTCATCATATAATGAATACGAAGAGTATCTATCAATTTCTCTATACCCAACGAAACCTAACATAGTTCCAGCCCATGGGTGTCTTCCTTCAATCTGATCAGGTACGCTTATGTCATATGGTGTATACATCTGCTGTTGTATACCGAATCTGACATTGTTATCAAGAACATATTCAATTCTTGTACCATGCGTCATATCAGCATCGTCGTCATAGAAGACATCATTCTCTAATTCCAATAATAGCTTTCCGGCATTAGAGAATATGGTTAAAGAAAATATAGTTAAAAGAGTGAATAATATTTTTTTCATTTGCTAGCTCTATAATTTAAGTTGCTATCAACTAAGTAGCTATAGTATATCATACACTCTTTAATATGTAAAAAAAACCCATCGCATACGCCTCGTGGCTGCTATGCAATCTACCTTCGGGTAAAACAAAAACGTTATCCGGAAACGTTTTTGTTATGTGATGAATCTATCACATTTACTAGCTACGCTAAACGCATAGCACGCTACAGAAAGGTAGTTTTAACCTGTAACGCCCCACAATCACGTATTAATACCAAACGGCATGTGCAGGTTTGTGGGTCCCTACGCTGCAATGCCTGGCCATTACGGTGTTTCCGCGCACCGTTCGCTACTACCCATTCCTATTTTTATCTTCACACTGTCTTGGGCAACAGCCACATGGGCTGCGGGATGAGACAGTGCTGTAGTTTCTATTATCCTTTACACTTCACCCACATCACAGGCGGGGATAGGTGAGTCTTGGCAGAAACAGCCTACAGACCCGAGAGGGACACCAACTAATCGGTGCTTTCAGAATGGAGCAAAGATGATTGCTACCATAGAGACCCACTCTTGCACCCCAGTCTGGACACATCTTCTTACCAGGGTGCTAATAATATGATTAGACTACATCTTGTTCTTTTCATTAGCGATTCTTTTCGCATTTTTATAAGTTCAAGATATAATCTTCTCCTATCATCTATTTATAACCTAAAATACCAAAAAATTAAGTATTTTTAGCGTATATTTGTGTATATAGCCTATTTACGCAATTTTTTAACATAATTGGCTATTTTTGTTGCCATTTTACGAATCCAACACACTACACAACCACCTAGTGTCAATTCTTGAGCAGAAACGACTATTTTTCTTGGAAATTCTGTTATTTTGACAAAATCTCTATTTTTTATTGCTCTTCTTACCTTATTTCTCAAAGCATCTGGAGAAATCTGCTTTCCGGTCTCTTGTTCATAAATGTATGCACATTCTTTCCAACTCATATGGCAACTTTTGTGCATACCGTTGAATTTTAGAAGAAAATCTCTCTTTTTCTCTCTATCTGTTATATAAAAATCTGTAATCTTCATTAGTTTACTATTCTATCGTAGATTTCCTCTACTTTTGACTGCAAACTGCCTATAGAGCTAGTAATAGAAGAAAATTTTGAATTACTATCGCTTTCTAACACTGATATATTGGTTTCAAGTGTAACAAGTCTATTTACTATGCCTGCTAGCTCTCCAGACACCGTTGCAAGACTTGTAGCCTGGTTATTCACATCATTTTGAAGCTTTTCTACCTTTTCAACCAGATCTTCTACATTATTATTGGTAGAATCTATATTTCCTTTTAGAGTTTCAACCTCAATGTTAGTATTCGTCAATCTACCCGATAATTCTGATATCGAACTAGTTGCTGATGACAAATCACTCTTTATAGAAGATATTTCTGTATTAATTGAATTTATAGAGGAACCTACATTATCCAATACAGCATCAATATTTAGGAATTTTTCTTCTGTGCTTTCCTGATTTGAGTCTATTTTAGTGCTAAGAACATTGAAATCCCCATCAATAGAAGTCAACGCATTAGACATTCTATCTTTTATAGATTCTATTTCTGTGGTATGAATATTGTCTTGTAGAGTTCTAGCATCAATTTCATCGTTAAGCCTACCAGCTAGCTCACCAGCATTCTTTATATTATCGTATAGAGCAGATAGGTCTACTTTTCCGTCATCATTAAGAATAAGAAGTTTTTTAGCATCATCAGCTCCAGTGCTTTTAGCAACCGAACCTCTGACACCTTGAAACATACCACCAATCGGTTTAAATCTGTTGTCCATGTTAATTAATCCTCAATACTGGAACAAATGCGTCACCTATCTTTATACCATGCTTATCGCAAAATCCGTAAGGTAACTCTATAGCCTGTACAGATTCAGCATTCTTACTACGATATAGAGTTCTACCCATTTTATCTTTAGCCATTGCCATTTTTTCGGTTATAACACCTTTATTATCTATGTAACAAAGGTCTAATGGAAATTCAACATTCTTCATCCAAAATGGACCTTTACAGTCAAACCACATTCCAGACGCATTGCCTAAAGATGCTCTTTTCATAAGTCCTTTACTTTGAAGGTATGGAGTATCAGCAATCTCTATAAAAGCGGCACACTTTGTTCTGCAAGTGTCTCCATCTTCAATCTTCATCAATACCTTTTTAGGTATTTCATTTTCAAGTCTTGCATTGGTTTCAAATCCAACACAATCAACTATTTTTGTGAGCTTGGACTTCTTCTTCATTAAATCAAGTTTATGTCTTTTGCAACTTTGAGTATTTCTACACCTCTAGCCTGTCTTTCATCACCAGATTGAGAGGCTATAGCCTGGATAACGGATTCCTTACCCTTTCTAAGGTTATACAGGTAGGTTACAACAGATACAAGAGACATAGCTCCACCAACTATTGTTGGTATAGCATTCTGTATCGTAGAAGCAACATCCGAAGAAAGACCAAATATCATTACACACAAACCAACAATATTCGTTAGAACAGTTATAATAGTTTCTTGGCTAATTTTCATTTTATATCCTTATTTCTTTATAAAATCACCTTTTTTATTGTCATTAAGAGCCATAATGAGACCCTTCTTCAAAATGTCATCATCAACATTCTTTAAGTCTTTTATCGAGTCAAACTGTTTTGCCAAGTCATCGACATTCTCTAGGATGTAATTCTTAAGCGATGCACCATTCTCATCAGATACGAGACCATTCTTTATATCCTTTAATGTTACATCATCATCAAATACAAGATTGAATATAGGAGGATGATTGTCTTTTCCGTATCCGTCATTGTTTAGGACTATTTGGCAGTATTTCTTTATAGTAGGAGAGAATGGAAGCATATCTCTATTCATTCCTACTTCTGCTACAGCCCATGCTATCTCCTCGGATGTTACAGGGTCGAAAGCACCGAAAAACGGGTCTCCAGATGAAAGAGCATTACAAACGGCAAAGAATGAGTCTATTCTTTTGAAGAACGAATCTCCTGTCATTACCAATTGTATTGCACACCATCTATTCATAACCTCTGAAGAAGGATATACGGAGAAATCAGCTTTTAATTCAAGAGAGACTGTAAGAGGATCCCACCAATATGCTTCATCACCGTACTTGTCTCTTACTATGGCATGAACTACAGTAGCCAAAGTCTCACTTGATTGCAGAAGGTCTTGTCTTACTGCAAATGGGTCGGACTCCTCTGTAACAGATCCGAATTGCTGAATAAATGGGTCTAAAGGCATAACTGTCCTATGTTCCTAAAACTTACATCGTATAGACAACAATCGAACGATAGAGAGCATTACGATTAGGCTCTGACATGCTATGAAGCTCAATGCTCAGTTTATTAGTATCTATAGCTTCGGCCGTCTTCACTCTATCACCAAAATCATCTCCAAGAGCGTCCGTAAAGACTTCAATAGGTAGAGTAGATAGTTTCTGAACGCTGAAGCAGTTAGGACCTATTTCAACAGTATCGTAAACCTTTTCTTGAGCTTCCTTTATATTTCTTCCATGGAATATCTCCATAGGAGAACGGAATCTTGTTCCATAGCTATCGGCAAAGCCAAGGCTTTCATCTATATGATCCATAACTTGAGCAAACTTCTCTATGCTATTTTGGTATGCATCCATAGGAAGAGCCATCAAAGTCTTTATAGCACCAGTCATAGCTTCTGCAAGTTTGACATTATTATGGCTAGATGCCTTCACTCTATCCGCCAATTCAACCATAACATCTTCTCTTAGGTTGAATCCCTTTCCGGCTTCACGTCTGACCATATCCGTAGGCTCTATAGAGTATTCAGCACACTTATTTAGAATATTCGTAGCTATCTCTTTTCTCATAGGAGCAGGATACTTATAAGCATTCTCCTCAAAGTAAGAGGAAGCAAGCTTTACTCCTTTTTCATCGAACATAGGATACTTCTTCTCTTCCGGGTATCCATAGTTAGACAAGTCATCAGACGCAGACTTCTCAATAGGCTTCTCACGAAGCGTCTTCATGAGATTGTCAACATCTTCTCTGATACCATACTTATCAGCAGCTAGCTTGATTGTTGACTCTACCAAGTCTTTCATAACAGTAGTAGAATAACCGTCCTCTTCGGCCGTCTTGGCAAAGTATCCTGCCGAAAGCCAAGTATTAGCCTTAGAGTCAATAGGATATCTTCTGTTGGCTCTGTCTGCAAACAAAGAAGAAGGAAGCTCTGCGGCAGCCTCTTTGTTCATAGGCTTCGCCGATAGCACATAATACGGAGCATTGCCCTTTTTACATATGTGCAATAAAGTAGCGTGAAGATTATCGTCTGTAATGTCCATGGTGGTATACCTTTAAATTTTCTTATATGGATTTTATGCTATTCAGATAGCTACCAATAGTTTACGATAAAAACACTTTGCTGGGAAGACATTTTTTTGTATTCTATATCAAACAAGCATAGAATAGAATCCCATATACAAAAGCATATTATGAATGTCGACCCAAATAGATTTATGCGTCATTTTGGATCTAGCATAAGAAATATAGACCAAGATGTCAAAGATAAACTGCTAAATAGATGGACTTGTCCTTTACACCAAGATACAGATATGTCTCTTACTGTCAGTAGCGGCAGTGACAAAATCTTTTCTTGTGACAACCCTGTATGCAGATTTCATGGAGACGCAGTATCTTTAGTGGCATTAGCTCGTAAGATACCTATTAAAGAAGCATTAGACTTGTTTAGACCAGGTGGAGAGTTCTCAGACTGCATAAAAGAGCCTTTGAGAACAGAAGACGCAGATGCTTATCTAGGTAATGTATATGCTCAATCGGAACTTAAGGCATATCTTTCCAAGTGCAAACAAGCATTAAGAAGAAACCCTGAAAAGGCATGCATAAGACCTGGTCTTTCACTATCATCAGTTAAACTTCTTCATCCAGATGTTGGAATGTTTGTTAATCAAGATGTTCCACCTTGTCTATCTGAATTTAAGAAGCCTAAATACAACAAGTCTTGTCTTATACTATATCCGTATACAAAAGATGGAGAAGTCACAAGAATAGAGGTTTTAGACACTACAAACCCTGTATTTAGACATGTTGTAGTCGTAACTCATCCAAACATAGGAGTATTTGGAGAAGAGAATGTTTATGGGAATAAAAATATAATCTGTGTAGAGAAACCTGAGATAGCAGCGGTTTTATACTCTACTCATGCACTAAACTCTACAACTAAGCCACAAATTGTATCTTTACAGTCATATCCTTTGCCAGAGTCGTTGCATAATGTATCGTTTATACATATAGTGTCTACAATAGATGCTCCTGCTACTGTTGAATTTCTAATAAGAACTCTATCAGCACCTGAAGTCAAGTCTGGAAAATCACCAAATATAAAAGTGGTTTATCTTGGATGCAAGGCTATAGATGTATCTGCAAAAGAATTAAAGAACATATATGCGAATGCAAGTCCAAACTCTAGAGAAGATGTTCCTCGTGCCATAGCCAGACAATTGACAGCTATGATTAAAAATGGTCAAGACCAAAGAGTGCTTGACATTTTGTCAAAAGAACAAGTACCAGCTCTTGTACGAAACCTTATTAGAACTGCTGCCGTAACACAGATAGATAGAAAAGGCGGATTCAATGGATGCGAGGATGAAACTAGAGAACTTATAAAACTTCTTGACAATACAAAGTTCAGTCCATCATCTAGTATTACACTAGCAAATGGAAAAATATTCAATAGAAGCCAAACAGAGCTTAATGCATATCATATAGATGGAAGAAGAGAGCTAATGTGTAATGTAGGAATTACAGTAGACTCAAAAGTTCTTTCTTGTGATGGAAAAGAGATTTACAACTGTTCTGTTACTCATGCAGACAATGTCCCTATAGTTACAGTAAAACTGACGGATAACGACCTTAGAGCAGATAAGCTAAGAGCTGCTGTACTAAACGCATATTCTGAGAGAGGTTGCAATCCTTATGTGGCGTTTTATTCTATAAAGCATTACTTATGGAAGGATGTCATATCTAAACTAGCAGAACATTGTGTTGTAGCTAAGGAAATAGGTGAGCTTGGTATAGATAGTGCATCTAATATAAACTTTCCAGAGGTTTGCGTAAGAGCAGATGGACAAGTTGTAGAACAGTCAAAGATATTCACCATACCAGAGAATGTACTAAGAATGTATTCTGGTATACCATTTGAGGTGGAAGCGAATGTAGAGCCGTATTATTGGCTATTGTCTAATTGCAATAATCTTTTTGTAGCAGCGTTTACTCTAGGGCTAATGCATGTCGTATACCAAGCTACATATGGTCTTTTCAAACCATTTGTAGTCAAAAACCATATGCTTAGACATCTATTTTATGTAGAGACAGAACCCAGCATATGGCAAGCAGTATTCAAACAATTGGCTGATTTGTTTTCAGGGTGTGATTTTACTCCTACAATAAACTATGCAAAGCCGCAAGATACTCTAGAGAACTACAAGCAATTAGGGTGTCTTCCGATTATAGCTACGGTGCCAACATTAGGGTCTAAATTTTCTGCTGCAATAGATTCGGCAAAATCTGATATAATTGGTCTCGTTGACACCTCTACTGCTGTAATGACTAACGGAAAAATATCTGCTTCCTACATAATACCCATGAATGAGAGAGCTGTTACTTATCAGGTAATAGACGGACATAGCCTAGACCAACTTAGACAGTCCTTTATCCCATTTCTCGTAAAATTCATAAAAGAAGCCAAAATAGATACATCTTATAGGTCATCGTCCATACCATGTCTAGCTGCTTATGATGAAGCATGTAGGATATTCGGTGTTGAGAATAAGTTGCCTCATGATATTGTTATGAGCTATTTCCCCGGAATCGGTATGACGGGTACTGATATATTCTGTGATATGATGCATAGGCTTTTGGTTGATGATAACGATCCAAAGTTATGCGTTGTAAATGGGAAGCCACAGAATGACCATAGTTTCACTAGAAGAGGACAGCATGTGTTTATTACTGAGAACTATGTACTAATAAGTAATATAGTGCTGGATATTCTAAGACAGTCATTTTCTAGAAGCCCAAGATTCGACCATGAAGAGTTGGTATCAGATATGGAATCAAGAGGAATGCTTAGAAAATGGGAAGACATAGATGTGAGCATAGACCAAAATAGGTGTATACCTCTAACTAGAGAAGCGTGGGAGATGAAAATCGTAAGACCTCCTATCAACCTAAACGAAGCCGTAAAGAACGGAACAATAAATCTGGCTCCAATATCTAAAGAGAACAATTAGTATGGACTTCAACGATAAAACTGATAAAACGGATAAGACAAGATTTTGCATAATCACTGCTATGAAGAACTCAAGTTCAACCATAGTTAGATGCGCAAATTCCGTATTAAGCCAATTGTTTAGAGACTTCAGATGGATAGTAGTAGACGACCATAGTACGGATAATTCTTGGCAGAAGTTAGAATCCATATCTAAAAATAAACCATTTATAACATTAGTAAAGAATAATGGAAAAGGTATGGGTGATGCCTGGAATACAGGTTTGGACTACTGCAAAAATTCCGATTACATATTATTTCTAGACTCAGATGACTGCTATACAAATAAGTATGTTTTACAGAGAATAAATGAAAAGCTATTGAAATCGAATGACACTGTAGATTGTCTTTTGCTGTCCTACTATAATGAGAAAGCCAGAAGAAGCGTTATTTTTGATGCTACAACAATGTCTAAAGCTATTTATCATCATGCGACAGCACCATGGTCTAAATGCGTAAAAACCGAATTCTTAATGGAGAAAGAATGCAGATTTCCAACCGGTAAAAGATGCTGCAACGATACTGTACAAGACTTCATATTATTTTCAAAGATTAAGAAAGTATCATCTGTTTCTACTCCAATCGTATTTTATGGTATGTCTGGATCTACAAGCGTTTGGAACAACCTTACTAAAAACAATAAAATACCGATTGAAAACAGTGATGCTATAAATGCAGTACTTGATACTATAAAACAATTAGAATGGTTATCGTTTGAAAATCCAGACTTAGATAAAAAGAGATTAACAAAAATAGACATGCTTAAACGATATCTTCCTACATACCTAACCAAAGATGTTGTTATAGATTTTAAGGATAAACCAAAGTACAAGAAGAGTGTTTTAACTTGCATATTCGGCAGATACGACCTTCTAAGAGACCCAGAAGTAGTTGACAAAGATACAGAGTATGTATGTGTTACTGACTATAACACGCTTAAAAGCAGTGTATGGAATATAAAGGTAGTAGATGATAACTTTCTAGAAGATAAGTCTGACATTTACAAGACATTTTATGTCAAACAGCATCCATTTGAATTTGTTAATGGAGATGTGTGCTTAATATTGGATGCTTCCATACAGATTAAGAAATCTTTGGAGGATATGTTAAATATCTTTTATTACAACAACTACAATATAGGAGTAGTATCGAATTCGTTGTATACTGATTTGAAAGACGAAATTTCATCTTGGAAGAGGTGGTTTTCAAATGCTTCAAACAATAAAAGGTTTACCGAAAAAGACTATGACGCTCAAATAAATCTTGTAAGCTCGTATGGTATGCTGTATAGCAAATGCAACATAAATGGTGGATTTAGAATTCTTAGAAGATGTAAGACTACTGATTTATTCAATGAGTTTGTATGGTCTCTCTTAAACTACATACCTTCAGAACAAGGAGATATATGTAGACTCGATCAACCTTTAATCTCAATTGTTCTTGAAAAGTTTCTTCCAGAAGAAAAAGTATTTGTGATGACAAGAGCCGTCTTTCAAGGCGGTATTGCTCAATTATATAAGCATAACAGTAAAACAGAAGTTGCACATGTTATGACGTCGAACTATAGCGTATGGTTCAGAAATAAAGAAATGAAACCTTCATATATACCGTAATGAAAGAACTACCAATTTGTATATTCACTAAAAACAGAACTTCTTGTGCTACTGCAACAGTAGAAGCTCTCATAAATAATCTAAAATGCCATACTAGACAATTCAGATACATACTATGTGATGATATTTCTAAGAATGGACATGTAGACGCGATATTATCCGTATTCCATAAGAACAACATAGAACCTACAGTGTTTATCAATACTGACAACAGACACGGATTAGGAGCTTCTATGAATAATGGAATAACAGAGGCATTAAATCACTCAGATGAATTTTTAAGACTAGAAGATGATTGGCTTCTTAAAAAACCTCTAGACATCAGCGATTATGTAGAAAACATGAGTGCGTTATCTATAGGTTCTATACGATTGGGTATGATGTTTAGAAGCAGTCACGAATTGATTCCTTTTACAAAGGATTTGTATAGAGTCCATTCTGACATTAAAAAGATATATACATTTAACAACCAAATAGCATTGTGTTCAAAGACAGTCTATGAATTGTGTGGGAAATATGTTGAAAATGTATCACCTGAAAAAGTAGAAAGAGACATGGCTGAAAAGTACAACCGTGTCTCTAGTAATTGTAAAATGCCACCATGGGTATGTTGGCCTAATGGTTGGGCTACTAATAAGTATTATGATCAAACATTACCATTTGCTCATATAGGGGTTTCTACATTAGGACATAACTATAATATACCTAGTATGTATATGTACTTAAACAGCCCTAAAAGAGACGAAGAGCTTAGGGAAAAGGCTATAAATAAATTATAAGCCATACGATGAAGGCATATAAGACTTCGGAAGCTTAAATGTTATTCCGTTGTTTTCTATGTCTTCTTCATCATCTATGTTATACTCAGATAATCCATCTGAGATATTACATTCTTTATCCGGGTAATATATATTTAATCCATTTATTATTGGCTGTCTCTCAGCTAGTGCTTCACGAATAACACCAAGCTTGATTCTTCCAAAAGATACCAAATATGCAGCGGCTGCTTTTATAGATGGAAATTCGTATCTCTTATCTCTTATCTCTATAACAACCTTCTGGCTTTCCGCTTCTTTTGTAACCTCTATATCTCTTATATTCTTTATAGGAGTATTAGACTCTATTCTTTTTATAGTTTCAAGCCATCCACCTCTGCTATGAGCATTAGGATGAACCTTGTGTACTATATTCGTATTCTTTATGTTGTATCCGTGGAAAGACATTTTATCACCAACTCTATACTTTTTTATCTTACCTAAAAGAGTGTTGTTTGAGATTTTTATGACTCTTCCATCCTTAGTAACCAATACTATTTCATCATGATTCTTCGTCTTAGAAGGCATAAAATCAACTACCTTTCCTTCTCCTTCTATGTACTCTTCTCTCTTCCTAGCTTTATCCTTAGCTGCTTTTATAAGAGAGTATAAAAATTCTGCCTTCTTCTCCGACTTCTCTGCTTTATCAGACTTATTAGATTTCTCTGGCAGTCCATCATGCTTAGTTCTAGCAAAATGTTCTACATCTTCATCTGACATTTGTTCTGCCAGACGCTTTACGAGTTTAGGAGCATGGTTTAGCTTTCCTTGTTTATACGCGTAAACCATGCCGAACAATCGTTGCTGAGAAGCGGATACAGAAGGCATAATTATTACTTATTGAAGGTTATGATGTTAGAGCGCTCGGAACAGCTCTTGTTGGTTATAACGAATGCGAACTCAGTAGCTTTCATGAGTCTATTGTAGTCCCATCCTTTATAGCCTTCCTTTATATTGGTAATAGCACGTGTAGTGCGGTCGACAGAACCCCATTCAAAGAATCCTCCGTAGTACTTGTCACCTTCCTTGAAGAAAAGACAATTTCTAGCTAGAGGAGTAGCATGCTCATAACCCCACATTGAACCGGAACCGGAAAAGTTCACATTATTGCCATAAAGGTTAGCAGTAGTAAGTTTATACCCGGTAGAAGAGGTATTTTCTTTTGCATTTGAAGCATTCTCGCCACCATAACACCAAACTAGTTCTATATTATTTGATTTGTTAGATGAGAATAGCTTCTTAAACCACTTCTTTATTTTACGAAATAACTTCTTCATTATTAGTCTCCTTATATTATGCTATACACTCAAGTGCAATCTTTTCCATCTCTTCTTGAGATAGACCAAAAGCAATCATAGCCTTTTGAGCAACAGAAGAGCCACGAACATAATTCATGGAATTGCACCACCATTCCTGTAACTCCTTATCTGCCTGCAAAGCACCCATCAAGGTTTCAAGCTTGGAAGCAATAAATTCATTTGCAACAAGCTTCTCTTGAGAGAGTCTAACAGGAAGAAGTCTTTCATTGACAGTCATAGTGTATGACTCTTTGTCTTCGGAAAGCTTGAATACAGGCTTACGAAGAGCAAATGGAATATCATTAAAAACTTCTTCCGTCATATTAGAGACTGGCTTGAAGCCTTGAGATTGAAGCATGGCAATCTGTGCAGCCTGCATTTCCTCGCTCCATTCTTCTGGAACATGGGCTAATTTTTTTCCGTTGTAAAAGAATTTCATTTTTTTCTCCTTATTTACCGACTAGGATTAAAACAGTCAGCTAGATTTGTGTATCTAACAGTATAAGCTTGAAGAGGTGTAGTAACATCACCAGTTCCATCAACATTTGGAGTTATAGACACACCTTCTAGTTTCTCTATACACACATCAAATGAAGCTACATTGTATCTATTTAAACTTGTATTAAAATTTGCTTCGTCATGGTTAGGTACTAAGAATGCAATTCCTTTTTCAATGTCATACCAATGCGATGATAAATCAAAATTAATGGCAACATTCAATGTGTTTGTAGTGCAGTTAATTATACTATATCTAGATGTAGTCTTACCAAATTTAGGTAGAGTAACAGTACCATTGTCCATGCCAGCAAATAAGTCTACAACATAGTTCGCATTCGTAACTTCTTCATTATGCCACTGTATAACATAATTAAACTTGCCAAAATAGTTAAAGTGGTCTGGTACTTCGTTACTTCCACCTATACTAACGGAGTCTTTTTCTATAAAACTAGGAGCTGATATAGATGATATAAAATCAGCCTCTCTATACGCAGTTATTGGTACTTGAAAATTTGCGCCAGAAGTAGTTATAGTGAGTAAATTAGTAGAACCCTTTCGCAGGGATATAGGATAATTATGAGAACCAATAACTATGCTGTGTGCATTAGGATTATCATTTCCTACTAGTATAAGATTTGCACTGTGCACACACTTAATTACACCAGTATTAAAATCAATATACTGCTTACTATCGTCTGTACCAGTAGTATATACACGTAAAAAATTTGTACTAACCGAATTAGAAACAACCCTAGTTGATGTTGTCTCGCCATCAACTTTCATACCAGTACTGTCGACTGCCACAACATCTTTTGTGGTCTTACCATCACCTATAGACACTTTCATGCCACTACTGTCAACAGACATTCCACCGGTAGTGGCACCTTCTTCAGTTGAAGAAGTTGCAGACACTTTCATACCCGTACTATCAACTGACATGATCTCGGTTGTAGTATCACCATCCGGTTTCGTAACCTTCATACCAGTTTTAGCAGTAATGGTGCCATCAGCTGTTAAGTCGCCTGCTGAAGCTGTTTTTTGATAGGATCCAGTAGTTACAGCAGATCTAGCATTTATACTAAGATCACCTTTAATTGTGGTAGACAACGATGGATCAATTTCTATTCCATTCTTAGTATTAGATTCTCCAATCGTTCGTAATGTTAACCCATATGGATCATTACCAGCACCTTCCAATCTTAGATGCCCACCGGCATTACCATACCCAGTTATGTTTAATGCTTGTAGTTTGCCAATTACGAATAGATTAGAGAATCTTGTAGGATAACCATTTCTTCCTTGGAACAAAATAAGATCCGTTACTTTAGCATCAATATAATATGGTCTGTCTGCGTAGTTATAGTCCGCTCTTACAAACGATCTATCAGCTTTTTCAGTTGTAGCCGTTAAGACTTGTAACTCTGTAACACTGTGCGGATTGTCATAGGCGTCAATGTGAGTTTCAAGCACGCCGGATACTAAATCCGTTTTTTCACCGACACTACCTAGATGTACAATCGCGTCTGAAACAGTCTTCCTAATATCGGCGTGCGCGGATTCAGACTCGTTATGCGCATTAACAGCACTAGCCGCAGTTCCTGCTGTATCAGCCCCGACTTGTGCGGCAGTTACGCCGTGAGGATTACCAGTGTTTGACGTGTGGTTGGAAATGTTTTCAGCAACTTCCGTTATTCTGTTATGAGTGTCAGTAGTTAGCTGGCCAATACTTTCAACGATATCGTTACTACCTACATACAAACTACCATAAACAGTAGCATTACCATATATAGTAGTGTCCATGCCTATTTCTGCGTTTCCAGCCACATCAAGGTCATTAGAGTTGTCTATCCACAATTTCCCATGTAGAGTTGTATCACCATATACGCTCAGATTTTTTTCACATTCAACAGGTACGGAAAAGGTTGTCCCTACACTTGTAAAGGTCGCAATAACATTTGTACCATTACGGAGTTTAATACCATACCTCGGCAAAATATGAAAATTGTATGAATTCCACAACCCTACACAAAAATCGCCATCGTTAAAAGTTTGTATTCCAGTTGGAGTAAGCAGCATACAATTACGTGTATGGTCAGAAGTCTGACAAACACGAACCTCACCGACTGTATACTGAGGTTTATTCCATGTATTTTCGGTATCTAATCTGCCATAGTTTGTATCTCCATACTCTCTAGTAGCAATAACTTCGCTAGTACTATCCTCAGATACAGGAGCTGGGAAAGTAAGCGTTCTAGGCTTAGATTCTGCGTCTACTATATTCGATATCTTTGTTCCATCTATAACAATAGAACTAGTTCCATTTGATACTGTAACAGCACCTGTAACTGTTCCACCTGTTAGGCTTAGCTTTGTATTGTCTAGGTCATCTAGCTTAGTATTTATTGATGATACTTCAGCATTGACTTCATCTTTTGTAGCGTACCCTGATAGAGTTGGACCTAAAGCATCCCATTTACCGACTTCTTCGTTATCTACTGTTTCAATGACCCACGCATAATTCATCCCAGTAGATTCTACATTATAGACATCACCATTCTTTGCATTAGTAGGTAAGTCCTCATAAGTAGCAACTGATCCACGGAAGTTTAGAGTAGAAGACATGGCAGCTGATATTTTATCATCTACCTCTTTTGAAGTCATTATTGAGTCTGGTTTATTCCTTCCAAGTCTTAAAAAGTCTCCATTATAATAGAGACCATATCTATCTAAGATAGCATCACTACCGTCACCAGTATAGTATACAGGAGACCTCATACCACCATTATCAGAAATAGTTACATCTAATATTGGATCCCCATAAAAATCAGACCATCCAACTGCTGCACCACCATCTGGATGTTCAATATCTAACTTCTTATCCAAGCCATCGTTGATAACAGTATACACTCCACCAGAGCTAACAGGATTTGTAGAACCTTTAGTAGGAGTAGAGTCTATAAACAAAGAGTCTTGCTTATTTTTCAAAAGCTCATCAACCTCTTCGGTCGTATATACCGTAGAGTCAAAATTTATCTTTCCAAGTTTAGTAGACATTTTCAAATTAAATAGATTGGTTGTTCATAAGACTAAATAGTATCAATATTATACATTATTGTCTAGTCTGCATTACTTTATTCTGAATTTTAGGTTCTTTAGCCTTTGGTATTCTAAGAATCTGTCCAGGTTTTATTCCTACTGTAGAGCTTATACCGTTTTCTTTCATTAGGTCTTGAAGGCCTATCTTATACTTTCTAGCTATTCCAGATAGGACTTCACCTATTCTTACTGTATGTTTTGGCACTGTGAGCCAATCTTGAAATATAGCAGTAGCTCTTTGAAGATTTGGATCGGAAGAAGCACTCTTAAGTAGAGAAAGGATTATAGAAGGTGGTACTCCTTCAGAAGCGCATTTTTCTATGAATGGATTAGATATCATCTTTCTACTCCAAATCTCTTCTTTATAGCATCCCAATCATCATCCTTATTAGTACCCATTACCCATGTATTGTCTACCATTCTTGCCAAGATAACAACTGGCTCTCCATTCTCATCGCACATTACTACTGTATTAGCTTCAGTTGATTCGAATATTGGACCCTTTATGATGTTAGAGTCGTAAACCTTTATTATTCCTTTGTATGGATCTGGCTTCATGTGTTTGACCTATATGGTATGTTATGGATATCTGAAGTAGGCTCGTATTCCACTTGGAAATATCCGGTTGCTTCGGTTTTGGTGATTTTATCTAAAACATCCGTAACTCTGATGGAAAAAGAATATATACCTCTTCTTAGATTCTTAGTCACTTCATTTGGAATCTTTACATGTACCAAACCTTGTACATTTTCATCTGGAATGATTCCATTGAACCATTTGCCTTTCCAAATTGCATCTTTAACAAATCTATTCTCGGTAAGGACAAATTCTATTTCCGTATCATTTGGAGAAGCAGGAAGATTGCTTGAAGGATTATATAGGTCTAAATCTACAATCCATGAATCTCCGTTAATTACTTGAATTACAGGAATTCTATCCTCTTTTAGTGCAGGGTTTACGCCTATAGGTTTTATATACATAATTTACCACCATTTCAAAGAATGCAATAGTCTGCTTAAAAATCCTATTATCTTAGGCTTTCCCGGCTTACCAAGAGCTGTTTCTGTATCTTGCGTAAATACTGGAATTCCCCAACCAGTCCAATCATCTTTTCCTTTAGGACCTAAATCAAATGCTATAGACTTTAAGTTGGTTCTGACATCTTCTGGAGTTAGTTTAATGCCTTGCTTTTTATGGTTTGAAATGATTAGCGAGATAATTCCAGATATGATAGGAGCAGAGAATGAAGTTCCAGACATACAAGCATATCCGTTGTTCTTGTATGCCATCATGACGTCTACTCCTCCTGCTGCAAACTCAACTTGTGGACCTCTAGAAGAAAAGTCAGCACATTTTAGCTTTCTATCTACTGCTGCTACTGCTATTACATTGTCTAATGCAGCAGGCCAATTTACATCGGACGCGTCATTGCCAGCAGCAGCTACCATAGTAACTCCATTGTTATATGCGTATTCACATGCCTCTTTAACTCCGTCATCACATCCATATATGCCTGGAGTTCCAAGAGACATGTTAATGACATCCGCTCCTACTTCGTCAACTGCCCATCTTATGCCATCGCTAATAGCTCTTAAAGAGCCAGAACCAGATGCGTTTAGAACAGCTCCATAGTATGCATTTACTTCTGGAGCTATTCCTCTAATGCCCATATTATTAGCACCTATTCCACATATTAAAGAGCCAACACCAGTAGAATGCCCATTTTCATCATTTAGATAGCCTTGTATAAATGATTTTGCTCCGGTTACAACTAAATCATTGTGCTGAGGCATTCCAGTATCTAGTACTACAACCTTTACGCCGTTTCCCTTTGTGTGCTTCCACATGGCGGGTATGTTTTCCAACTCATGATTATAGTCTTCTACAGTACCTAAAAGAGAAACAGTGTATTCCGGTGTAATGTTCGGAATCATTGGTATTAGTTCTTCATTTGAGAAACACATTATACTTCCTTTAGCTCCATCTTTCCAGTTTGGTTATTGACAGCTCTTATCAATAGCCTATTCACTCCTATGTACTTCTTAATCCTCTGAAGTCCATTATCAGAAAGATTGTTTAGAATAGAAACAAAGTCAGATGTCAAAGAGGTTGCTATTCTGCGCTTTTTGCACGGAGAACACCCAGTATTGAGGTCTACATGCATGGCATCAATCTTTCTTTTAATAGTCTGAAATTCAGGCATTAAATTAAAAAAGTTTGGATCGCCAATAGCCTTAGTTATATGGCTTGGAGATAGAATTGTAGGTTTTTCAGTTACTGCCATCGTGAATCACACTTTCTTCATGTTGATAATGAGAAACATCCTCAAGATTATCGTATAAACGGCACAAAGATGCAATATCATTATCTATATCTAACTTTGCATTTTCAACATCTTCAAGATTTCTAAACCACAAATCCAATGATGAATCTCTATAGTAGGGCATACCATTCTCAATGTCTGGCTTTCCAATTGGTATGTCATACATATCAACTGGAGTGGCAACATTGAAAAAGTTGTCATCTACTGCCTTATCCGTAGACCCAAAAGGATTCATGGTAGGTGTAGACCTTCTAAACACAAAGATATTAGGGTCATCAGAATCATTAGATTGGTCTACAGGTGTGGCTTCTACATGTAAGCCATATGCATATAAGCCATCCTTAGTAGAGCTAGTTTTATATGTTATTTTTAGTTTCATATTTCGCCATCACCAATATTTATTATTTCTGTAAAAACTCTTATCTCTTTTGTTGTAGGCTCACCACGGTTTGTAGCTACATACACAGTTTCAGAAACAAGTGCTGCTATATCCTTAGTTGTATAGCTATCAGAGTACAAGCAGTTTTCATAGTCTACAAGCTCTCTGTAAGCTGCTTTTAGTACACCACCAGCATCAACTTCAAAGCCTAGACCTGTGTACGGAGGGCATCCAGGGCGACCTGGAGGACAGTTACATTCAAACCTTTCGCAACTACCACCATTTCTATCATCACAAATATATAATCCCGGCTCCCAACCTGGTGGGTCTGATTGTACAGTTACAGAACTTCCTGGGGTTCCAGGATCGCCTTTCTCACCAGGGTCTCCTTTCTCACCCTTTGGAGGCATAAACGATCCAAAGTACATAGGATAGAAGTCACCAACACAATCTTCGCCAACCCTCATGTATTGTACATACTGACCATATAATCCTACGCTTCCATCATTATTCTCTTCCATGTAGAACGAATCTGGTACTAATTCTGCACCATTGCAACCAAACCCACCATCCTGTCCTGTAGGACCGGTTGGTATTTTTATGCCAGACCCTAATATCTGATTTGAGAATGTACTATAAGTACAGTTTTTATCACCATTAGGCTTAAGCAAGTCTGCTATAAATGTTAATGTGTTGTTATCCTCTTTTACAACTCTAAAGTTATAGTAATAACCACCAGGACAACCAGTATCTCCCTTCTCACCATCTACGCCGTCTTCTCCGGAGATAATCATACAATTTGGTGTTTCATCTTTGTACTCTATACAAAGCTCAACAGCATTTTCAGTACCTTCAACAAATCTGGTATATATTTTTGGTGTCTCTCCAGCTGGTCCTGTTATTCGTGTACACTCTGTCCCTTCTGGGTCATTAGTTGGGTCTCTACCAGTGTAATTAAAGCATAGCTCTGATATACCTTCTTCTTTTTCAATAACAAAGAAGTATGGTGTTACACCTTCTATCCCTTGCTGACCAGTAGGACCAGTAGGAAGTTTTGCTACTCCTAAGTCTATGTCGCTTTGCTTTCCAACACAAGTACCATTTTCATCACGAGTGTACTCTGTATAATGAGCAACAAAGCTGACAGTGTCATCTGGATTAGCTTGAAAACTTACTCTTACCTCTCCAGGACATCCATCCTTTCCAGGATTTCCAGTAGGTCCGCCACCAGGACCAGTAGGTCCTTTGCTACCTGTTGGTCCTTTATCGCCTGTTGGTCCTTTGCTACCAGTAGGACCTTTGTCGCCAGATGGACCCTTGCTGCCGGATGGCCCTTTATCTCCAGATGGACCTTTGCTCCCAGATGGTCCTTTATCTCCAGATGGACCTTTATCTCCAGTAGGCCCTTTGTCGCCTGTTGGTCCCTTGTCTCCAGTAGGTCCACCTCCAGGTCCCTGCGGGCCTGATGGCAGTTTAATAGGACCTAGTTCTGTTTTAGCTGGGTCTCCTTTAACACAATTTCCATAGTCATCACGGATATACGATATTCGTGTTACTATAAATTTTATTGTGTCAGAATCTCCATCGGATACTAGACTTATTTCTACATCATTTCCAGGGCATCCTTCTGCACCGTCATTTCCAGTTGGTCCACCCCCAGGCCCAGTAGGACCTTTGTTTCCAGTAGGACCTTTGTTTCCAATAGGTCCAGTAGGTCCAGTAGGCCCTGTTTGACCAGTTTGTCCTTTATCACCAGTTGGTCCTTTATCACCAGTTGGTCCTTTATCACCAGTTGGTCCTTTATCACCAGTTGGCCCGGTTGGTCCAGTTGGTCCCGTATGCCCCGTAGGCCCGGTTGGACCAGTAGGTCCCATAAATCCAATTGGGCCTATAGGGCCTCTTAAACCTTGTGGACCTCTAATTCCGGGCGGCCCTGGAACACCAGGGATACCTTGAATGCCTGTTGGTCCGATCATACCCATAGGTCCAGTTGGGCCAGTTGGAGACTCTATCAAATCGGTTAAATCTATATCTCCTACTATAGCAAGACCACATTCTTCATCACCTTTTTCAGATACACTTTTCTTAAGTGTTATTCTTCCTAGTTCTCCGCCTTTATAAGTAAATATAGAGTGACTTTCTGTGTGCTCGATAGGGCACGGAGCTTCTATCTTTAGAGTAAAGTTGCACGCATCACTTGTTTCGCATGTTAGTGATGGTACATTTTGATTTACACTAGCTTTTAGATATTTTGAGTTTACATTAGTGTCTACAGTAGCGCATGGTATGTTATAGTCAATGGATAACTTTATATCATCGCATCCTGTATCATTTGATGGATCGCTATATTTTTCTTGTACTAGACTTATAGCACAAGTTTTTTCTTCATCAATAATAATTTTAGGTACATGTATGCTGCCAGATAGTTTGCAGTCCTTTAGTGATATATCCCCGCAAACCATGCCGCTTATCTCAACCTCTCCATCTGGGCATGGTATATCAAGAACTAAAGTATACTTACCTATTGTGCAGTCTCTTCCTTCAGTAGTACGCCAAGAGCCTGATGCATTAGGATTACCTTCCATCTTTACGTCAACATCAACACAATAAGTGTCAACATTGAAGTCAATGTCTGGAACTCCTAGTACAATTGGTTTTCTAGTAAATTTTGTGGTTTCAAGCTCCGGGAGTTCACAAGCAAAAACATCTACAATGTCCGGCTTTTTTATAGTCGGACAACCTATTGGCATTACAAAAGCTTCTCTTTCACAACTTCCAATAGCCTTGCACTGTTCTTGGCCATCGGTTGTCAGTTCTTCAATGGACATGATTTACCTATATATAAAACTATTGACTGTAGCTGAAGTTGTGATTATCACAGCCGGTATTCCTTTATATGTACCTGACGTTACTGTGATGCCATCACCACCTTTTATTTGTATATTACCATTAGAATCTGCTTTCTGTCCATTTATATAATACAAAGTAGGGCATTCTGACGGACCATCTAGTCCATCTCCGCATTTTGATCCTTTTCCAAGACCCTTTTTAACTGTCAGCACAAGATTGTTGCCGCGTATGTCTAAAGAAGTGTTATGACCATCTCCTACATTGACTATACCAGTGCTTTCAACACCTCCTGCTGATAAAGTATCAACGCTAATGCCGTAAGGAATCGATAAAATCCTACTTTTCAGTATTCTAGCTGGCTTTTTTAAGATAAAATCACCAAAAAAGCCATTTAGACGCTCTTTTTTACAACAAATTGCTCTAAATGACGTATTTCCATCATTTTTTACGGCAATTCCATCTTTTGTGGTCAAAATGATAGAATTATCGTCATTTGAGCCGTTTAACTGTATTTTTAGGCTAATTTCTCCATTTTTTAGCACATTTACCTCCGAAATAGCCATTTCTACGCAATTTTCATCAAAAATACAGCATCTGAAGTCTAAAATCAGCGATTTTGGCAAAAATTTACCATTTGTGCATAAAAAATTGGTATTTTCCTCAAATGGATACGCACGATAGGCATTTCTGTTCAGCCATTCTTGTAATGTGTTACTTGCCATTGTTCAATCCCGGTATGCTTATTATTATGCCATTTCCAGACTGTTTTGGTCTGTCAAGAGATTTAGACCCTTCTTCAATCATATCATCTTGAGACATGCCTTCTACAAGCTGTATTGCTTGTGGTGTTGTATTCCCTTCAGTTGTTGATATATGGATTGAATTTTTATAATTTGCAGAGTCATCCGTCAATATATTTACAGAACCTATTTCTGATGGGCATATTCTTATATCTTGTATCTTATACGGAATATTTTCAGAAGGGCATAGAATGACATCATTTTCGCAGGTGTCTACAACTGCTGATACAGAATCTTCTTTATGCGCCTGCCAACACACATCCTCTCTACTTAATTGAGGAGCAGACAGATAAACTGTATTTCCAGATGGCATTTCAAGCAAATCAAATAAAGTATCGCCATAGGAAGCAAAAATCACCTGTTTTACGGCATTTTCTTCGTAAGATGAATAAAAAGGTGCTTGAACATCAAAAGATAACACATTTCCTAGATTTGTATGCTCTATTACAGGTGTAATGCAGTCATCACCAACTAATTTTACATTTTTACATGTTGTATAGCTAGAATTGTCTGAATTTCCTATTCTGAGCACTCCATCGTATACAATTGGGCAACAAACGGCAGAAGAGAACTCAATTCCATTAAAAGACCTATTTCTACCTGATTTTTTCTCTCTTTCCCACCCATTTCCGCAAATAAGAGTTCCAGCATGCCTATTATACGAGTCATACAGCTCTATAACGCCATTGAAGTAAGTTCCAGACAAGGTTTCGTCATTTTCCATGCTTACGATGACTGAATCTGCAACTATGTTTGTAAGAAACAATTTTGTGTTTTCTTTGACTATAGGATACAAAATAGCGTCTACAAACACATCTGTCGCCAAATATACACCATTATTATCGTATATATTGGCATGTTCAGAAAAAGGGTAGTTTCTGTATGAATTTGAGCTCTCGTGTTCTAAATAGATAGTGTTTGCAATCATACTGGAACATCTCCTACGCTTTTTGCGAATACAATCGCAATTCTGCCTTCTTTATCTGGTCTAATTCCATTTATGCTAGATATCGGCACTGACATTGTAGATATTGGATCGGTGTTTGAACATGGAGCAGGAACACTCTCTCTTATATCCTTTGAAGCCGTAAATTGTATTGTGGAAGTATCTCCTTCTTCTGATATAGACATGTTAATTCCAATAGGAAGCTCTATACCTACATCACCGGAAATCTCTGAATCTCGTTCGTGTTGGATGAATTTCTCAAGTCTTCCTACAACTGGTCTTACTATGACAGACTCTGAAAAAGGAATCTTTGTTCTTATGGTAGTAATTCTATCAAACCTTATACTTCCAAAAGTAATCATTCCAGAGCATTTTCCGTCTAATGATTCTAACTTTATAGGCGAAAACTCCTTATAGTACTCTTTTAATACTTTTGCATGTAAAGATGGTGTTCCATCAACTGATATCATGATAGATACCATGATGTCACTTTCATGAAAATACGTAAGTTCTACTGTGCTATTGGAGTTATCAATACTATCTTTAGTATATGGAACAACTATGCAAGCATCTACAATAAGATTAGTAGGAAAGTCTTTTGGAACAGAATCATCTGCAAATGGGTACGAAACCATAGAATTTCCGCTTTCCCATTGATTCTGTTCAACTATATTGCCTGTAAACCAATTCAATACGCCCATTTGTACACAATTTAAGTAATCTGGATGAACTACATATTTTGCGTTGCCTCAAAATCACGAATAAATACTTTTGTGTCTCCAAGCTCATTATTTTCAAAATTTGCGCATTCTGTCCACGTGAACATCACGTATCCAGATATTTTGCATTTTGAAGATGGTTTTTTAGCCGTTGATGCTCCGTATAACCTAATTGTTATAACAGAGCCTGCTGGAAGAAGTGTTTCGTAACTAAACTGAGACTCAGCACGAATGTCAATAGTATTATACCCTTTTAGTATTAGATCATCTAGTATTTCTTGAGTTATTTTAGTACCTGCTGCATAAAGAACAGTATCATTAGAACCATCTAGTATATTGAGGCCTATAACCTTGCCTACAAGACCTTCTTCCGTTGTAGGAACTGATTTTATTGTAATCTCATCACTGCATTTTACTGTTTCAGTGTTAGATACTACAGATGAGTTATCAGTTCTAGTAGGTAAGGTTATATTTCCAAGGATAAGAGACTGAGGTTCCATAGAAGCATATACCGATACATTTACATCCTCTATAGATGTATTAGTTATAGTAAGTACGCCTTGTGCTCTATCAACAGAACCGCTTATTGTGCTTAAATCCAAGCTATGTGCAACTCCAGCATCTATTTTCTGAGCTGCTGCAACACATTTTACCAATAATTCATCTTTGCTTACTTTGCATAGGCTTGAATTAAACTTTTTAGCATAGTCATTATATATTTTGCTAACTGACATAAGAGTAATCCAATCATTCATAGTTTGTACGCTATGAGCAGCCACTTTTTCTCCTATGTCTACAAACGAATCACATTGACAACAGGCAGTACATCTACCTGTTATCTTTATCCTCTCATCTGCAGAAACTTGGAAACATTGGTCTGCTTCTATGACTAGATTTCCTTCTTCGTCTGGAACTAGGTTTCCTATGTTTTCGCAATCTGATTCTTTATCATCACACGGAACAGTACCAAGACCATATCCAGGCAAGGCTGCTAAAACTATTGCATTTCCTCCAAAATCAGATAAAGGTGAATCTATGCTTATAGATGCTCCTATATTGGTATCTTGCCCAACATACATATTAGTTCCAGCCAATAACTGCACTTTACCTTTTATGCCAGCTATAGTCCCATCTTCATGTAGTTCATCGGTAGGTACTTTTCTGCCATTGACTATCTTGTAATGATTGTACAAGGTTATAGACCTTATATTTTCAGCATTCAAGGTCACGGCAGTCTTATCTAACGGCAAATCATATGAACTAAAATCACCTTCGGTAGATAATCTTTTTAGGTTGTGGTTGTCTAGTACAAAGAAAAACCAACTTCCGTTTATAGTTGTGTATTCTCCATTTGACAGTTCTGCCGACACATGTTCAGTATATTCTTTTTTAGTCGTATTATCACGCTTTATAACATTAAAAGATATGCTTTCCTCATTTATATATATGCCAGATACTATGACATCATAGTTATTTTCTGTTGCGTATAACAAAGCTGAACCATCAGCAAATATCGATGCTAAATCTCTATTGAGACTAGGATAATCGCTGTCAAATGGCCATGCGTTATTGGTATTGGATGTGAGATACCCGGAATTATACATAAAAACCGTTACTAAAAACTTATAAAAAGTTATAAACTTTTATGTTTCATTCCTACTTCAAAGTGCATGCTTCTGATTTGTATTTCTACAACATCTACTCACAAGTTCTTGTACACTCCATAGGCGTAAATTCCGGACTAACGTATCCGTACATATCTGTATTAACTTGAAAGTGTTATGATACAGATTGTTTTAGAACATTTTCTCCATATCTTTTAAGATTCAAAGTGGCTTGATAGTCTCTATCTATTACATTTCCACATTCACATTTGTAAATACGGTCTGATAACTTCAAATCTTTCTTGATATTTCCACAACAACTACATAATTTAGAACTTGGAAAGAATCTATCTGCAATAATCACTTGAATATTATTCCATGCCGATTTATATTCAATCTGTTTTCTAAATTCTCCAAAACATTGTTGTTGAACAGCTTTAGATAAATGTTTGTTCTTCATCATTCCTTTTACATTTAAATCTTCGATACAGATAAAACTTGGTTCTCGTTTTACGATTTCAGAAGTTGTTTGATGTAAATAGTTCTGACGAATATTCGTTAGTCTGTGATTTAATTTTAAAAGTTCTTTTTCGCTTTTTATAATGTTACTTGTTTTACAGTAACTTCCTCCTTTCTTGTTTTTGTCATATTTTCTTGATATAGAACGCTGTAATCTACGTTTTCTTTTTTCTAGTTTCTTTACCTTTTGAGACTTATTTATGTTTTGATATTTATTACCATCAGAACATATTAATAAATCTCTGATTCCTAAATCAATCCCAATACCTTCATTTGATGATAGAGTAGTAGAATCTTCGCATTCAATACAGACAGTTATATACCAATTAATTCCGTCATACTTTATACGTGGATTGCAATATTTACAATCTGTAGGTATTCTACCATGCTCAGCAAGTCTTATCCAATTTAATTTTTGCTTATTCTTCTTTTTAGAAGTAGCAAATCCTTCAACTTTTACATGAGTGTCTGTAAATTGAATTTTTACATTATCCTGATAAAATTTTGGAACTGAATGCTTCTTACTTTTAAAACTAGGGAATTTTGTATACCCTCTGAAGAAATCTCTATATGCTTCACAAGCATCCTTGATAGCTTGTTTAGTCACATTGTTAGAAACATTATTCAGCCAAGCATAGTCATCAGTTTTCTTTAATTGTGTAAACTCTTTTCGTAAATCTCCATCAGATATAAATTTACAACCGTTTTTATAATTCTCTTGTTCTCTTCCTAATGTCTAGTTATAAGCAAAACGAGCAGTATTAGCATATTGGAATAGTTTAGTATTTTGTTTGTTATTTTGGATTAATTTTACCCGAATTGTTTTTATCATCATCTTCACCACCTCCTAGATATACTTCATCGAACTCCTATCAGACAGAAGAACATTAGTAACGAAATCTTGCAGTTTGCTATTTAATGTCTGTGAAAATGAGTCTAACTTGTTTATTGTAGTTATGATTTCGTTGGTCTTCTGATTTAGAAATGTTAGTTCTGCACATCCGCAACAAGGTTTGGAACAGGTGTCTGATATCTTTATCCTTCCATCGACGGTCTCTACATTAACACAAGACCCATCTCCTTCTATTATAACATCATTTATGCTAATGCCGTTTATGGTCTTTATCTCAGTACGATTGTCCTTCTGTTCGCAACCGCATTTATCGTTAAACTCGTAATTAGCATCTGCATTTATGATAATGGCATTATTCTCTTCATCAAAGTCGAGTCTTATGTTATCCCCTGCTATTAACGCAACATCTCCTCTTAGGCGTATAGATTCATAAGAATTAGAGATATTTGTAAGATATATACCACTTACACATGGTATAGATGGTCTAACACATCTTGCTTCAAACTTTGTCTCTGACGATTGATATTCGTATGTTCCATCTGGTATCTTTTCCGATACCTTATTGAGATTTCCAAATACTATAGTGCCTCTTATATCATCATGCTTTCCGTAGCCTGTGAAGTTTATTGGATTAGTATCCGAATCTCCTTGAACAGCTGAAGCTACCGCTAGCACAGTATCATCTGATACGTCTGAGATTACAGCTGTAACAACCTTATTAGATATTGTTAAGGCAGATAGGTATATTTCCGGTTGAGTATCAAAATTCGTTGTTATGACTAAATCTAGAATTGTCTCATTTGGAATTCTGTACCTATCTATCACTACACCATCTATAGTAGGTCTAAGTTGCATATTCTCTTGGAATGGAAATGCACGCTGAGAGTTCTGATTTAACCATTCAACATTGATTGTAGCCATAACAACCTACCTATTATCTCAATGCGTTTAATAGTTTCTCAAGAACATACACCATTTCAAATCCATTATCTGGAGTTGTGACATTGGATGCTGTCTTTCGTAGTTTCATAACAGTTTGAGACACAATCTCTTCTGTAGCAGCCAATGTAGTTGAATCAACTGTCGCTACACTCTCTATAGACCATCTTAGATTCAAGAAGCCTATGTCTCCAGTATATGGAATACCACTTGATGGGTCTGTTCTAGAGAATCTAACTGCAACAGTATATCCGGGCTTTACTCCAAATATTCCAGAAATCTTATGCTCTGATATGTAGTTGGTGCAGTCTTTTGGATTAGGTATTGAATGGTCTATGACTTGAATCTTTTTGCCATAGAAAGTTCCTATCGCCGAATCATTATGAATCAATAATGGGTCATAGGCATTGTATGTATACTTTCCGGTTTCCTCATTCTCTACACCAAAAGGAATGTCTAACACAAATGTTTTGTCATTAGTTATAAGACCTGTTTTTAGATTTGCATCCTCTACTAATCCTCCAGACACTGAGTTATAGTCCGGTAGAATATTAAAGTCCATTGCTACTCCAGCTACTTTCTGAGCTGCGTCTTCAAATGATTCTTCACCAAATACAGATGCGTAAAACTTAACTCTGTATACAGCGTTTATTGCAGTAGCAGGAACATGAAATTTAGCCACAAATCCAGTAGGAATGTTAGATGTGGAGAGAGGAGTCCATCCTAGCATTCTAATGTATGGGAACATTCCAATTGAATCTACTTTAGCATTCTCTAGAGCGATTGTCTCAAAATCCCCTTGATAGACAGTTCCATCAGCTGAAATAGTAACAGTACCTTGACCATCTGGGGTATTTGCATTCTGTTTGAATGATATTCCAGGTCCTGCTATCAACTTCTCAACTACTGGGCCAAGAAGCAATTTTCCATTTCTAGAAGCCTTCGGTACTCTATAACCTTCTATATTTTGGTCGCTCATACCAACAGTTAGGTCTACATCTATTTCTAGGTCTCCAACTGTTGAGTCATCATTAGTTCCGCATCTATGGATAGTTATTGGAGCACCATGTGCTGGGCGTAAGGAAGTTACAGGCCCAGTTTCAGAATGAAACTCAGATACAAAATGGAATAATTCTCTAAATTCGTCTTCCGTAGCTACTTCTGTAGTCTGTGACATATTAGAAATAGGCCAAGGCTGTCTTCCTGGAGTGCTATCTCTCCAATAGATGCTATCGTTTCCTATTTCTATTACGGCATTATCACCATAATGTTCATAGCTATCAAGCTCTATTCCATTCAGCATTAAAGACCCAGACTTAGCTGGTACAGGAGGGAAATGAAGGTTGAAGTCGTTGTCAAACTCTATATTGTATCTGTACTTAGAACCAGGTACGCAGTTAACATCAAATTCAGCGGAGTCTCCGACATTGAACTTGTTAGATACATCTGTTGAATATTGGCGTGCAATAAGATACTTTAACCCATTAACCATGTTGAACTTGAATCCAAGATCGAGTAAAACAGTATGCGTTGAAAATCCAGTCTGTGATTCTTCTTGTTTCTCAGATAAAAGACGGCCTTCGTCATCAACTAGTAGAGCAAATCGTACATCATCAACATTTGAAAAGCACTCACCAGTCAAATGCGAATTTGGAGATGACGCTTTGATATAGTAAGCCTGATTATCTGAACCAATAAGTATTTCTCCGTCTTCATTCCAAAATAGCTTATCAGATAACTTTGATATCTGTGCAAAAGTTGCGCTATCAGACCCTAAAATTTGAATATCATCCGAGTCTGGGTCATCTGTGAATGTATACTCTTCGTTATCTATTACAAGTTTATCACCAGGCAATATAGTCAAGAGCGTTTTGTCATCATCTATACCCAATAGTGATATCACTCTAGGTATTATAAATCTGATATTAGTGTGTGGCTTATCTGCAACACCATATATTCTGATTTTATGACCAGAAGGAAGTGTCTCAATTATATTTACACCTGCATTGGACCAACCTCTTCCATTCTTATTGCTGATTGTCCAAGTCGTATTTTCTAGAGGATACTCATCACCGCATACATAAGAAAAATCGTTGCCACTATTTGAAATTCTGTTTGGTTCAGCCTCAAATCTAACAGTTAGACCATTATCTCCTATCGGTATATCTTCACCAAACATATCTAGTCTAACTGTTGTCTTCTTGTCACTACCTACTACACTCCATGTTAGATAACAAGGAAAATCATAAGGCATAGGACCACCTTTACCATCAGAGATAACTATCTTGTAGGTCTCATCTTTTGAAGAAGTCCAACAGCCGCCAACAGACAATCTCACATGGTCATAATGGTCTATGACGTACTCATTATCTGGCGGATACCCATAAACTACTACATCATCATTATTATCGGCATCGCAACCAGGGCATCTATCCAATGTTGATGCGGCATCTCCACAAGGTCTGGCTAGCAGTTTATAGGTTCTGTGAGAATGCGACTCTATATCCATGTGCTGAGGATTTATAATCGCGAAATCACCAGAATATATGCTGTTCTTTTGTTCATTTTTAACAAAGAATCCAACAAGAACTCTAGGCCCTTTAGGATACTTGGTTATTCTTCCTGCATCAGTTGATGATAGGTAGTATTGACCGGTTTGGAATATTTCTCCTCTCTCTACGATATTACCCATATCAATAGAGGACAAATCTATCTTTCCATAAAGAACAACAATACCATAGGTTTTGTTTTTATACGTTAGAACACCTACCGCAAATGCTCTATCTGACGCAGTGTATGCATCATATAAAGACATTGAGGCTATTGCTTTTATGTACTTCTTGGAATCTTTATCTATACAGACTATATCACCAACAGATGGAGCATCTGTCTCTGGTAAGTCAACGGATATCTCAACATTGGATATGTTTCCGTTAGATGTAATAGACTCTATAAGATTTTTTAAATAATCTGTTCTAGATGCCAATTCTGATATCGGTCTATTGAAAGTAGCGGCTGCTACGTTTTCACCGTCCTCAAGACCTCTTACGCTATGCCAAGTAGCCATTTCTTTCCTTTATTCAAAAGTAACACGCCAATCAAGTGCAAGTTCATAGTCCGCAGGTTTCTGTCTATACTTGCCGTTCTTCTTTAGGTCTACCATAGCTAATACAGTGTATCTGTCATTAGCATCGCATAGATTAGACCCATCTCCAAGTAACACGGCTCTATGCAAAGTTTTACCAGCAGTTAGTTGTCCTGCATATTGGGAGTCTCCGGTTGTGTCATCAAAGTAGATACCATCAACACCAGACCTAGTAACAGCATGAAAAGTTACTGTATTACCAACATACGGACTGTCATTTGAGCCATCTGCTGAATCATTGGATATAGTAGGCTTTCTGCTGAATCTTACAACCAACATATTTCCACGAATACTTTCGACTTCCTCTTTTACAGATGAAATACCCATATCCCTAGATATTGGAGGAAGAACGGCATCTTGATTATCGCTATATATAAAACCTATATACTTAGGAATATATGAAGAATCGCCACCATATGCCGCTGCTAATGCATCAGCCGCTGAATATGACAATGTGTTATGCGTGTCATATGCTGGCAGTTCTGAATTACCAACCCATTTGGCAATTACATGCCCTCTAATCGTGTGTGTGCTGAATCTGTCAATAGCCATATATAAAACTCCTGTTTTCCTGGTATTCGTATTTATGTCTACTCATACGTATCGTATTCGTCGTCAGGATCACAGCAAGAGGCTATCCATTTTGAATCTACACGATCTTTGGTTTTAAGACCCTTTCCACGCCCACGGTATTTGACTTCTTCATCGTATTCTTCGTACGCTTCAAAATCTGCTTCATCATAGCTCATAGGACTACCATCAGTCAAGTCTTCTCCGTCTATTTTATACTCGTCTTCGTAGGTTGATTCATGCTCTATTACATATAAACGTATATATGAAGGTATGCTATTTCTCAAGACAGCAAAGAACTTAGGATCGTACAATGGAGCGTAATCAGCTAGAGTATCAGTCTTCACAGTCATAATGATTGTGTTTGCACCTATTAGATTTTTCATGAAAAACTTCATAGGAGAGATTCTTCCACATACCTTACCTTCAACAAAATTGTGGTCATACTCTATTCCATCCAAGATAGATTCCATACTGGTATTAGAATTCTCGTATGTCTTCCATATATCGTTCCAATATAAGTCGTCGTCTTCTTGAGAGCCGCCCATTGGGAATCTAAGTTTAGGATTTCCGTTATAGTCGAATCCAACGCATGTTATGTCTACTTCATCCCATCCTATGGAGAATCCGCCTTCAACATCTGCTCTAAACAAAGCTGGAGGAAGGTCTATAGCAGGAACGTCTTCAACGAATTCGTCAAAGTCTTCTATGAATTCATTGTAATTATGTATATTGTCTAAATCGTTTATACAAGAATATACTTTGATAGCCTTATCCAAAGTGTCAAATCTCTTTAGCACTTTTCCAGGCTTTATATCCTTTCTAAGTTCTGAATACTCTGGGAAAGTATAGACATTCTTAGTAGTGATTACCTGCGTAGTTCCATCTGTGTTGTACAGAATGTTCTCAACAACTTCTCCATCTTCTTTTACAGTAGGTATTCCGCATATGGCAACCATTAGTGACTTTACCAATAGAGGAGTTGCACCTGAAGCAACAGTGTTCCAAGCGGCATTTACGACACGCTTGTAAATCTCAGAAGACTGCCCAGGTAGACGCATTATGTAGCCAAGATGATTATATATGAAGTCCTTGTCAAACATTGCATCGCAAGCCCACAAGACAACTTCTTCATCATTCTTTGATGGGTCGTCTGCAATAATCTCAAACTTAGACCATTTTGTGTTGTCTTCCCCAGTAAAAGGGTCTTTGTTTTCTGAAATGGCTATAGCACCATCCAGTATGACAAAATCTGTGCCTTTACCAAGAATAACAGATGCATCAGCTATGTTATTGGATATGCAAGTCATTACATCCTTAAGTTTTAGAGACTCAGTGTCCAAAGGATATACAACCATATTCTTATAATTGGCTTCCTTGCTTCCTAAACTGATTTCAGTTTCTTCAGGATAGATTTCGTGTGTCTGCTTTCCTAAAACTACAGTACCATCATCAACCAATTTAATCATATTTTTTGAGCCTGTGTTTCTCTGACTCTTTCTTATGATAATAGGATGCCATCTCTCTCTATGGAAGATAGGAGCATTTTCTCTATCCTGCAACTTTAAGTTCTCAAGAAGATCGAGATACAGCTGTGCTGCTCTTAATGCTCTAGCTCCTTGTAGATTTTCAATAAACTCTGGGTCTTCGTATATTTCAGACCAAAATGACCCTAGCCATTCAAATAGGGTTTGAGCATTTTTCGCTGAATCTGGAGAATAGTCTGCCGGTATGGAATTACCATATACAGACGCTACATTTGTTACATTAGGTTTAATAGATGTTTCCTTTGACATATCAGTCAATTGGTATTGTTGTTATTTGTACGTTTTTAGGTTCAAGAACGAAGACGGTAGTGTCTTTCGTTAAAAGTGCATTTGGTGAATTTACTACATCCAAGTCAAGAGCATCACCAGATAATTCGTGCTTATTTCCGAATCCATCATAGACATACCCATATAGCATGTCGTTCTCATTATATAGGTCAACACTCGTAGCACCAAGATTGCTTAGAATTGCTGAAATCTCAGATCTGGTTATTCTTCCTACAAATCCAGATGTATTTACATAATTGCAGATTTCAGTGGTTGCTTTTTCTGTATCAAATGAAGTTGCATAATTATATCTTACGACTGCATTTACAGACATATTGACAATCATAGGGCCTCTAACTACGAAATCAGAGCCTACATTACGTACAAGACCATCATCTACATAGTCTTGTAGTTCATTTGCAGAAGGAAGTGCTACAACACCTACTTTGAACTCCTTTTCTCCTGCATCTATCTCGTCAGCAGTTACAGGTACTTTATCAACTGTAATCTTAAGGTCTCTCCACACTGTATTTGCTACTTCATGCACATCATTATTAATATCAAAATCATGCCAAGTATTTGAAGTATCGGCAGAGTATTCTGTTTTGAATATATAAGAAGACAAAGATGCAGTGTCTGAATCCGAGACTGAATACACGGATATAATTCCGGGAATTTCGTTATGACTAATGTCAATAGTAAAAGTTGCAGTCCCATCATCAAACAGTTCTTTTATCTTACCTACCTTAGATTGTATGTTTGATATAGGTATGTTTGTAAAGTTTCGAACATATATGTCTACTCTACCACCAACAGCCGTTCCAAACAAATTATGCTTGTCTCTATGCTGTGCGATATTTCCATAGCCACATAACGATATTGCTACTATAGGATTATCTGTATTGTCAAATCTGTCTCTTAATTGAGACTCTACCGCTGTTGATGTAGTTAGAGCTCTAATAGATAATGAAGATTTTATTCTGTCTAAAGTTTTGCCGATTTCCTCTAAATCAGAACCACCGGAAAATGTCTGATACGCAGAAGCTGATATGAAATCTGATATGGCCGTGTCAGATGTCAAAGCTGTGCCCTGTTCTATATTACCATTTGCACCAACTTCAACAGCTTCAACAGGAACAAGATACCAATATCCAGAAATGCTTGAATACTGCTTTACCTCTCCGGCAGATGGTGTAATGGAGGCTGTAGTATCACTGGAAACAGTGAAGTACACTCCATCATTCGTATAAAACTGTACTCCGGTCATTATGCTATGCGTGTTTGCAGAAGATACGAAAACACGTACATATCCTTTTGCCTTTGTGCCAGAAACAGATTTCATATTGAAATTAGACAATATTGCATTTACATCGTCTATATCTATTTCTTCACCGTTTTCAGCCCTATCAACTAACATCATAAGGGATGAAGAATTTCTCTGTTCATCCACCTGTGCATTAAACAATGCACCTATAGCTGCATCAGCATCGATTAACAAATCTCTAAGAGCAGTTCCTCTACGAAGGTCTAATCTAGGATATTTAGACCGAATCATATTAATTAAAAGTTGCGCCTGAGTCTGCAACTGTTCATCAGTCAAACTATCTAATGTTATTTCTTTCATTACTTAAGACCTGATTCTACTGGTATTACAAAAGTAAAACTATCACCTGAAGCGGTGTTTATAAATACTTGTATCTTTATTGTACCGCTATTCCTATCCATTCTTATATCTTCAAGAGATGTAGACACAATTCTTTCATCATCTGGTATGCTACCAAATGTTTCAGTATTTTCATCATCTTTTCTAATAGTAGAAATAGTATTCAGATTCGCTATAGCATATAGATGATTTAAATAAGATATGTTAGGTACATTACCAATTTTTATACTTCTATATATACTGTTTCCTACAGATGGGTCTAATCTTACTGAGTTTATAGTAGTCAGAAATACCTTAGTATATCTCTGGATTGCTTTCTCAATACCACTTACGATTCTAGATGACTGTTCTGAAGATAATTCACTTGTATCATCAGATGAGGAATCAGACGCTAGATTAGGAAAAACCCGTTGATTTGGCAGCATTCTATTAACATGCCGTAATAGTTCGAGATCAACTTGTCTCCCATTATAGATATTTGTAGTTGGTCTCTCCATTTTATCCCTTTTTATAAGTATACATTGAAACAAAGTCATAAGTATTCTTAATCATACTTATATTCCTAGTCATACTTACGGCTGCAATTTGATTTGCTATTATCTCTGACTCTTTATAGTGTTTGTGTATGCCTTTTTGACCTGCAACCATAAATGCTATCGATCTTCTTTCCCTCATTAATGCTTCAAGGTCACACGGAGTTTTCTGTCTCTCTTTATCCCAATTTGAATTATGGTATGTAGGGTTGAACTCTTCTAATAACTCTTCAAAAGATTTAGAGCCAAATGTTTCTATGAAAGATTCACGTTCTTTATATCCTACAAACATGTTTCTCTCTTTAGTGCTAACTTCATCAAGTTTTCTAAGTAATGGTACTATTTTAGCCATTGTTTACAACAAACTCTATTTGATTTCCTATATACTTTGCTCTTTGGCTTACAGCGGAAGGAGTTATACCAAGTTTCTTTGCCACTTCAACAGCAGTCATCTTTTTGGCCCCATGAGCACCAATTGCGTGGTCGAATATAAATTTATCTCTGTCAGGTAAATCGTGATACACGACCTCTTGAGCGAAAGGAACTTTACTTGGAGTAATTACTCCTGGTGTATAAGACATGTCATCATCTTCTGCACCATCATATTGGCTACTTGTTATAGTTGCAACTGCTTTACCTCTAACATCTTTGATACGCTTAACAGACATTCCGATTTCATCCGCTATCTCTTCATCTGTAGGGTCTCTACCTAAATCCTCTCTAAGAGTTTCGGTGACTTTAGCAACCTCTGCCGCTTGTCTGGCAGCTACTTCTGGTATCTTTATATCTCTCTGCTGAATGCTATATCTTGCAAGAGGTTGCAAGTTAGTCACAATCCAACTGTTTAATTTTGCTCCAGACATAGGGTTGAATGTCTTTATGGCTTTTATTACTAGAGTCTTTGCCTTAGACCGTAATAATGGCTTTGAACCAGAATATCTCATTATCTCTGAGTTTATGGTAGGAGAATAAGCATCTAGAATTCTAGACATATTAGTAGGTGTCTTATCCCTAAGCCAATCAGCATATGCGGTTTCTCCTGAGTTTAGATTTTTAAGCTTAGGTGAAGCAGTATTAGAAATAGATGAGTCATAGCTTGAATCTCTGTTATTTTTATTGATTGCATCTAGCTCTGATATAACAGAATCAATACCCTTATCTGTCTGGTCGGCCCAGCCAAAAGGATCATCTAGTGTCTCTTCTGTTTCTTGTTGAATTGGTGAATCCATATCTGTATATTCTGTTAATTTCTAGTAGTATACCAATATACTAAATACAAGTCTAACTAAATTATTTTAGCTATTATAAAATGGTATTTTAGGGTTTGCACCTAATAGGAATGGAGTATTATTGTTAGTGTCACAGAATGACATAGAAATAGCTGTTGAAGCTTTTGAAGTTACACAGTCTATAGAGTGGTAGACGCTAGTGACCAGCCCGCTGAACAAAGGCCCTTTTGAATCAAATACCATTCTTAACCCAGGTATGATAGGTTCTCCTTTTTCTGTGCTTAGTAGTAGCCTACAATTCAATTGAGCGTCTATGCTTTCCTTGTAATAAGACATAAAGGCATTTGCCAAATAAAGCATTCTGACAGAGTTCCACACTTTCATATCCTCGTTGTCTATTGATGGTGGTGTCTCATCAGACTCTGTATCAGAAAATGTATAGCCACTAGTACCTATTTCTGTTTTACTAGCCGCCTTCTCTGCTGCCAAACTAAGCCAAGGCGGATCTCCACAATGTATTAAAGAGCCTAAAGACATATCTGCTTCTGCTGGAACATAGGCTATATTAATTGGTCTAATCCCAGTGTTTGTAGATGCTTCTGTTGCGAATGTAAAACCTGTTGTAGGGGTTTCTGTTTCTCCACCACCTAATAGCATAACAGCACCAAATACTGGGTTCGTATCAAAGCCTGGCATATCTAATCCATATACATCCTCACCGTATATTGAAGAATCTATCTTTGGCCATGGCATTGTTGGAGCGACTAAAAGTTTGTCGCTTGTATATGTTGGAATTACATTTAGCATGAACCATGGGCATATCATTTTTATTAGTGAGTCCCATAATGTGCAACTGCCACCTAGCTGTTCAACCCAAGATTGTGTTAAAGCATACTTAACACCAAACTTATGCCTTTCGCTTGAAAGCGTTGATTCGCAAGGTATGTCAAGATTTCCACCTGAGAATTTCGGATCCCATTCCAAGTAGGTATTAACAAAATCTTTAGCAACTTTTAAGGCGTTTGTTAACTCATTAGAAACCTCATTAGGGTCTTTTAATGGAGTCGAGATAACAGAAGAAATGCTCCTGTCAAACAATGTACTTATTTTCTGTTTATTAGCATCTTCCAAGACATCTATAGCTTTTAATGCGGCGTCAACAGGATTTTTAATTGTGTCCACGTATTTATCTATATTAAGAGTGCTAGCAGTATTTACAAAAAGTCCATCTAGAAGAGTTAGTCTATATGCCGGGTGATAAAGTTGGCATGTTATCGAGAAAGTATTTGTTGTCGATATATTAAATAAACCGCACCCACCTAATAACCATTTATTTAACTTTAGATATTGCTCTTTTCGTTCAGAACCTGTACCACCAGTAGTTGATATCTCAATCTCAATACTTAAAGAGGACTCTCTTAATGCGTTTGCTTCTTTACATAATGTTTCGTATGCGCTCTTAAGAGATATAAGGTCTAACGAATTTATTCTTATATCGCCATTAGAATTAGAAGGTGCTATACAGACTTCACAAGAAGGTATTGAATTCATATTTAGTTGTAAAGATACTGCTGACACATCATATTCTGTGTCGCCAATCTTAAACTCAACTTTTTTTATAGTGTATACTGATTCCATGTTAATATACGAATTTACTTTTGTATGGATTTATTATATGCACGGTCAATATTCAAAACATATGCAAGAATACAAGCTGAAAATCTCTTGGATGTCTCTTTCGATCTAGTATATATTTGTTTTAATTTTTTAATGCTTTTAATAAAAAAATCTGTATCGTTGTTGCTATAGTTGAATAGACTTATTGTGGATGGGCTTGTAATACAATTTAATATCAAATTATTTTTTGAATCTGACAAAGATTTATAAAAGTCTGCTACGCTACTATGGGATATTTTAGAATCATCTACAGTAACTCTTGTGTCTAATTCCTGTACTATATCGTTTAACTCTGGGTCTAAACAAAACGGAATAACCGATTCAACAACCTTTATTCTGTCTGAGTCTGAAAATAGTATATTACTGAAGTTTAATAGATCTTTAGTCAGTTTAATAGGATTAAAAGAGGGTTCTACATACCATTCACTTTGAAATGAGCTACTTTTGTTTAGCAATAAAGTTCTTATGTGATTTAACATTGTATACCCCCTAGTGATTTACCACTGATAGTTACACTTAGTGTGTTTAATTCACTGTCTTCAACATTAACTTGTACACTTAGAATAATACCAACAACTGCTATATTTTCACCAATAGTCATTACAACAGTAGATTTCTTTTTAGAAACCTTTAAGTCATTATATGCTTTTATGACTTTTGCTAAATTCTCTGTTGAGTAGTCTGGTTCGTTATTTTCAAATCCTTCTCCTCCATTATATCCTCTTTCATACGAGCCATCTTCTCTCATTCCGCTCGATGACTGTTGGGAAGAATCACTTTTGCACTTACCTAGAAATACAAGGTATGAAATAGAAAAGCCAGATTGCTCTGGGTCGTGTCCAAATGCATATATATGTGTCACGTTATTAAAACACTGTATCATTCCATGCTTCTCTACATCTTGTATACTAAAATTTTGTACTAAAATACCTTGTCCGGCAGATATACCTATCCCATCAATATTTATTATACTTGGTTTTAATTCAACATCACTTGATAATGCTTTATAAGACCCTCTGACTATACCAAACACTTTTGACATGCACACCTCCTATTTAACTAGCTCTAAACCCGCTTCCTGTTTCTATACTATTCTGAATAGTATCTACGAGGGAATCTATTTTTCCACATAGCAGTTGTATATCGGAAGAGCCGTTTTTACCGCCGTTTCCATTATTTCCATTTTTCCCGTCTTTTCTATCGCTTCTCTCTAAATTTGTTGAAATACTTTCTATATATTGTTTAAACTTATCTTTACTATATGTTTCAATACTCTCTCTATGAGTCTGTACTTGTTTCTTCGCATTTTCAGCTGCTTGTATTTTTAAATCTAAAGATTTTTGTTCTTCTTTTTCTTCAGGTGATAAATCATCTGAATCTTTTTTCTGTTTCTTTAATTTCTCTATACCTTTGTCTAAAAATTTCTCTTCTGTTTCAAGAGCAGTGATATATGCACCCTTATCTCCTTTTCTTGCCTTCTCAAGATTCTTCTTGTAGCCGTTTTTATCCATGGATGTCCACATGCTGTTTCCTACTTCTTCCCCGGAAATAACATTTAGATATTCAGCAGCTGCATCATCACTGAGATTATTTATTCTAGCTTCTGCTGTTAAGCCACCTTTCTGCAACAATTCTGTCTTTACTTGTTCATCTTGTGTAGCAGCGTGTACAACATCATTTGTCATATCATCTGAAGCGCCAACTACTCCGCCCATGGTTCCAATAAGCTTTTTAATGCACTCAAAAAACTGTTCCAACGATACATTTCCGTTTTTAAGTGCTTCAGCAAATTTAGACATGTCTCCAGATTGTAGGCCTTCTATAGCTTTTTCAGCGTCGCTCCTATTCTTTTTCTCCTGTTCAGCCTCCATTTTCCTTAAGTCTTCTATAGCCTTTTCTTTCTCTTTTTCCGACGATTCATTTGAAGTAATTGTTTTGTAATATCTTGCGTATGTAAGCTGATCGTCTTTAGACATCCCTTTCATAAACTTAGCAGCCTCTTGATGCTGCATTACTTGATTAATTATATCGTCTCCACTATCTTGAGCGTAAAATCTAGCCTGTAACACGTCATCTGTAGAGTATCCTCCTCTTTTGTTGGCAGCTTTTCTAGTAGCTCCAACAAGAAGTGACCTGTCAGCATCATTTAATGAACTTACTAATCCTGTTACTATATTTCTAGCAGCTTCACCATCTCCGCTTTTCATTTGCGCGTCAAATGCTGTTTTAGCTGCGGATACGTCATCTTGTGTAATTACTTTACCGTCTTTACCAATTATACCTTTACCTTTAGATTGATTGGATAATGTTTTAAATATATCAGATGATGCTTCCATGAGAGCAGTTCTTGTAATAGTACCTGTCTGTTCGCCTTTATCATTTAAATCAACAGCACCAATTTCTGAAAATATTCCTTTACCTTCTTCGCCTTTTCCTTTTGCCGATAGTTCTATTGCCTTACCTTTTTCATCAGTAAAATAGTTCTTTGACCTCAAAGCATCTGTTATGCTCTCACCCTCTTCTTCCTCCAATGCTTCTTGTACATTAGTAGAAAGGACGCTATCAAATCCCTTTTGTCTCCATTTTTCAACTGCTAAAGAACTTGCTCGTTCTTCAATCTCATCCTCGCTAACGCCTCTAGATCTCAATTCTTCTATGGCTTCTTCTCGTAGTTCTACTAATTTATTTAGTGATGCCTGTCTTGCTTTATTTTCTTCATCAGTAGCTCCTTCGTAAAGACCCTTAAAAGCTCCACCATTATTGCTCAACACATCTACTATGGCGTCAAATCTAGCTGCACCTTTAGTGTCGCTAATCTCAGAAGCTGATACCCCGGATTCCAAAAGGGATTGTTGTTCCTTTTTTATATCTGAAGCATATTTTGACTTAACACCTATGTCACCCATATCATAGGCTCTCATTTGTATACCCAACACAGCGGCTCTTTCTGACTCTTCTGTGTTAAGTGTAGAGGCTAAAGCAGCCATAGAATTTCTATCTGATCTGAACTCTTTGTACTTAGCAATAGAACCGAATGCCCTCTTTGCTAGAATAGCCTCTGCATCACCAAAATTGCCAGATGCCGCCATATCACTTAATTCTTCGTACTCGTCTTCTGTTATCTGATTTGAAGACCTAGCGTGTTCTAGAACAACAGCAAAATCATTAGCCGCTGAATTATTGTATGACGATAGAGATGCATTATTTGCTTGCATAAATCTTGATACAGCCTTTGGGTCTGTGCTCAAACCTGTCATTTGACCCATGCCGTTGATAGCCCAATTTAATGCCATTTGACCTTGGAAAGCACTTCCTTGCGCTAGTCCGCTTCCTCCAAAGTTTATCGCATTTCTATTCTGTTCAAGGACTTGTCTAGCAACAGAAGGGTCTAACCCTGCTCTACTAGAAGCCATGAATAAATTTGTGACTTGGTCTTTTACCATGTCGGCAACTTCTTTATTCTTAGAGCCTTCTCCTCCTGTTAAGTTATCCAACGCCTGTTTAGCTTCTGTCTCTCCTTCGTAAAATGTCTTTAGAGATGACACAACACCAGTAACGCTTTCAACAAGAGGTTCCATCGCTTGACTAATTTTGCCTTCAATCTGGTCTATCTCGCTCGTCAACTTATTAATCTGATCTGCTTTGCCCTGTATTAGGCCTTCTACCTCTTTTAACTCGTATTCCTTCTCCTCCTCTTTATTTGTTGTTTGGTCTTTGACTTTAACTTTATATTTCTTACCTTTGTTTTCTCTTTTACTTAAATATTCTTTGGCTTTTGTAAATTCCGCTTGTTGTGCTGTAGCTGTATCCAAATCAGTTTGTGCATTCCTTAAATCATTTAGGTCTTGTGCAAAACTAGGTCTGTTCATTATGTCCTCAATAAAATTCCCATCCTTATCATAAGCACCATAATCTCCTCCATCCGCGAAAGCACCAGATGATATGCCATCAGCAATAATTTTAGTAACAAGAGCTTGTGATGCACCATGTATATTTTCTTTCTTCACAGCGCCATTATACATCATCTTTTCTGGTGCTGTTGCTACAACGGTTTCAAGTGCAGATCTAGTGCGTTGTGATGCCTCGCTGAATGGGTCAAAAAAACCTCCATTGTCATCAACATTGTCAATATACGCTCCGGATGTTGCAAATGACGACAACATCTGTGGAGAAAACATCCCAGCCATACTAGCTGATACACCTCTGTCGTACCCCAACATTTGACTAATTAAAGGTGTAACAATATTTGCGGCCATAGGTGAATTTAGAAGACCAACGAGTGCATGCGCATTATCTTTGCCAGATTGTGACATAGGTGTAGCATCTATTAGTTTTTGTATTGCACTACCATCACCAAACAGTTTACTGTATCCCTGATTTTGAACTTGCTGTTGTGCAGATGTCGCTCTTGAGAATGCAGCCTTATTCTGTGCGGCAACAAGATGTTGAAACCCACTTAATCCACTCTGTTTTGTTCTGAAATTAGACTTGAAAATAGGCGTTGTACTACCATCAATGCCTGTTGTAGATAGCCCTGGTACCATCTGAGAAAAAATAGCACCTATAGGGCCAAAAAAAGAGTCCTCTTCCGGCATTAACCCTTGTAGGCCTTGCACTTCAAATGGATTTCCTTGGTTATAACTATTACTAGTAAAAGGTATAGACCCATTTGACATTGCTGCTGAGAGAAGATTTAATAATAACTGATTGTCAATATCTTCCATCTAAAAATACCCTCTATCTGAAATTCGTTAGCTTAATACTATGAGGTAGTATACTATTTATATGTAGATTTGTTTATTTGTTTTTTAACTTATCTAACTTATCTTGTTCTTCTAACCTTCTCTTAGCCTTTTCTCCGCCCAATATACGTGTTTCTTTCTTAAGCTTATTAAAGAATGATCCGAACTTTTCTCTAATTGCTTCACCTGTTAGTTTCTTTTTTATTTCCTTGAATAGAGCAATATTCTTGTCAATATTATTTGTGCTTTTGGCTTTATTACTATTTGCTTTTAACTTTTCATTCATATAGAAAATGTTGTTATACGCTGCCTTTGCGCTTTCAAACAATTTCTTTGAACCTTTATCGGCATCAAACATAGGATTGCCGTATAAAGAGGATCTAATATTAATGAATGCTAATTCCATATTCAAAAAGTCACGAGACTCACGATACAAATACCGTAGCCTTCTCGCAACAATTGAATGTGGACATCCTATATCTATGAATCTACCTAGGAGTGCCGCTTCTTCTATTCCCCGGTAGACTCTCCGGGAAGCCAAAAATTTTCGTCATCTGATTTTCTAACCATTGCCCAATATCTAGCCTCAAAATTTACTATACACTTAATAACTATAGATACAAGAGCATCTGGCTTCTTCTCCCATATTTGTAAGTCAGATTCCCATTCTGGCCTAAATAAATTTTTAGGTGTCTCTTCAAAAAATAATGGGGAAGCCATCTCATGGTACTTAACGCCATTTATTTCTTCTACTTGTGCAACACACAATAGCTTTCTAACAAGCTCTGAATACTCGTAGTCGGTTTTTACTTTATCTGTTGTTATCATTCTACGCAGATAAGCTTGTATGGCCTCAGTCTCTTCGGTAGTTCTAGATCTTATTTTTAAGACCATCTTACCACCGAAAATAGAAAACTCTTCTACGTACCGCTCACCTGTTATAATGCTATTAATAAAAGAATTCTTATGCTCTTCTGTTATAACCGCTTCTTTTAAGTCATCCACATCATTTTCTTTTGATAGATTTGATTTATGCCCTCTTTGTAAATACGCGACTCTCAATAGAGGGTCTGCTTTTGTATGCTTAGGGACATCAACTAACTCATCTTCTTTATCTTGAGTTTCTTCTTGGTTGTTGTACTTTGAATTTACCTCTTTTATTGCATTATCTACAATGTCATCAAACTTAGTACGCTCAGCATTATTTTGTTTTTCATCAACTTGTGTGGGTTGCTGAAATTGCTGTGTAGAAGCACTAGTGGTGGTGTTCTCAACATTGTTAGATACTAGAGTGGAATTAGTTATAATTTGCATAGTATTACTAGATTTTAAATGAATAATAAGGTTTGCTTTGTATAGTGACTGAATCTTTTAAAGAGTCTCTTTTGTCGGAAACAACTATATTGTCTTTTGACTTTATGTTTAAGTCGTTCACACTTGCATACATGAATTTTCCATTTTCAAACGCATCAGATCCTGGCCATGCCATGGATTCGTGAACAGAAGAAACTATAGGTGTAAACGGCTCAGATGTTATGAGAGGATAGCCTAAATCTTTTAGAACCATCCAATAAGGCTCATACATAGTAAACTCTTTGTTTGGTGCGTATGGTTCAATGCCTTTGTTTGTTCCGATGTCTTTTGATTTTCTAAATGAGAATAATGCTTTCTCTTTTAAAGTATCCCATGTGTATGGTTTCGTGATATCAGAAGTTTGTAATTTATCAAATGCCTCTTTAATAAATGAAAAATCTGGTTTCTCCTCTATTGGTGCCCATACTATTGGTACTTTATCATCATTTAATATCATAGCAGATGTACCTGCTACCAATGAGGATCCGGTTGATGATAGAAGAACTGCTGAACTGTCGCTAACAAGACAAATGCTGTTACTTGACATCATCATGGCACTCGATGATGCCGATGTAATAACATTTTTACCGTTTATGTATACACTACCAGACCTTGTGTCACCATCTGGACCTCCTGTTATTAGTATGTTGTCTCTACCAGATACATATGTATTTTTACCACTTAATACAACACCGGATTCCTCAGAGCGTATAACAACACCACCAATAGCTGACGAGTTTCCACCATCCTTTGGTGCATTTACGAAAGATCCTTTACCGATAGACTCTATTAGTACTCCACCAGATGAATCGTCAGATCCGCCTGCGATTGAAACAAGTCTGCTGGATTGGATTCTTACAACACCCTCGTCGGATGTTATCTCAGATGCTTCTGTTCCACGAGCAATTACGCTACCACCAGCCATCATTACTGTATTTCTATTCGATGTAGTAATTATATTTCCTTGGGTGTTTATATGTATATTGCCACCCTCCATTACTATCTCACTACCCCATGCGTCTCTTATAATTACGCTACCATCTTGACCTATAAATATACCTGCATGTCTTCCAGTGTATTTGGCCATCTCTATTTCTTTAGAGTTAAAAGGGTCTTCATCATCATTATAGATTTTTTTTACGTCTTCCTCGTTTAATGTAACGAAGTCCTTCTTTAACTCGTCGAATCTTTGGTACATGGTCTTTTGTTCCCATGCCATCTGGCTTGACTTTAAAAGACCTACAGCATGAGGATCTTTTGATAATTCAAAAGGCTTAAACCCTTCATGTTTAACCTCTGTCTCTCTGTCTCCAGCTAGATCCCAATCTTCTTTAACTCTCTTTGGTACTGGAATCTGGTCGTACCTTTCTAACGACACACCACCAGCCATACGAATCATCATATTACCAGCTTGGCTTATATGTGCGCTTCCTAATGCTGTATCATGGTCTTTTTTATCTTTTTTAGCTCTTACTACAAAAAAACTAAATAGATTACCTAAAAAGCCTTTCCAAAACCTAGTTCTTGGTCTTGGTTCTGCGTCTCCAATATCAGATGGCCTTATCAATTTATGATCTAATTTTTTCCCAGTTCCACCAAAAAGCTCTCCTTGGTATGAGTAATCTCTACCTTCAGATGAGATAAGGCCACCATCGTTAAACTCTTTTACAGCTTGATGACTAGTCCACTTTATAAAATTTGTGGATCTCATTTTTATTTCGTCATCAAGTCTACTTACTCTAATAAAACTTCCACCGCCTCTAAGCTCAACATCATACATAGATATGATAGAGCCACAATTATTTTCATTTACATTAAAAGTCTCACCCGGAAGTATGTCTTGGAATCTATCTGAATTAGACCAAATTCTTCCCGTGTAGTCTGTTCCTTTGTATGGTATAGAATACGCAACATTCTGCGTAAATGGCATTACATCATCATTCGTGTATGATGAAAATAACTTTTGATACATAGGCTTACCAGTTGAAAGATGGTTTGAGTTTGGTGCAACTCCTAAAATCCATCCAACACTATGAGTGCCTTCTCTAATAATGACAAATACTTTAGAACCTTCTACTGGCAGATTACCATCTGATACACCAAACCCATTCGATGATTGACTCTGTAAGACAACGCAAGGTACTTCAAACTGTCCTATCTTTACAGCACAATCATAGCCTGCAACTCCTGTTCGTACTACTATTCCAGGTTTTATAGTAAAACCATAATTCTTCTGTAATGCTCTTCTAGCTGCGCTACCAGTAGGATCAAACCTTATAGACCCTGTACCTGAAGTTGCAGCTATGCGAGATGATAATGACATCACAGTTTGCGTATCGCGGATTCTTCTTATACTAGGCATAGCATTATATTTTTATTGTTTGTGCCATTATACCAATAAATTAGTTCTATTACAACAAAAATATAGGTAACCACTATTATCAGTAGTTACCTATATGTGTGTGAAATTACAAATAATGTTACTTATTCATTATTTCTAGTCCGACAAACGTTGCCGTTAAGTCTTCTCCTATATGGACCTGTTGTGAATTACCAGAGAATGACACACTTTGTAATACGCTACCTTTGATACCTAGACACAAGTTTACTACTTCTGTTTGGCTATCATTGCATAATCCTGATTTTGAGTTAATTAAAACCTGCTTTGGAGAGCAAACGGTACCAAAAATACTGTTTATCATTGAAAAATCATCTACGAAAACTCTATTACAAGTAAACGTACCGCTCGTATGTTTTGCAGAAAAGTAGACAGTTGAAGTGCCGCACTCATAAATTGGAGTTACTGTTGCGTTATATTGTACACTCCACTGCTGCACTAGTGAAACCTGATCATTTCCTTCACCGATTATTATTCCTTCTTCTGGGTCTACAAACGAGTGTGTACCAACTTTGGACTGAAACCCAAAAATATCGCCTTCCGCCATTATTAACCTCCTATAAAACTGCTAATTTACTCATTAAACTTCAAGATCTAGTTCAAAATAATTGAACGGGACTGGGAGATTTAGTCTTACACGAGCTTGAATACTGTCTCTCTTAACTTCAGATTGTCTGACATACAGTATCTCAGTACCATCAGCTAAAACTTGTGGTCCATAAGAACCAGAAGCAGTATCTGTAGAAAGTTCAGAAATACCTCTGCGCAAGCTATTTGTTATACCAAGTACTAGTTCTGGAGTTATGACATATTTACCAATTAATGGAGCAAACATATCAGCAAAATAGTATGATATAGAGTCCAAATTCTTTGTGACTGACAACTCAGACTTCATTAAATTTGCATCAGTATATGCAGTTGATATCTGGTGTCTGACATACACCTTGCTACCTGGTCTATCTTGCATAATTATGAACGTACCACCAGCGGCAATAGTATTTAGCTGATTTCTATCGTAAGTCTGATACACGATAGGTATATCGTCAACACCATTGATTTCAACATTCGTAACAGGCTGCTGTGGAAGAACCGAAGAAACAAGACCAGCCGCAGCGCATGCTAAGAAATCACCCGTAAACTGAACACCAGCGTTTGACGCAACCGTAGGAAACACATTGTACATACGGCGAGATGCAAGAGAAGATGACTGGTCGGCAATGTACTTTACTTGTGCTGATGCAGATAGCTTTCTATAAACCTCGACCTTGTAATGATGGTTCACACCAAGGCCGGCTGGCAACATATCGCTGTTGCAAACTCCTTCTTCCTTACAGACTTCAATAGGTTCTGATAGCTGTAGTATGGTGTTTGAAATAACCTTCTGCACATAACGCTCTGTGTACTTAGGAGTATTATCCCAATCATCGTCATCATTCTCAGTGTAGATTCGGACAACATCACCAGTTCTAATGTCTTCTAAGCATGACACATAAGTATTCGTAGTGGTGTCGCTAGAGTCAGAAGAGTTCATAAACTGAACTATGTTGTACACACCAGGATTCTTACGAGAATCTAAGAACTTAGCATAGAAGTCAGACCCATCATTAGTCGCGGTGTTATCATAAATAACATCTTCAGTTGGTGGTTCTAAGGCTACAAAACCTATTCTCCACATCTTATTCTCAGCGGAAGACATTTCCTCGACATGACTCTTAACAGCGTGAATTACTTCCTTATCCATAGTGGTAGGACAGATGATGTAAACTTCATCTGATAGCGATGCTCTCTGTAAAGCAACATTATAGCCGTTTAGGTCATCGGTCTTAATACCGCAATAGTACACAACTCTATCACCAGAGTTTAATGCAGCCATGTACACACCAAATGCAAGCGGGTTGTCAGGATGCACAGTGCCTAAAGTCTGCTCAACTAAAGTACTAGACTGTATCGAGTCAATTTCGGATGACGCCGTAGTAAGTAAGTCGCGGTGCTCAACATAAAGCTTCGCGCTTATAATCTTAAACTCAGATGTGTCACCCCAATTTGAGTACTCGGTAGTCATTCCAGAGCCAATAGCAATGCCGTAGACATCCTCTAAGTTGCCTTCCTCAGCATCTTCATAAGTGCTCCAGTTCCAAACATGTCTCGTATTACTCTTCTTCTGTATCTCGGCGTTTGAGAACACGGCGCATAAAGAAATTCCATACTTTGACGTGGTGTCAGGCTTATAGACTCCATTATTTTCAACTGCCTTAGCAACAACAGAAGATGGCAAGGTGTCTGCTAACTGAACAGAGTCGAATATACCACTACCAGGCACTGATTCAAACACAGAAACAATAGAAGACAAGAAAACATGGTCAGTGTCATCGCTACCGCTATAAACAAATCTGATAGCGTCTCCAGGATTGACATCTCTCTTTAACGAGTACAAAGGATTTTTCTTACCTTCGCCACTAACAAATGAAATAGTTTCGTAGAGAACATTGTCATTTGAATCCGTAACCGCAGTAACCTTGGTCGCATAGCCACGCTTCGCACCGGTTAAAGCGCAATTAAATCTTATGCGGCCGTCTAAGTCAGCTCCTACGATATCATCTTCCAACTTCTCAAACTGCTCAAACTTTCCAGTGCCACTTTCACTGGTGACTGGAAGCTCTACAATAACAGAATCGGCATACAACTTCGTGTAGGACGAGTCCGGTATAGATGAGCTAACCTGGGACGGGTATGGGATAACACCATCAACTAACCGTAAGTTGTCATTGAGTAGATTCGTATTGATACCCGTTATGGTAGCTGCGTCTCTATCGTCATAAATGACTCTAGAACCGTCATAAGTACCAATAAAAGTCTTATCCTTTTCATCTGCTTCAGAGAAACGGAATAACTGATAGTTAGGCCCAATTACCAAAACATTCTGATTCTTTGTAGTATTAAGCGATACTTCAGATATGAGTTGGTTGATAAGAACCTGTGGAACAATATAGTTTGCCATTATCTTTGTTCTCCTAAATGTTGGTCTGGCGTAAATCTCTTTGAAGATAGTATGCCATAGTTCTTCTTATTTTGTAAAGTATCAATGTCAACCGATCTTAAGATTGGAGACTCTAGTTTAACCTTAGTCTCTTCGTTCCATTCTACATAGAATGTTGAAGTTGACTGCCACCTCTCTTTGGAGTCTGGTTGATATTGCTGAATTGGTGTAGTTTGTTGTTCAAAAAACTTTGTAAATACTAAATCGTTTCGTATTTGTCTTTCAAAATCGGATAAGTATGCTCTAGTGTTATCACATAGCATGCAAGCTTCTCCAGCATTTCCGCCTACATGAACAAATGATACAGAAGTCCTTCCTGTTCTTAATCTGCTATAAATTGCATCCTTAAGCATCATTTTACCTGCTACGGGCATGCCTTCTCCGAACGGAGAAGAATATTGTACTGGTTGTATCTTTATATAGACTGCAGGTAGAAACTCTGGATGAGCTGCATTCCAATTTAGTTCAGAATCAATCCAAATACCCGTTTTTTGTGGGTCTGGATCCCATCTTACATCTGGAACACCAATTATATATGGTGTCTGAAATCTATAGAACTCTCTTACTAACTCTACGAATAGACCGTATAGAACCATATTTGTCTTTCTAAGACTGCATATCAGTTCTTTCCCAGCTAATTCGTGTACTTCATGAACCTCTGTAGGTGCTACTTTTAATTCTAGACTCATTCTGCTACTCCTACCTTATAAGCTGGATCTGTAGTAGCAATTTCATCAACTACTAGATTCTGAACTAAAGGAACTCTTCTTAATTCTGCAACTATCTGTACTTGTGACACATAATATCTCTTTCCAGATCTCAAATCACAGACTATATCGTTTTTCTTTACAGGTAATGCACTTACCATTCTAATAGAAAACTTCTTAGTCTCTACAGTTCCATTTCCTTCTGGCCCTTCTTGCAATTGATGCTGATTGTCTTCAGAGAATGAACACCATGCTCTTGTTGGTCCTAGATACGGAGGATAAAAACCAGTACCTAAACAATACCTACAGTTATTATATCTTGAATGACCTGTTATTGGGTCTATGCAATGAGGACATTTTGTACCATAGTTAGATATGCTCCAAATGTCGCATTCTACACCAGCCATCTTTGACATGTGTAGAACTTCTTTCCGTATAATCTCTTTTCCAATCAGGAATTCACTTCTAGACAAATCTCCATAAGGAGTTTTTACCTCAGACTCATAATTACCGGATGGAGTTGTTAAAACAACTCTAATAAATATGACATCTGACTTATTGACTCTTATAGGTCCTTCTGATTTCCAAGCGAATCTATTTTCTATTTCTGGTGATATGTCTTTCCATGGGCCATTCTGTGATAGAGCTGCTTGTACCTTAAACTTCCATGGTAATGGGTCATTAAATCCGCCTATTAACTTCCAATGAAACAAAAACCCAGTAGCATAGTCTGGAACTATGTCTATTCTAGATATTACTGGATCTTTGCTGCTCATTATTAAATTGATGCGAACCCTTGTTCAGCATTCTGTGATCTTTTATTTCTTAAAACCCAATCCGTATACTGTTGCCATAATCTAGACCCAGCAGCATCATACTCTTGGTGTTTAGCTTGGTCTTGTATTGTCAATCCTCCAGCAGAGTACTGAAGGGCATTTCTTCTGTATCTATTAGCAGCTATAAATAAAAGGTTGGCTACCGTTCCCATAAGCAATTGGCTGCGCCATGGAAACTTATTATAGTCGTAATTTCGTATATATGGTGGTTGATCGTTGTAATAATCTATAGCAAGAGTCATCGCAGTGCGAATCTCTTCAGGGCTAAACTCAAAATCATCTAATAGCGTATTAGCAGAAGGATCGTTGTCTCTTAGCCAAATACGTATGTCTAAATCTGTTAAATATGTTTTACTACCTATAGCCATTTAAGTATAGTCATTAGTCTGTGGGTGCTCACCATTTATTATATTAGAAAGATTTTTCTCTATTTCTTTTTTCCTTTTTTTCTGTAAAACAGAATATTCTGGAGAACCTTTCCAATATACCTTTTGGTCTTGAGGTAGAAGACCTTCAAGCATTTTACCTATAACACCCTTAATTGGGCCGTTTGGGTTTCCTGTCTGCTCAGCGTATCTACCCCAACCAGAACCTGCTTTTAACGATAAGTACGCACCACCAAGAATAGCTAGAGTTGGCATAACTTTTGACCAAGTACTACGACCATCTTGGTACTGGGCTTGTTTGCAAAAAGAACGTGCACCTTCTATAAACGATTTTGGGTCACGAGCCATGATATAGGCGTATCTTTTTAACTCTTCTTTTTGCATGATGGTAGATATTTTAGAATTAACCCCTACACCCCAATATAATTAGGATGTAGGGGTATTTTTCAATTAGACATTAGAGTCGTTAGAATCATTAGCGGTCTTAGCCACATTGAAACGAGCGAGAGCCATGCCAGCGGTGTTACCGAAAGCAAATCCGCCCATCCAATATGAGAACATGGAGATGAAGTATGCTTCCTTCTTAACATACATCGTCCAGTCATCCATGTAGAAGCACTTACCTAGGAAGTCAGGTTCCGCGAAGAAGTAGACCCAGTTCGTAGGAACAAGATGATTCTTAATCGTGAAGAGCGTCTTGATACCCATGATCGTGTCAGTGGTAAGGCCATTCAAGAAGAAGTCCTGAGCCTTATCGCCACCAATTTCATTTCTCTCAAGCTTAAGCAAATCACGAGCGGTAATCTCGTTCATGAGAGCGCAATAGTTGCGGGTCACGAACTTACCATCTTTGTTACCAGACGGCAACATCTTGGTCGCTTCCGCAAACGTGTCTCGGTTAAGCGGCTCTTCAAAGTCCTGCCACTGGCACTTACCAGAAACATGGTTGTCTAAACCAGGACCATCAGAGTCAAACACGATGGAGTTGACAGTCTTGATGAACTTGGAGTCAATCTCGGCAAGACCATCCTTTATCGAGTTATCCGTCAGTATCTTACGGATATCCTGCTTGGTGGTACGAAGTTCGGCAATATCCTTCTTGAAGTTAGGCGTAAGGATACGAGCGAACGGAATAATGTACCGAGATGACTTTATGTACTCGCCCTCTGGAACAGTCTGCAACGGAACCCAACGAGCAGCTGGGGAGTCCGGTTCACGCTCCCAAACAACAGCAAGGTCTTCCGTAAGGTCATACCGAAGCATGTCATCCGTAGCCTTTTCTGGAGGAAGAATCTTAAAAGCGAAAGAGTCTTCACGAATCTGGATGCGAGTGTAATTGGTAGCAGAAGCCTGAGCCTTCTTCTCGAATAAGTTGGTGTCATCATTCTCTAATGACTCAAGAATCTGCGCATTTATGATCGAAACATTTTGAGTGTCCATTTATAAATCTCCTTATCTATATATGTTAGGCCACTTCAATATCAATCACGCGAATCATAGCACCAGTTATGATGCCTGGAACTGCGACTGCATCATTTGAATAACGAGTGTACGGAACAGCACGGACGTAGCCAACAATATCATCATTAGACTTAACAGGCGTAAACTTGCCATTCTTGACGGTAACTGGAGTACCAATAGCGTAAGATGGGTCTTCATCAAACATGTCGGTCTGCCAAACATCGCCATCATCCAAATGGATACCGGTGATGGCTGGTCCGTTAACAACAGTTGAACCGTGCGCTGACTCCTCGTGAATGGCGTCTGGTGAACCATTTCCAATCGAGAAGAAGCCCGCCATATTGGCCTGAAGGTCATTGTAGTTCTGTAAAGCGAGGTAAAGAGGCTTTTTCTTAGCATCAGCCGCAATATCAAACTCGCCATTTTCATTAACGCAAATAACTGAACCGCGCTCTATCTTCTTAGAAGTTTCAGAGACGGCGACTATGCACGTGCGATCGTGCTGGTCAATTTGTGGATAACCACCCTTTTTTTGGCTGAGATGTGCCATGGCTTATCTCCTATTTTTTGCCTTGTTATTAATCAATCATGCCGTTGTCGGCATTCGTATAGCCGCCAAACTCTCTTACCCATGGATCCATGGAGGAGACGGAAGCTGTTTCATTAGATCTAGCACCTAGTGTAGATGGCCCAACAGACGATGCCACCTTTTCTACTAAGTCCCAAACTTTGGATTGGTCAGAAGCGATGGTGTCAACAATTGAGTTGATTTCATCTTTGGATATAAGTCCTGCTTCTGAAAGTGTGTTACATGACTCTGTTGCTCTCTTGATGAACTTAACCTTTTCGGAAAGATTCTGTTCTGCTTGTTTCTTCATTGAAGTTACAGAACTTTCAAGATATGCAATTTTGTCGAGTTGAGGCTGAACAACGCCGATATACTCGGCTATCTTTTCAGCGAGTGTATCGAAATCTCTGTCCATTATTAACCTCTCGAAAGAATGTTAATTAACTGCCGCTTGAATAGTTCACGGTTGGCAGACGCCTGCTTCTGAGCCGCATCAGCTAGAGCGGCTTCGGCATCAGCAGCACCCTGCGCTTCAGCAACATCACCTATAGCCTCTTCAGCGTCAGCAGCACCCTGCGCTTCAGCAACAGAATCAGCTAATGCTTCATCCGTTGTGTCAGATACATCGCTTTCTTCTGCGATTGCTTCAACCAAAGCCTGCGCGTCTTCCTCAGATAATTCTCCAGATTCGACAGCTTCAACAATTGCTTCTGCTAAATCTTCCTCTGAGACTTCTCCTGGATTACCATCTTCTTGAGCAGCACCACTAACAGCTGAAATGACTTCTTGAGCCTGTTCTGGAGGAATCGTGCCCTCATCTGCGAGTTCCTGAACTGCCTCTATGATTTCATCCGGTGAATAGTCATCTAGTTCGCCATCATCTTCATCGTCTTGATCGCATTCAGCGTTTTCATCGCATTCAGCGTCTTCAACATCACCCATAGCCTCTTCAGCGTCAGCAACACCTTGGGCTTCAGCAGCATTACCTAGAGCCTCTTCGGCATCGGCAGCACCTTGGGCTTCCTGTATGTTGCCAATCATCTGCTCGGCGTCTTCAGCACCCTTAATCCAAGCGTAGTTCAGTTCCTCTTCTTCTGCTCTCTTTTCAAGAGTGTCAAGAACCTCTTCCGCAAACTCTGCGCCAGCTCTCTTGGTTAAAGCCTGCTGAACTGCAAACTGACCTTCTTCATCAGCAAGCGTTATAGCAGCTATCTTAGCCATTAAAGCCATATCAACGGTAATTGGTTCAGCAGCATGATTATAAGATGCGCTCTTTTTGGAAGAGGCTTTCTTTCCTAGTATAAAGTCCACAATATTGTTCCCCTTGTAAGCAGCTTCCTTAGCATTAGCATCCGTAGAATCTAGAGCCTTGGTGTCTGGAGTAAGAACCGGTTCATCAGCTTTATATGTATTTGCATTCGAAGCCGGGAAGTCTCCACCGTTCTTAGCACCAGTAAGAGTGCGGTTCCCAGATGAATTTATCTGCGGATCAGAAACCTTCGGATCTGCCTTAGTAGCTCCAGTCGGAATCTTCTTGTCATTCTCAGCACCAGGCAAGCTGCTAGGGCTAGTTCCAGTAATGTTTTCAGATTCTCTTTCTTCGGCAGTCTTGCAGAATGCGTCGAGTTCAGAAATGAGTGCTCCAATCGTGTCAGCCATAATTTTATTCCTTTTCTACTTTCGTAGTGTTTGTATGTTGTTTACAGAAGCCAATGCCTCTGCATCTAGTTTAGACATGCCACGACGGCTATTTACTATTGTATCAATAGCAGATAACTGATAAGAAATGTAAGCTTCTGCTAATTTTTCTATAACATTACTATTTACGCATATTCCAGTATGTTTGTCAATAGTAGTGTTAAATTCTCTATTAATAGGAGATATAGTTGCTTCTATAAGCCTATCCTTTAAGTCAAATGCGTGTTTCTTGAGCATTTCATCTAGTCTTTCTGGTATAACTCTAGAATAGGATGAGCTATAAGAATCATAAGTTGTGTCATTACACAAATCAGAGCAATTTGCTTTCTTTACTCTTGATTTGATTATAGACGGTATTGCTCTTTGAGTTGAGTTCATATACGGAGACACAATTCTTTCGTAATCATCTCCGGTTGCGTACTTAAAGAAAGTAGGAACATCCATGACAATACCATGCTTTGCACACGCAGACATTGCTATTGGTATCGGCTGTTCTCTTAGTCTTGATATTGTCTCGTCATCTAAGGATGAAGCTGCAATCTTTCTAAATTCGTACAAATAACCATCTCTGGCCGTAACGATAGATGCTTGTTTCGTTATCCAACCTACATATGAATCCTGCAAGTTGGCAATATCTTTCATATATCCTAGCTTGCGTAACGATGAGTCAGTTTCGCATGATAACTCGTCTGGAGCTGTAATTCCTTCGTACTCAGCATACTTTACAGAGTCCAAATCTAATGCAGAGGCAACTTTTAAGTTCCAGGCTATTCTGTCAGCTGGTCTACCAACAAATGATATGTCAAAGAATTTAGGAGTGTCATTGAATGTGCCAACTTGTCTTCCGTCATCCATCATTTCTCCTAGATGATTTTTCACATGATCGCATTCCTCTGGACCACCAGCTTGCTTTCTCATGTTGCCGCATATAGAACATCTATCAGCTGCAATTTGGCAAGCCATAGAAAATGGTATTTCTCCTTCCTTCTCAAGTCTCTCAAGCTCAGGAGCTGCCTTTTCTTTATCTGCATGAATAAACAGTTCTATGCGACCCATAGGCTCATTGTATGCAGACGCTTTTACAATTCCTATAGCTTTCTCTGGATCTTTGTTTCTATGGTGTCTAAAAACATGAGCATGCTTTACAAATGTGTCATGGTAGTCGATGCAAGCCTTTTTAGGAAATCCATCTCCATTTCGGTTAAACAGATAGTGGTCACTATCGCCTAATGCAACAACATGTATGCCAACAGACTTATCATCTGGTTTCAGCTCCTCATACTCTTTACCAAAGATAGTAGAAGCTTGTTTATTTAGTTCCCCTTCTCTGTTGATGATTTCAGCACCTACACCAATGATAGGGTCAAATGAAGAGGAATGAATTAATTTTACCATGCTCATTTATTGTTCTTTCCTTCTATACGCATCAACTACAGAAGCAGCTAATAAAGCTGGTATTGTTGCTAAAGCGAATTTGCCACTTCTTCTTAGCGCAGAGAATGCGTTCTTATCATTTACGCTTCTTGATAGATTTACAATCTTAGGAACTAGTTTTTCTGCAACTTGCGCATTAACTTTTTGTTTAGCATTTGCTGGTAAAGCATCTAAAACAGCCTTTGCTATCTCTTTATCCTTGTCAAGTATATTAGTTGTAAAGCTACCACCTTTACCTCTTATAACTTGTCCTAGTCTATTGAGTAACGACTCTTTTACTGCGCTATTTTTGTTACCTTGTGCAATAAACTTTAGCCTATTAAGTATAGAACCTGCTTCTGCTCTATTATTTGCTGCCGCTATAATTGGTGCATGTCCCTTCAAGACATCAGCTGAATGAACTTTAAATCCTTTAGACGTTTTTTTCAAATTGTCTAACAAGTCTGTAATATCCTTACCACCTTGAGACTGTGTCAACTCGTTTATGTAATTGAAAAGTCTATTATTTTTTGTTCTTGTAGATGTAGAACTTCCTAAATTATATAAGCTAATGCCAGCTGGTATGGCAGCAAGTGGCGTATAACCTATTTCTGGAGCATTTCTGACATAAAAATTTGGTCTGTTACCAGCACCTAGGTTTAATGTTTTGTATAGTGCTCTACCCCCAACACCTGCTAAGCCACCCATGGCAGCACCAGTCAAAACATTTGTAAGAAGCCTCTTTTTCTTGTCTTCGTCTTCATCTCTAGGAGTCATAGAATCTGCAAGATAGCCGAGACCTGCTCCTCCTAAAGCTCCTACAGCACCAGCAAGACTTGTATTTGCAATGCTATTGAAGTCTAAAGCTTTCTTTATCATGCCAGTAGAAGCATATTTATATAAATCATCAGACTTCATAGACTTCCTCCTTTATTATCATTTCAGACATAGCTCTTAGTTTTTTGATCTCTCTTACAATACGCTTTACTATAGTATCAGACCATGATTTCGCTTTCTCCTGTACATCAAATTCTAATTCAGAGTCTGAAACAGTAAAATCAATCATAATTGGAAAATCACTTCTTATTTTTCTATTTGAATGGCCCAACTCGAAAAAGCATTCCGGGTTTTCACTTATAACCTCATCTGTGTAAGTTGGCTCAGAATTAGCAGCGTCTTTAAGCTCTAAAATAGTCTTTGCTATATCGTCGCCACAATCTACGTCTGCCTCTTCTACTTTGTTTAGTTTATCAAAAAATCCTACAACCTTACCTTTTAAGTCGCTATTACTCTGGTATTCACCCTGTATACACGAGCACTCAGAGTTTAATTTCTTGAAAACTCCTCCTATGTCTATTTCAGGTTCTCCTAATTTAATAATAGAATCTAAATCAAACTTAGACCAATCTGTTGTTGCTATTATTACACTAAGTACACCATTTATTTTCTTTTGGTAAACTTTTATCTTCATTACTTTACAGGTATTCACTTATTAATGAGGTTATTCTTTAATGAAATATTATTGAGGTCAGCCCATTGTTTCGCATCAAATGGGGATACCGCAACAGAATTAACAGACTGTCTTAATATCGATCTTACTATCTCTTTGTTCAAAGAAACATCTGGAGCAGTTTGAACTAGCGTGTTGTATGCGTCCATTAATGCAGATGGGTCTGCTTCTGATAAGATAGGGTCATCAGAATATAGCTCGCTTATAATATCACTACGACGCATATTGTTCACATACTCTTTTAATGATGTTCCTTTTTCCTTTTTAGGATTTACGATATTGCTTATATCTTGTTTATTAAGGCCACCACTTATTAAATAGTCATACATTGAAGATGTTGCATCATTTGAAGAAGTATTTCCACTTATCTTTAGTTTAGGAAGCCATGGATTTACTTCTTTTTTGCTGTCGCCGCCATTTCCTTTTTTGCTGTTACCGCTTGATTGTCCAACCTTCTGTATAGTTGCATACTTCTTTAGTAGGCTCTTGACTCCTTGTTCTTTGTTAGCACAACAGCTAATGATTTTATCTATTTCTGCTACCTTATGTATGCCTTCTTCAATCTCTTTTGCATAAGAGCATTCCTTAGAGATAGAAGAAACATCAATTATATTACACCTGTTTAACTTCTTAATATGAGATGACGCAGCCTTTACGATATTCATCGGCATTGCCATATCTATATTTCTGACTGCCTCTGGATATTTCTTAGAGTTAGCAACCTTAAATAAAGCATACTTAGCCTCTGGTTCATATCCGCTAGATAGCATATATGCAACTTTTGTTACCTGAGTAGCTAGGAGCGATTCAGCCATTCCCTTTCGTTCCTCAGCAAACTTTCTTTGCATTGAAAGGTCTTTTGAATGCTTAGATACCTTATCTACAATTTGTTGTATTGTAAAATTACTTCTATTGTCTATATGAGTATCAAGAGCAGATGCAACCTTAACATTAGGTTTCTTATGTCTATAGTCTTTCTCTTCTAAATCGTAATATGAGTAGTCAGCAAAATAACTTGGTTTACAAGATGCTTTCTTCTCAGTAGTAGATTTGTTGTCTTTATCTCTAAAAAGCATTCTGTGCACAATGTCCTTGTCAGCTATGTCGCAGTTTGAAGTTCTATCGTTAGCATGCTTTTCATAATGAGCGATAACACGAGCGGTGTTCATCGTCTCAAGGAGTCTATCAGTCTGGTCTATATTTAACTTAAATTCTTCTGCTGCTTTAACAATAGATGTGTTTATATCCGCACCATTATTATAAAACTCAACAGTTCTAGGAAGAATTTCGTTCTTTAGTTTTTCTTTGAAAGACATATTAAATCTCTCCTTCTGAAATTAATTTTACTCCGTTTTTGCCTACTTCATCAAATTGAACTTCTGACACAGCAGATTCTGCACGCAGTCTAGCAGATGTAGCATCGGCAATTTGTTTTTTATCTACTTCAGAAGCTATTGTACCTATTAAAACTGGAGATGCCAACCCCAACATGCCTTGCATAGACTTAATCATGTCTATCTCTATATTGCCTTCATTCTTGCCTTCATGTAATAACTTCTGCTGAGAAGAAATTGCAGAAAGAAGTTTTGCCATGGATTCATGCCCGACTCTGTCTGCAAACATAGACATAAACAATCTTGATTGTGCGAGTCTCCACATTTCGTCTAACAAGTACTCTTGTGAGTTATTAACAATTCCATGAGCGTCCTTCCATAGCCATACAGATACCAAAGTGTCATACCCCATTAAAGATGCAATCATCTTCCACATCTGTTCCGGAGGTGTATCAGCATTGAACTGCCCTGATGGTAATGCAAAGTACTGGCGTAATTGACAAGATTTGTTTAACCTTCCAGAATTGTCTCTTATATTGAAGTATAACTTTTCATAAAACTCTATGGCTTGAACAAACTCGCAATCACCTAATAAATCTATAGCGATTGTTTCGTAGCTTACAGGTGTTAGAAGCAATGGCTCTAGTCTAAATCTTACATCCGATACATTTGTACCATGAAACCAAAGACTAGCAAGTCTAAGCATTGAATTTTCTTTTAATAGAGGTGCATTTCTATCTAATGCTTTTAAGTAGCCAAGTTGCTTTTTAATCCATGGGTCATTTCTGTACTTAGCATATGCTGGGTCTATACTGTCATTAGACTCCATTAATCCTATGGCTATAGAATTACGCCAATCCGGATCGAACTGACCCGGATTGTCTATTGGTGTAACTATGACAGTATTATTAATCCTCATTAAATTACTATATTTCTGAGTGATTTTTATTAATAAACCGAACTGCCGTAATATATAGGTCTGCCATAATTTCTACGACTATAACCATATCTACGACCTCTTCCAGATCCACCGAAGCCATCGAAATCAACGCCTGGATGCTGTGCCTTCATGCCTTGCATCATCCTTTCGCCGATTCCCTTGTTTCTTGTATCCGATATCCGTTGTTTTTCTTCCATAGAAATAGAACCACTTCCCATGAGTTGGTTGTAGCTTTTAGTTGTATCGGATAATGATTTAATTTTTCCTCCGTACATCTCCTTAATCTTCTTGTAAGGTATAGTTCGATCGCCAAGTGCTGTTGACAGTTCAGTGTCTCCAGCTGCGTCAGCCATACGTTTATACCCTGCAACTCTTCTCTTCTCTAATGGAGTTTCCCATGGCACAAGATGGTGTGTCCAATCTAGAAGAGCTTGTTTTACAAGATATTGTGACGTGCCTTCGTCAATACCATGTTCAGCACACTTAGTTAAAAATCCATTTATATAGTAATCGTAGTTGTTATTCATATTGTGTGTATTTTTTGTTAAACAAATATTTTGGAGAATATAGCAGTACAAGCTGCAGCTATTAAAGCTGTTGATGATGCAACAAGAAAATCAACCCATTTAGACCTACCTACGCTTAGCATAGAAATCTGAGTCTTCAACTCTACAAAACTGTTATTCAACGACCTACAGGTGTAGTCTATATTAGACATATCTACACGCAATGTAGATACCTCTTTACCTAAATTGTCCATCTTTGTCTCAAGCTCCTTAACTTGTACGGTAAGTGCTGGATGACCGTTTCCTTGAGTAACCGTTCTCTCTAAATCTCTAACTCGTTTATCAAGTTCTAGTAGCATGGTGTCTTCTTTAGCGATACCTGCCCTTACCTCCTCTCTAAACTGTTCTTGTTTTTCTTGTTCAGTCATCTCTACAAATTATTAAATAGTATCTAGTTCTGAATCTGCGTCACCACCTCCAACAGCCTTTTTCTTAAGGTCTAAGGTAAGCTTTCCAAGATTCTTAAAAATGTTCTTCAGAGACTCTTCCATCTCTATAACGTTATCAGTTCCATAGCGTTGAACAAAATCATCATGCTTCCAATAGTATAGGAATAGCACACGACCTATTCTGTCCACTGCTTGGATAAATTCTGGTAGGTACGAATCGATTACAGCACCGGTATCGTAAACTTTTGCTAGCCCACCAATTGCTGCCTTGTCAAACACGTCCTTCTGCCCTAATTGGCCAGCCTGTTGGGCTAACTGTGCTGCTTCCTCGTCAAATTCAGCCTCTCCAGATCCATTGGACTGATTTGATATGTCACCACCTATGTTCTCACCTATTTCATTATCTTCGGAAACAGATGTATCATTCCCCTCAAATGGCATGATAGTCTTATCAACATATGGAGACTGATAAACAGGTATTCCAGTATATGGGTCAACCTCTGGAGTCTGTTCTGGTGGCATCTGTGACTGAACGCCAACCATCTGACCAAACTTTACAAGACACCTTACTTTCTTATTAGAAGATGCAGTCTTCAACAACTTTTTAGCGTCTTTATTGTCTATGCCAAGTCTAGTAACTAAGTTTATACAAGCCTTCTTATAGTTCATCGGGCTTGTGAATCCACCATTGTCAAATCTGATATAATAATCTAAGCCGTCATCTGATAGTACTTCTAGCTTTGCAGCACCTTGTTTTCTGAGTTCGTTAGATAATGAGTCTATAGATGCTAGTCTATAACCTTCTTCATCAAGACTCATTTCTCTTGTCTCTAGTGACTTCCAATCAGAAGGAATGATAACAGTGCCAGCTGAGCTTTTTGGAGAGCCAGTGAAATCTGCTAACTCAACATTATTTATAAAACAAGTATCACTTTTTAGCGATCCATCTCTATTATGGTAGCTATCATACTTCCAATAGTTCGCGAAATCGTCATCATTGTCTAAAGGTTCATAAGAAGAAACATAGTTGAACGAGCCTGATATATTTGGTCGTTCACCACTATTTTTACTGAATCTACCTATTCTAAACGGAGGTAACACCGATCCGTTTTTTCCAACGAATAGGTATACAGAGTCTATAGAACAGTTACTTATGTTAGATGCATCATCTCTGATTGAACTGACATTTCCTATAGCACCACCATCACAAAGAATATTTCTGTTCTTTGCAAATATTACTTGTTTGTTGTCTGGGAAGTATACAACTCTATTTCTACCTTTTTGGAATAGTCTATCTAAATCTAGTACATATGCCTTCTTAGTGACGCCACCATTAACTAAGACATTATACACTCCAGGTCTATCTGGATTTTGGAAGCTGGATTCATAATCAGACTGAATAACATCTGACTTTTGTTCTGGTTCTCTATTATCATGAATCGTGAAGCCGTCTTCTATAATCTCTCTTGCTTCGTCATCATTACTTGGGTCTGATGTGACTTCGATTTTTATGGAAGTTAATGACGCTTCTTGCGCTTGCTTTCTAAGTAAATAACAATCTCTACCAGAGTTTGGATACCAATCAACATGAAATGCAGAAGGCCCAGTGTAGAACTCTAAAGCGGCATTAGCAGTTTTTATGTTCTTTAATGCCTTCATAAAAGTCCGCTCTGCTTTAGGACCGCCAACAGACTGTATGAACTCCTGTATTGGAGATGACGCTTCTTTCTCAAACGGAGATCTTACACCAGAGAAAGATAGGAATGAACCCATAAATGATTTCTTGAATTCAGGGTCGCAAGCGGCTCTCTTCTCGATATCATCCTTAATGACATTCCATGCATTTGAAAAACTCCATGGAGTATCTGCTGATGCAAACTTTGACCCTCCTAAAGGGCCAACGGTTGGTCTACGAAGAAAATCAAATGTTGGGTTCTCAAACTCGTCTTGCTCTGGTTTTATTGGCTTCTTTGATTCGCTACCTAACTCAGTTGCTTTTCTATTTATAATATAGTTAACCCAGTCTTCAGTAAGTGGGATAAACGAATTCGTTTTCTTTGATAGTATAGAATCAACACCCTTTATTTGGTTATTCATAAAGAATGCCGGGACATAGTAATAGTCGCCATCAATCTTGAAACCAAATATACCAACCGCTCTAGTACCATTCTCCGTTCTGTCAACAACTTCGAAACCAAGAATATACCTCATTAGCGCAGGAGCTCTATCCTGCATGAATTGGAATGCAAGATTAGAAAAGTCCTTTGCGAACTGAGTTCCATCAGGCTGTGATTGAGCATACTTTAGAAATTCAGTTCCTTTAATAGGAGTATCTGCGAAAAGAGAATGTAATCTTGGTTTCATTATTAACTTGTACCCTTATATAGTAAACAACATATATTTATATACTAGCATAAATATTATTTAATAAATACCATCCGTGTCTTCACTTGCAAGATCGGCTAGAGTACCACCACCTATGCCAAATGGAAGAATTATACCTAGCAGAGATTCATTGTTGTCCTGTTTCTTAGTCTGCCTTCTTCTATTTTTTATTGTCTTCTTTTTATTTTTTTTTAGTGGCTGGTACGAATTCGGTAGACATAGACTTAGCTCTAGACACTGGTACGAGTTCGGTAGACATAGACTTAGCTCTAGACACTGGTACGAGTTCGGTAGACATAGACTTAGCTCTAGGAACTGGTACTAGTTCAGTGGTCATAGACTTAGCTCTAGGAACATGAACAAGAGCAGTAGGCATAGACTTAGCTCTAGGAACATGAACAAGAGCAGTGGCCATAGGAGTAGAATTTCCAATAGCCTTAAGTGGTTTTGACTTCTGCAATTCTGGGAATAATTCAGATAGGTATTTTCCAATTTTTGCGTAATATCTGTTAGTGACTTTGCCAGGTTGTATACCATCTATCATAGACCACAACAAATTAGCTTTATCACCTACACTGTCTGGTCTACCTGCTAGATCAAACAGCTTATTTCTATACTTGTTATAAGTCTTCGTACTATGATGGAACTTTTTACCTAATTTAAGAAAAGAACTTGCATTAAGTAATGGTGCTGCTGCAAGCTTATGTAATAAAGCTAACCCATCCGTTTCATCTATTCCGTATTCAGCACACTTCGTTAAAAAGCCTTGTTCGTACCTAGTCATGTTTTACCTATAATTTATTGTTTAGCAATTGACTTTGAGCTAAGCATAGGGTCAAAACCAAGATATCCACGAATTCCGTTACTCACAGCTCCAGCACCATAACCTAACGCTCCACCACCAAGAGCTCCTAGAGTCTTTCTAAGTAATCTACCCTTTTTACCACCAACTAATGCCCCAATAGCAGTGCCAGCAGCAGCACCACCAAGAGAAGTAACAGCTTTAACAACATTTCCTCTTCTTTTGGTGTACTTTCCTTCTTCATAAGCCTGCTTTAGAAGTTCTCTACCATCAATGTCGTATTCGGCGCACTTTGTTAAAAAGCCTTGTTCGTATGACTTATTTATATGTTGCATAGTAATAAATTAACCTCTTAATAAAGCGTCAATTTTTGCGTCTAATTCTGTAACTTTTTGTGATAAGTCTGAATTCTGTGGAGGCTGTCTCTGTATATCCTGCTGCATGCAGCTAGTGTCTTGGACACCTAAAACACTCTTAAACACTTCTGCAAACTGCTTAAATAATTTACTAAGCTGCGTAGGAGTTATCTTCATATATGGTTCACCAGTAGGTGACATTTCAGTCTGCCCCCCAATAGAAGGGTCACCGACAGTAGGCATACTGCCCATAGATGGGTCTCCACCCATAGAAGGGTCTCCGCCGGGAGGCATACCGCCCATAGAAGGATCTCCGCCGGGAGGCATACCGCCCATGGATGGGTCACCGCCGGGAGGCATACCGCCCATAGATGGGTCTCCACCAGGAGGCATACCGCCCATAGAAGGATCTCCGCCGGGAGGCATACCGCCCATAGATGGGTCTCCACCCATAGAAGGATCCATAGGCACAAACTGTGCTCTTTTATTAAGCAATGCGTTCAACGCTTTAAGTTTTCTATAGTCAAACATAGCAAATTATATATTATTTATTTAGTCTATCTTAAGTATGACATCTGTGCTTGAGAAAAACTCTGATTTCTAACTCTTGGTCTTCTCATCTGGCTCATCTGCTGCTGATAGGCTTGTTGGTTCTGTTCGTTTTGTTGTCCATTCTGATAAGTGGTTGGAGGAAGTCCGTAACCGTATCCAACTGCTCCAACACCTACACCTTGCTGCCCTTGCTGTCCTTGCTGACCTTGCTGTACTTGTTGACCTTGCTGGTTCGCAAGTCTTTTATCAATCATCTCGTTGATTTCGCCTTTTGTCTGCCAAGGAACTAGGTGGCGCCCAAATCTTTTTGCATCTTGCCAAAATTCCTTAAACCCAGCTTGCTTGTAGAGAAGTTCTCTACCATCAATGCCGTATTCGGCACACTTCGTTAAAAAGCCTTGTTCGTATGCTTCTATTGTAGTCATTTGATATTAAAACCCGTATGCTTGATGTATTTCTTTTAGTTTCTTACCATGATTATGAGCAACTCCAATAGCACCAACTCCAGTACCAGTGAGTGCTAAGTTTACAGCACCTCTAGTAGTGCGAGGGTCAAAATGTCCTAGCACATCTTTTCCTTTATCATAAACAGCATTGCCATAATCATTAAGTTTATATTTAAGTGCTCTTTTTAGCACGTCAGTAGATTCGTTAACAGCCTTTTTGGACACTCTTCTTCCAGGATGAACAAATAGTTTGCCGCCTCTAGTAAAAAAGTTTTTAACTGCGTTATAACCAGCATTAGCAAACTGTGCAGCATTACTACCAAACCCAGCATGCTTTAGAAGTTCTCTACCATCAATGCCGTATTCGGCACACTTCGTTAAAAAGCCTTGTTCGTATCTAGTCATGTTTTACTCCTATTACAATTATTCACCACCTCTAAATGCATCTATTGCACCTTTTGCAGCAAAACCCGTCACAGCGGCATTTCTAGCACCTCTAAGAGTTCTTGGGTCATAATATTTCTTGGCAAAAGCTCCAGCAGCAGATGCTCTTTGTTTCAAAAGAGTTCTTGCAGCGTCACCAGTTTGGCCTTCTGAAAATAAGTCTTTTCCAAACTGCCTGCCATTGTTAAATGTTGACTTAACTTTTTTACCAAAGTCTGAAATATTTGAGCCAAATCCATGAACTCTATTTTTCAAAAGAGTTCGTGCAGCGTCACCAGCCTGACCATTTGAAAGTAAGTCACGACCAAATCTACCAGCACTTCTAAAGTTATTAACTGCTCCTAAACCAATGTTTTTTATGGAAGACCCAGCGGCTGATAAATTTTTAGTTATACGAGGATCAAGTTTTGATGTGAATTTATTTATTTTTTCTGGTAACTGAGCACCAGCTCTAGATAAAGCTTTACCACCTCTTTCTAGAACTCTTCCTGCGAATTGAGCAAACCCAGCTTGCTTGTAGAGAAGTTCTCTACCATCAATGCCGTATTCGGCACACTTCGTTAAAAAGCCTTGTTCGTATCTAGTCATACTATTATTCTCCTTTATTTTTGGTAGCAGCATATGCCGCAGCACCTGGTATAAGAGCTGATAGTGCTACAGCAGGTATAGCAAACTTCTTTGGTATTAGACCCTTCTTTAACCTCTTTGCATCTCCTATCAGTACATCTTTTATAATGTTTATAGATGCCTTATTTCTAGACTTTAATTCTCCTATAAGTGATTTAACACGAGATGCGTTATCTTTTGACGCTATAACCTTTGGATTCAATGAGTTTACAATATTCTGTTTAAATGTGTTACGCGCACCTGCTATTGATTTATCAATATCACGAACCTTTGTAAAGAATTCTTTACTTGGCAAGCCTTTACCGTATATTGATGTAAGATGTGAACCTGGACCTAATTTTCTCCACTTCATAGTATTGTAAATATCTGTCAATACTTTGTCATTAGATAAATACTTACCAAGATTATCTGTCCCGGTTATACCATATTTTGCTCTTATAGCTTTATTATTTTTTAGACGATCTAACACAGTATCATATATATATGCATCTGTTGTGTTAAAATCTTTAGTTATCCCTCTACCTTTTAATTTAGTGAAATCTATATTACCTTGGTTGAGATTTGAGTCGTGCATAAATATAGTTGGAGTCCTAATACCAGCAAGTTCTGTAGCAGATGAAGACCCTCCATATCCTAAGTTCAAATCAGCACCATTGTATAGTGACCGCATTAAATCTTTAGGTACATATTCTATAAATGATACCTTGTTTTTCTGTGGGCCTCGAAGAACGCTCTTCATAAACTTTTTAGCGTTGTCTACCATTTTATGTTTTTTCTTAAACCCACCGGCAGTTTGTACAACTAAGTGTACGTTATCCATATCTTTGATAGCGTCTAATGTTTCTTTGACCTTCTGGTCAAATAACGCGCCAGCACTTCCATTGGATAGGAATATTATCTTTTTACCACCTATATTGACTGGCTTACCAAGTATTGATTTGCCTTCTTCAGCATTTGCTAAAAATTCTTCAAATAGCTTTCTATCCTTTAAGTGCTTTCGTCGTGCAAGAAAATCAGACCTATTTACAATACTATCATCGATATTACTACCAGTAATAATCTTATCTGCATACTTATTGTAGTTTGCAGCAAACCCAGCATCTCTAGCCAAATTTCTCTGCATAACCCCATCTGCGCCAACCATTTCATCTTGTATAAACGCTATTGGACCATCTTCCCAATTTTTAACTTTATCTCTTATAAAGTGTTGGGTATAACCCATTCCTCTTTCGCCAGAAAAAACGTACTTTGATTTGTTTCTTTTTAAATCTGTAGCGAATGATGAAACCATGGGTACTGTAAACACGTCCTCACCCATGATTTTTAGATTGTCTCTTAATTCACCAATTTTAAAGTAGTCGTACTTTCCAGTTAAAATACCATTTACGATTTTAAGCTTAGCCTCTTTTCCGCCTGCGATATTCCCAATTAATTTCTTCCAATGCCCAATTGGCACATTAAATATTCTGTCTGCGCTTGTACTACCATTTAATGTTAATTCTAACAAGGCCTTTCTATCTTCTGGTGTAAACTTTCTAGACTGTATTAATTTAGCGGCTCTTCCATATGGTTTTCTAGCCATTCGGTTTACGAATACCGCATTAATTCCATTCTTTCTAGCCATCTTTGCATTATTGACAGCCATTCTTGCTTCGCCAGATCCTGTAGATGCTCCAACTCCTATGCCTGCTAAATACTGCACTCGAAACTCTGGATCGTTTCTTAGCATCCAAAGTCTAAGCTTGTCAGAAGAAAGTCCTAACCCAGCTAATGATGCACCACTAGTAGCCGCTGCTGTCGCGGCTAATTCTGGTATGTAATCTCTCTTTTTATTATTAGAAATAGGCATCTTTATTGTAACAAAAAATATATCTATAATGCGTTATTACGTAACACGAATCTATATATTAGACTTATTCATGTTATTCATCTTTATCTTTTTTACCTTTTCTCTTCCCAATAGCATATCCTGCACCTAATGCACCAGCACCTAGTAAGCCTCCTCCAGCTAATAATGCTTTTCCTAACAACGCCTTATCTATACCTGGCTTATTTGTTGCAGCAATGCCTGCGGCAGTGCCTCCACCTAATAGACCTAGTGTACCAAGAATTCTACCCAATCTAAGTCCACCATCGCTTCTAACAGACATATCAGTGATATGCTTCTGCAAATCAACACCACTTGGAATGTATTCACCAGCTTCTGAAATGCCGCCTTCAATAGCTTTTGAAATATTATGTCTTATCTTACCTGGATAAGTATAGAATCTCTTTATCTTTCTGAGTACTTTATTTAACGAACTTCCAAGCAAAGCTTGCTTGTAGAGAAGTTCTCTACCATCAATGCCGTATTCGGCACACTTCGTTAAAAAACCTTGTTCGTACCTAGTCATGTTTTACTCCTATTGTATTTAATAATGAAATTCGGAATCTTGTTGACCCGGTTTTCCAAACTGTCCTAATGTTGTTCCTTTTGCAACAGCAGGATATGGATTTATTCCTTGTGAATCAGATTCAGCTCCAACCTGTACATCTTCAACAAGTCGTTTTCCAATGTACGTTGTACCTAGTCTTCCCATCCAGTCGTCAGTTTGTCCTGTTGTTTCAACAACTGATTTCATTTCTGGATGTACTCCAGGTGGTCTGTCATTATATAATACAGTAGGTACATTGAATTTGTCTAGTTCTTTTGCAACTTTTTTTGTAATTCTAGTTCCAATCGTATAATGAAGAGCTGGTTGCTCCAAATATTTGCCTATTGCCTTACTTGGAGCTGTCTGTACTGAGCCTTGTCTAGGCTTGTATCCCCATGCCCATCTAGAGTAAGAAACTGAATCTCCTGGGAGCATCTGACCTTCTGAGTCTTCGTCATCAACTATAACATTATTGATTAATGCTCTAGCAATCGTTTCTACATTGCGCCTATTTGCTTTATAGCCAGATTCTCTATATGCCTTGGTGAATCTCTCTGTAAAATATCTTCTTCCTTCACCAATGCCCTTTAACCTTACGGCATCTGCCGGGCTTATGACTCCATCAGACAATTGGTCTCCAGCTTCAACTTCATCACCCTGCTTTACTAAAACTGCGTAATTCGGTGGAACATAGTGTTTCTCTTCATTTACATAAATATACTTTCCACCTTGTGGTGCGTCTTCAATTTTATCTATTTTACCATCATGCTCTGCAACAGTTGCCTTGTCAGCATAATGCTCTGGTATTGTTGCCATTCTCTTAAGCATGTCAAAGCCAGAATACCCTGAGCCTTCAAGCTTTTTACCACTATGCTTTGTATTCAAACTTCCTTGAGCAATTCTTTCAGATAGTGCAGAAGCTGAATTCAATCCTAAATTATATCCAATCTCTGGGAGCTTACCTGTTTCTCTTACTCCTGCGCAATGAGAACAAACTCCATTTTTAGCATTACAAGTGACTGGAGAGCGAACGATAATCTTATCAATCCCTTTCTTCTCCAAGTCTGCCATTATTTGCTTTGTTATTATGTCTCCAGCTTTATAGCTTCCAACATCTCTTGCTAAAACGCAACCTACATTGTCTTTATCTGTAACATCAACAGGTATTCCGTTTATAGTGTTGCAATCATCTTCTGTTACTACTTGTTCAATAGAAGCAGATGATAGGAGTTTACCTAATTCACCTGCTTTTGCGGTTGCAAATTTAGTTGATACTACGCCTGTTCGAGCACCATATGAACCAGCCCAATATTCTGATGGTGTTAATCCTTCTGCATAGCTATGTCTAATAAACAAAGGAACAGTTCTTCCAGAAGGGTCTCTATAAACACCTGGAGTGTTAATCATTGCAGACAATTGGTCTTGATTACCTCTAGCCTTTGACTTTACTTGCATTGCAAAGCCATTTCCAGCTGCGTCTGCTAATGTGTATGCTTGCTTCTTTGTTTCTGAGTATACCTTATCGTATAGCTTTTCAAGCTCGTCTCTCTTCTGGTCTTCTGTTAAAGACTTGCTGTTTCTTATGACAGCTTCAGCCCTATCAACCATTTTGTATAGGGTTCTATTATCCATAGGAGGAGTTAAGTCAGATAGCTTTAATGTTGTTCCATTCTCATATGCGGCCTTAGCACCTATTTTCATTAAGTTGAATGATACATCTTTATACGAATCTGGGTCTTCTTGAATAACTTGTTTCAATAAGCCTTCCAATTCGTCTGCACCTATAGTTCTGTTGTAATCACGGAACTTTTCTGGCAATGCATCATTAACTATGATTTGTCCAACTGTTGTTCGCATATAATTTGTTATGGAATCATTTAACCTTAAAAATAGTGTAACACACTTAATACATAAAAAAAAAGTGGGTACAAATATTTATTTCTAGTATTACCTATCTCTTATCTCTATTGGATCGTTAGGTCCTATCTCTCCTCTTGCATATGCTTGTTTTGCGTCTGAAGCCGTATTAAACACCTTTACTGGTTTTTTAGTTGCTTCTTTTGTCAAAGCATACAACCCGAATATCTGCTCCTTAGATGGTTGATATCTTGGGCTTGATAAGTCTGTCAAAGATATCAAATTGCTAGATGGAAGCATCTTTGCTTTAGCTTGAGCTACTGCTTTATCAGTTGAAGGAACATGAAGGTTGACAGTATTAGAAAGGATTACTCCTTCAGAATTCATGAATGTCTCATAGCCTGGAACTGTTAGGTCGTATCCTTCCTCAAACATTCCGGTATTCGTAAATCCTTCAACACGCTCCCAAACAACATTGTCAAGTTTATCGTATAGTGCAAGCCACTTCTTCCAAAGTTCGGTTTGTAGTTCTGGAGCAGCTTTAAGTACCTTTGCTATCTTATCAGCAATCGTTGTAGGTACATATCCTTTCTTGGATGTACGGTTGAATGTTATGTATGCTGATTTATCAAGCGATAAAAGAATTCCTGAAACCCTCTTTAGTTCACGAACAGGAACAGGAATCATGTACTTTCTTCCACCAGCAGATGTATCAGGATGGATTTCTGCTTCTTCAAGAGCCTTAGACTTCTGTGGAGACTTAAGTTGCAACTTAAGCGACTTTAGGTTCTTCGTAGATATACTAACCTGCCAAGACTTTCCTCCTGCTGGTGTCTTCTGCGTTGTGAGCTTCGTATCAACACCAAGCGTTCTACATAGGTACTGAACCTCTGTTGCAAGAGTCATTGATACAGATGTGTAATTACAGATTAGCTGACGATTCTTCTTTGACTTAGACTTTGTAAGTGCAAGAGTTCCATCTGTATCCATCAAGCCCTCAAACAATCCAAGACGAAACTCGTATGGTGCTTTCTGCCAAAATGGAGGAAGATGCTTGTTCTCCGCTCCGTGGCCGATTATAGAATCTACGAATCTTGCAAGAACAGAATTGTTGTAAGTTAGTCTACTTGTATTACCATAACGATTTTTTACATTGTAAGATGTTTGGTCTGCTCGTCCAAGATGAAGAGGGTTATCATTTTCAGAAAACGCATGTGCAATTGCGTTTGAATACGCAAAATATAGATCGTTATAAGAAGAATCAAAACAGAAGTTTATGGCAATATATGTATCACCATTCCTCTTTGAAGACCAACCATCTCCAATCATTGCTCCTAGAAACCACCCAGTAATCCTATCAATAGGCATTTCAGTCTTAAGATAATCAGTTCGGATATGACTAGAAGCAGGTAGCGGTATAGATGAGATTTCTTCGCGATTTATAAGATTATCTTTAATGCATCTAGGAACAAACTTGCCAACTGCTTCTGAAGGACGCCAACGGCCAAACTCCATTGTCTCAGGGTCAATTCCGTAAACGCCTCTAGGATCGTCATCTGTCAAAATCTGACGACCACTAGACAGCTCAACAGTTACTATCTCTATCTTCTCATTCACGCCATGATGAGACCAATATTTTACAGGAGTCCAAACGGTTTCTCCTTTTGATTCATCATAGGCACGAACAAACACGCCGTCTGGGACGAGATAGAAATTAGCATTTGGATGGCTATTAAGTGTTGGATTGTCAAAATGTGGAAACTCATCCCACTTAAGACTTACAACTGTTCCTTTAACTTCTTTTCCGTTTATTACAGCAGATTCTTTATACATAGTACGATCCTTTATTACTTGTTTCGTAATACAAGAATCATAACATAAGTGACTCTTGGTGTCAATAGGTATTGCATCAAAAAAGTTATCGTTAATCAGTGCTGTTAAATATGGACCACGGCTAAGATCACCGTCATGGTCCATATTGTAAGCTCCATCTACTAATGGACTTACCACTATTTTGTCTCCATCGACCAGTTTAGGATAGAATGCTGTGAAGTTGAACTTGTGCCATGTTGGAGCTCTATCCATGATTACAGGTCTACGAGACATTTCCTCTTCAAGTACATGTCTTGCTGTGTCAGTTCTATCGGCTATCATCTTTATAGCGGTTGTAGCAGGATAACCATTTCTGACTAAGGCTCTCATTACATAAGGTTTATACACAGGCCATGCCATTGACTCTGGCATACCTATTGTATTCATGTCATAGTTTGGATCTGCGACAGTAACTCCACGGGCTACTCCATTGACAGTTTTTGACAGAACCTTAGCTTGGAACTGTCCTGTCTTTGGTCTATCTCCTATTACTTGTCTAATAGCACCTTTAACTCCTTTTGCAGCATTCTCTGGTGTAATAGGCTGTCCAAGACCGTATGCTGCTTTAACTGAGTTATAGATGTTCATCCGCTCTTCAGTTAGACCAGAATCATCTACATCCTTTCTGAGTTCTTCAAAAGATTTTGCATTCTCTATTATATCCTTATAGAGTTCGTTCATGTCAGATACTAGGGCTACATCTCCCATCTTAGAGACGGGTCTAAAGGCTGGAGGTATGACAGGAACTTTTGAGATCATCCAATCTTGAGGTCTAAGACCTTGTTCTTTCATAGCAGTTAGATAGCGATACTGCTTTATAGCATCATCTCTTTTCTGACCTCTTAAAGTTGTTATGCCTCTCTTGGATTCTTCAATTCGTTTATCAACATCAATCTTTGATAGGGCTTCTTTTATAGCTTGACCGCCTGTTTTTCCGTCTATTGTGTCTTTCCCGGATAATATGTCTCCTAGCTTTGTAACAGTTATACCTAATACTCTTCTTATGGGTTCTTCCATGATAGGATTCGGTACTGGTTCTGGCAGTTTAATCATAGACCATTGATTACCAGACATACCTCCTGTCTTGCCTAAATCGAATAGACCTCCGTTAACGGGTTCAAAATCAGAATCAACCATCTCAGAAGATGAAATCGTTCTTCCTTGTGCTAAATCATCTATATCTTTATCAGTCTGAGGCATTATCTTTGTTATAGATCCTTTCTCAGTTACATTTACGCCTCCAGCTCTTAAGGTATTTAAGAACTTCTTATAGATAAATGGAGTATCGGGTTCTGGAACTGGATAGCCTAACTGTAATGCTTGCCAATAGGCATCATTTCTCTGCCCTCTAATGACATGAGAGTCTTTTATTACGTCAGGTACATTATGAGATAGCATACCCCATAGGTCTAATCCGGATACACGCTTAGCTCCTTCAAAACCTCCTTTTGCTGGCTGTTCATCTTGGGTATATGACCCATCATTGCCTAAAGCAGATGCCTTCTTTTCAGCCAAATGATGGAATGCCATCATGTATATGTATCCGTCTCCAACGCCTTTTATCGTTTTACCTGAAGCAGGATCGAAGATGTCAGATGTTTCTTGAACTCCGTTGGTCTTCATCTGATTCTGAACCCAATTGTACCATCCTTCTTGTGGTGGCAATTGTGGAATTCTAATCTGCTGTCCAGTCTGTTTTGCAATCTTACCTAATGATATTTCCATCAATTGGCCGGGGGCTACTCGTGAGAGAAATCCCATCGGATTCATTAAAACATCATATGGCTGGTTAGTAGCAGAATTTCTAGGCATTTGGTCGTCTGGAATAACTTGTGCAACTACTCCTTTCATACCAAATCTTCCGCTGTTTCCACACCAATAGGCTTTTCCATTTCTTCTAACATAGATGGCATGCCATTTTGGCATAGTACAACAATATACTAAGCCATTATAGTCTACATACTCATGTTTGTATCTTCTAGATAAGATAGAAGGCTTTACGACTTGAATATTTACGACATATCTTGACTTGGAAAGAGAATCAATAGTGGCAGAGTATCCGCAATGAAGGCATAGTCTCTGTATATCATTTGCTAGCTCTTTGCTGTTAGTCTCGTACTTCTTATTGTTAGATAGTTTCTTTTGTATATCTCTACCAAATAGTATGAAATTTAATAGTATATTCTGTAGTCTAGATGAAAGACAGAATACAAAATCAGGTATTCTTCTATCTTTCCCAAAGAGTTCGGAATTATCTTCGTTATCTCTTTCAGATAGGAAAGATCCTAATTTTTCTAGGAATAACTCTATCTCTAGTCTTGTTTCTGTTGATAACTCTACACCTAGTCTATGTCTTAACAGTTTCTGAGGAAATGAGAGGTAGGTAATTTCATTTCCATCATTTCCTTCCCATAGGCCATCGCTTTTATATTCAATGCTTTCCTTAGAGTTATAGATGTCTTCTGCATTTATAAACTCGAATTCTTCATTTCCTTTTCTACGAACATACATCTTGTGATTTGGCGTAACAAGAACATCTATTGTTTTAGATGTTGCATGATACATTTTACCATTATGATGATAGGAATGAAGGAGTTCTGGTTTTAAGTAGTTAAAGTACCCTGTAGATGGGTCTAAGGTTGCAACATTGTCATTTAATGTCAAATCAGAAATCTTCTTCCACCCATCAATGGTCAACACTTCTGTCATTGGATCGTAGCAAAGCTTGTCACCTTCTCTAACAGGTGGCTGTGCTGATACATTAACTTTTACTCCCTTTGAAGTAATAGCAGAATCTACTACTCTTCCTTCATAATCATGTTCCCAAATTTCCGATCTGTCTGTAAATGAATTCCGTAATGCTTTCGACAGCTTTCCTAAAGTCTTATCGCTGGATGAAAGCATTTTAGGCCCTAATGACAAAACAATCGGGTCTCCTCGATGTAGTATAGTACCTGGCTTTACAACTCCGTGCTCGTCTAGCGTTTCAACTTGTTCCTTTGTAAACTTAGATGGAAATGCTGAAATGTACTTATTTCTATCTGCAATTACTCCATTCCTCGTCTCATGGTCAAAACTGTATAATCTATCGGTTGCTAGTCTTTTTGCGGCAGATTCGCTAATTGTATGTCCGTCTTCAAATGACCTGCCGTTAGGTACTATTGCAACATACAAATTCTGCCCCATGTTAATTGAGCCGGTCTTCTTATCCGTGAAATTCGAATTGGCAATCATTTCTCCGGATTTTATAGTTTGGCCGACTTCTACAGATGGACTATAGGAAATTCCTGTAAGACGGTTGAATGGAAGATACTTAACTAGCTCAGTCTTATATGTCTTACCATCATTTCCTTTTATCGTTACCATGTTGTCATCAACTTTGGTAACTACTCCATCTACATTAGACTTTAATGTTCCAATCTTTCTGCCGTAGTATTCGCTCCAAGTTGTCTTTCCATCATCCATTAAAGAGTCTACTAGAGGAACTTGTCCATTCGCTTGTGGCAAATACTGACTCCAGAACTTAGATCCGTAAAACTGTCTTCCTGCTTGTACGGCAGTTGGCATTGGATTCATATTTGTGTTTGAACCAACTACATGTGCATAAGATGGAACTACATAGCCAACTTCTTCTCTCTTGACCTTCTGTGGTATTCCATCCTTGATTGCCATTACATAAGGCTGAGACATATCTTGTCCGGGAAATGCAACCATCTTGTCAACAGCAGTTGCAACATCTATAAACTCTTTCTTACCTGTCTTATTGTTTATAAACTCGCCATATAGCTTATTATCTTTGCCTAAGAATGTTCTATATGAAGCTCTTACATCAACGCCAATGCTTGCTGATTCCGGGCCTGCTACATTATCTACAAAGCCTAAGTAGTCTCCTTGAACATCTCTGGCTTCCATCGTTACTGCGTTAGCAGAACCAATGCCACCAAGACCAAATTTTGAGATTCTTGACATTTGTTCAAGTGTAGAAAGTGGATTTGCTTCTTCTCCTGGCATTGCTAGGCCAGAACCATTTATAATGGTGTCAACCCAAGGATTTAATGCATTCCTTTGTATTGACTTCAAGTTCTTATTTCTACGAGCCTTGAATAACAATGAATTGGTGAGTCTACCCGCATTCTTTTCAATTCTCTCTTTGAAGTAGTCTTCTACTCCATAATATTTAGAGTATCTTGGATTATCACGGTTGTCTGGTTTTTCATCTCCTCTAGATATATTTAAGAGCTTTTGAGATGCCCGAAGCAATAACTGCGTAGTTATGGCTGTTGTATTTCTAAGACCCATTGTTCTTTCTACAACTTCTGGGTCAACTTCATATTTCGATATTGCTTCTTTTATAAACTGTATCTTGTCTGCCTCTGTTAGATTTGGAACAGCTCTTGAACCGGCCATTTTTGAATAAAGCTTATTCCAAGCTTGTGCATCTACTTTTTGTGAGTTCTGCGCTGTAACATCTGCTCCCCAATACTTGATTATTTCTTTGTCATCTACTCCAAAACCCTTTAGCACTTGATATAGAGGAACAGAACCTTGTCCAGTTTGTAGTGTCATTACACCATTTTCTGGGTTTAACCCAAAATGGAATGCTCTTCCAGTTCCAGGTTTAATGTTAAATTGACACTCATATTCGCCATTGGACTTCTTACGAGCATATACACCTGGTCTCAGTCTTGCTTGTGATATAACAGTATACTCTGACCCATTATTGATAATAGTTCCTCTATCTGTCCAATATGGTACTTGCATAATAGAGTCTTTACGCTCGTCCAATACCTTTCCGGTCTTCTTATCCGTAAGTCTCCATGTACCAACTAGATTAGTTCTTAAATTTCTATTATGTAGAAGGGCTTTCTTCTGGTCTGAAAGGCTGTAGTCTTGGTTGCCCTCGTAATGAGGATCTATCAGTTCTAGACGATAATTGTTATCCTCTACTGGAAACCTCTTTTTCATGGCTTCCAACGTATTATTGTAGATATTATCTCTTGTACGCTTGGTATCGTCGAACTCTCTTAAAAAGTCTGGTGTTTTGTTATCTTCTGCCATATGTGCCTCTCATTAGTTAGTCTAAAGACAAATAAGTTTATCATTCTATATTTTTAATGACAACCGAAATAGATATTGCGAATATATATATATGGTATAAGTATATTAACCCTAACAACATTAGGTGATGTTTATGACTAGATATGAAAAAGGATTTTTAACTAAGCTTGCTTATACTGATGAACAAATAAACAGAAATAGAAAAATTGCTTTAGGCGCAACTGGATCGGCTATAGGTAGTCTTGTAGGTAGAGATATTGCTGAGGATGTTATGCGCGGTGCTCCAGAACAAATTCGTAATACAAAACAGTTTATAAAGGCATTTAGAAAACTTGTGCTTAAACGTACTTTAGTAGGAGCTCTTATTGGTGGTGGCGTTGGTGTTGGTGTAGCTGCTTTGGCTGATGCTGTTGGTGTATCACCTATACCTAATGTTGCTGTATTAGTGTAACAATATGATTTTATAGATACACCATAAGTATAAAATAAAAAACCTCATGCCATTTCTATTTGGTATGAGGTTTTCCATATATTGTATACACAACGATTTATCATTGATATTTAATATATTGTTAGTCCTTCTTATTCTTAAACATCATTTTTCTATTCTTTTTACCTTGTATCAAATTCGTTAAGTCTCTAAGAGTCTGATTAGTACTCTGAATAGGATGTGTAAAGAAATAATTTGCTGCTACTAGGCGGTCTAGTGGTTTATCACTTTTACTCATCTTATCATAGTATGGATTAACATATCAGCCTATATACTCAAAAAAAATTAGGGCTACGTTTATGACTATTACGCTCAAAATAGTTAGCATAGCTAGTATAGTCTGGTGTTTTATAGATAGCTTGCTTATAGAGAAGTTCTCTACCATCTATTCCATACTCAGCACACTTAGTTAAAAATCCTTGTTCGTATCTAGTCATAAAATACCACATTAGTATCTATAAGTGTTGTTGTAGTAACTATTATTAAACATGTCATTAGGATTGCTAGAACCATATCTAGGTATAGGAGTGTAAATAGGTCTAACTAGTTGATTCTGCTGTTGCATGCCACCAGCGTAACCACCACCAGCACCTCCTTCTGGCATGACTTTATTCATTACGCTATTCATAGTATTTTCATTAAACAGCCCTCTCTCAAGCATACGCCCGCCCATTGTCTTAGCTGGGCTTAGGCCAACTGATGCACCTGCAAAATTGAGTGCACCAACAGTAGTTTTTCCTAACTTACCTGTTCCACGAATACCATTAGCGATTTGTTGCGCACCTAGCCTGGCTTTTCTAAATCCACGCTGTGCCTTATAAAGTTTAGCGGCTGTACTAGCACCCTTTCCTGCTGCTAGTGCTGCTTTACCACTTCTTGCTATTGTTCCACCAATACCTCCTGTGAATATATCCATCAAACCAGTGCCTAGACCTAAACCTATATTGCCAATGCCTCTCCAAAAATGGCCATTGCGCATTTGTTTTACGCCATCACCAATGGTTAATGCAGACCCAACAATTGGCATCGCGTATAGTGCTGACTGCCCAACAATACCACCAATTGACTTAGCCTCTGGTAAAACACCTTCACCCGCTACTTTAACAAGTCCTCTATCAGCTATATATATTAAACCATTAAAATTTCTCATTTTTAACCAATATTGTTGAGTGCGTCTAATATCTTTTTCTTGTCTTTTTCAGATAGAGATGCAGCTAATTCATCATCAAATTTTATAAACAATGAATTCTTCTTCTCTTCATTATCTTTAGGCTTGGATTTACCTTTACCGGTGTTATTCTCAAGTCTGCTAACAACTTTATCAACTCTCTTTAGTAACTCTCTGTTTGTAATATCTGATGCCGCTCTTCCTTTTAGAAGAGATGTCAATATATCACGTGATTGAGCTGTCTTTATAGATGGATTTATACCATTTTTGATTCCTTGTGGATTATACATACCAACACTCGCATTTAATGTATTTGGTACTTTTTCAGACCACCCAGAACCATTTGAAAAATCGTATTTAGAAATTATATTTTTTGCTCTGTCTCCTACTACACCCATCTGTTTGAGTGTCTTACGAGCAACCATTTTTTTACCCCATGATGAATTCTGAGTGTACCACTTAGAGAACGATTTTATCAGTTTGCCTAAAAATGGTATTTTCGACAAAAATCCTAGTATACCGCCGTTCTTTCCAAAATTGTTAATCTGCTCTTCCGCCTTCATCCTAACTATGCCATTGTTGTATTTGTTTCCTAACAACTTAAACCATGACTCAGGATCTTTCTGCATCATACCCATTACATAAGATTTTATTCCAGCGGAATGGTTTTTAGGATTGTTTTTGATATCAAACAATGTCTTCTTGTTCTTTATGAATAGCGGAAGGTTCTCAAACATAAAAGTTGATTTCCTTGTTGGCAGACCATTCATACTTGAATACTGGTCTAGAATCCACTGTTTTCCACCTTTACGCTTAGATATCTCGTCTAATACAGAGTAATCTGTCCCGGCCGCTATTTTAACGCCGGGAGGAAGAGAATCGGATATGCAATCCTTCATAATACCTATAGTTGCTAACATCTCTTCAGGTTGAATCTCAAACTCTGAAGACGCAGTTTTAAGTATTATACGAGTTTCCTTTTCTGGTTCTTCTTCATTATCTGCGTCAAAATGGTTCTCTAACAGTTTCTTTGCTACATATGCAGAACTGCCTATGCCAAGTATATAGGATGCTAAAAGAGCAGAACTTATATGCTTTGAACTATTTATTAGATTTCTAGGGCCTTTTGTAATTAAATTAAATACATCTGAAGGTACTCCGGCAGATTTCTGCATGTCTGTTGCAACACTAGTCTCTAAGTCTTCAAACTCTGTATTGCCAAACATGAAAAGGTCTGAAAATGCCTCAGCACCTTTTACAATCTTGCCATCTAGTAAATCTATGTATTCTTGCTGTGCGGCTTCTATTTGTTTCTCTAGTCTTTTCTTCTCTAATTTCTTCGCAAGCTTATTTATTAAATAGTACCCACCTAGAGTACCGCCGCCAAATGCTAAAATTCCAGTTGCTTCTCCAGGTATGCTCTTAAATTCCTGCGCTTCTTTTGTTGTAATAGAAGAAAATCTACCATTCATGTCTCTAGTATGGCCGAATCCACTATTATTAAGATCCTTTTCTTCTACGCTTGGTAAAACTTTAACCTTCTTCTTTTTGCACTCTCCACCACAACCTGTCTTTTTCTTCTTTTTGCACTCCGCCTTTTTCTTTATACGAAGTACTATAGTGTTTGGAGATATCTCTTTCTTATCGTGTTCTTCCTTTAATTTTTTCTGTCTTTTAGCTTCTAGTATCTGTGATGCAAGCGCACTAACTGCTGCGGCACCGCCACCTATAGCAAGACCTTTAGCTAAAGACTCTAAAACTGGATTAACTTTAATCGACTTGTCTCTACCCATATTTACACCTAATCTATTAAACCATTATCCGTACTTGTTTGTTCATCAGATATACTGTCAGGGATATTACTGACTCTTTTAGTTTTAGCATACTGCTTATTGTTCAATCTGTACTCAAACCATTCTACATATCTCTGCCAAGAAGAACCTTGTATTAGTTGTAAGTCATTCTTGCATACAACACACTGAGAATTCTGAGCCATTGGGGTTAATTTCATCATTAACTTGCAGTACTTGTCTCTGTCATCTTTATCCATCATATTGAAAACTTCAACATTATAAGAGGATATGACAAACGGTTCTTTTTCATATTTCTGTTGCTCTAACCCTTGTCTAAATTCTTCTATAGATGGGAACAAATTTGATTTGCCCATCTCACCGAAAAGAGTTGAAAATGACATCTGATGGTCGTACTGCATATGATAACTAATCCTATTCTTCGTAAGCGATAAGACCTTTAGCTCTTAGGTTATTTAATTTCTCGTCTGTTACAGAGTTATAATGGTCTAAAGTGGCTTTAAGTTTCTTGATTTTCAAATCATCTTTACTTGAACCACCTTGCATTGCATACCATAGTGCACCAACTGGAGCACCTATGTATACAGATGTCTTTAACACATCACCTAACAATTGTATAGGGCTTACGCCATCATCTCCTGCTGTCTTAACGAGTGCATTAAAATCTGATGGCTTGTAACCCATTGATGCTATCTTCTTAAGTGCACCGAAGCGCATAGCATCTAATCTTTCAGATGGAGTAAGAAATTCACTTATTCTATACATGTTAAAACCCTCTATAAATGTAACCAGGTGCTACTGGACGCTTAGTTGGATCAGGATAATTCTTGTTATAAAGATGGTTGCCATACATTGCACCACCAATAGTTGCTATCCCCTTCATGGCTGGTCCACCACCTAAATATGATGCAGCAGCTCTTCCGGCAATGCCGCCACCAACAATGTATGGGATTCTAGAAGCTGGTTGTTTTACATCTAGACCAGCTCTGTTTATCTTATCAAAAACATTGCGTCTCTGATTTATATTAGCATTCAAGTCAGAGTTCCATGAATGCATGAAATCTCCTACTGTTTGTGTAGGAAACATGCTTGCAATCTTTAAAAGACCTCTGAAATCTCTCTTTCTAATCATTTTAGTGGTTTATTTCGAACTTATTCCTGTTGAAATGCCAAGCCAATACTGTAGCCCGATGTTATCTACAAGATACCATTTTTTTGCAGGTGTTATCAACTGTGGTACTACAATTTCTTGTCCAGGCTCTACAATATTTATGCGCTCACCTTCAATGAACACAGTATGTGGGTCTTGACTTCTAAAAGCTGTACAACCAGACAACAAGGATAAAGATATAACTGCTAAAGATGATATAGCACATCTCTTTAGTGTTCGTATGGTTTTGTTGTTTGTTCTGCTATACTGAGTCATAAGGTCTTGCAGTTCTCTGTTTAAGATTCCAGCATCTGTAAGTTTTCCGGATTCTAGTGCTTGAATCAAGGCTTTCTGCTTTTCTTCTATTTGTTCCCACAGATTAGCCTTTTCATCTTTTTTGCTGTTGAAAAAACTTGATATTAACATAAGAATCTCTGTAATTAGTTCTATAAAAGATGACATGTGATACCTCTTAATTCATAAGATACCACATGTCTAATAAATTAACAATAGCAGTTAATTTTATTTACCTTTAGCAACAGTAGCTAGCATCGGGTCTGCTCCAATGTAGTCGTTAATGGCATTGCTAAGAGCACCTGCACCATATCCTATACCTGCACCTCCTAGACCGCCAACGAGTGCTCCTATAGGGCCTGTTGCACCTGCGCCAGCTGCCGTACCATATACTGCTCCAAAAAGTGATGCGAGAATCTTTTTAACTCTTTTTCTTCTTGCTCTGTAATCAATTTTTTCTGATTATTCTTCGTCTTGTTCTGTACGCTTCTGTAGTAGATATCTACCATCTATGCCGTATTCAGCACACTTAGTTAAAAATCCTTTTTCGTATCTAGTCATAAAAAATACCTCATGTTGTTATTGTTGAATGATATTATAGTTTATAAATATTTATGCGCCTAGTCAAATATCTAATTGTAGGTTTTTAATATTATACTCTGGTAATTTTGGCATACCTTTGATACCTTTGATACCTTTTAATTGTAGGTTTTTAATATTATACTCTGGTAATTTTGGCATACCTTTGATACCTTTTAATGGATTATATTCTGGTAAGGTTGGCATACCTTTAATTTTGTATAGCCGGTCCTTAATATACTTAGGTAGCTTAGGTAACTTAACTACTTGCTTATATAGAAGTTCTCTACCATCTATGCCGTATTCAGCACACTTAGTTAAAAATCCTTTTTCGTATCTAGTCATAAAAACCTCATGTTATTAGAGTTAATATATTTATACGATATATATATGTACTGCCAAGTCAAAGTTTAACTATTATAAACTATTTATTTGTAGAAATTAAATTTGATGATGGATTTAAACTCATAACTTTTCTAAGTTCTCGTGTAGGCCTAAGAATTAATGTATTAAAGTTTTCATCATCATCATTATTTAAATAAAATGGAGTATCTAGACTACTATAATCTTTGTTAAGTCTAAGTTTAATCTCATTAAGACTTAAAGGACTACGCATAACACTATATTTATTTTTAAGTCTTCTTCTAATATATTTTAATAATGTATCATCATATTTTTTCCAATGTCTTCAGAAATTCCTAAAAGGCTTACACCACCTGAATCTTTCATAATGCTATGAATAAAACTGTTGGCTATAGCAGAAACATCAAGTATTCCATTTTTCTTTGGTGCTCTAAAGATTAATCGTAGTAACTTTTTACCATCATTAGAATTATCAAAGTCGTCATACAACTTTTTTAGCACAGATCTATCTTTTGTTCTTTGTTTATATCATTTATTTCTAATTTTAAACTCAAAGTTTAAAGGTTTAGACCCAACATATGCATCCATTGAATCACAAGTAAATATATCGCCATCAGATCTCATTGGAAGTTTATCCCATCTTCTATTAATTCCAAACCTATTAAGAAGTGCTGAGGAAAAAACTCTTTCATCGTGAATAACTACTAGCGCATGAGAAGAGCCTATTGTCGGTTCACCATTATAAAGACCTATTGTTGGTTTAGGACTAAAACCCTTTGCATGTTATGCATGCGTTCTAACCCACTCTCTTGCATCATGCCTAGCAACGTTGGCCCTCCCGATCCAATCTAACAATGGACCAGACATATCTGTTGTATCTGGTATAGTAATTTCTTTATAAAGTGGATTTATGTCAACGCCAAAAATTCCATTATTATCTCTATTTATTTTACTGTAAGGACTTTGCAACATTTCCACATCACCTTCTGACAACTTATTACTAAACTTTTTAGGTGTCCACTGAAACATGTTTTCAGTTCCATCATTGAACCCTTTAAGCACTTTATCTGAATCCGGTAGCATCCCTTTATCTATTAGGGCTTTCACTTGTTTAGTAGAAAGACCTTTTAGGCCTCTTCTCTTTATGAATTTAAGCTGTCTATCGGTAAATCCTCTACCAGCTCTATCTCCTCTAGAGAGTAATCGTGCTATATTTTCTGCTAATTTCTTCATCATAAGTTGATAATAATAAATAGTACAAACTGTACAAAAACATAAGTTCAAATACAGTTTGTACTATATATATGAATTGTCAACTAGCCTCCTTGAGACATCTGCTGTATCATCATCTGTTGACCTTGTGATGCTAGCTGCTGTCGTTGCTCTTGCAGCTGACCCTTAACCATAGCCCAGAGTGTCGGGTTTGTTTGTTTTATGCTAGCAAGCATTTGTCTTGTATGTGTTTGATTATTCTCTTGTATAAGTTGCTGTGCTATTTGTTTTGCTTGCTCAAAGATGTCTCCAGGTGTAGCTCCTACTTGTCCTCCAGGACCATTCATAGCAGCAGATGGATCTCCATCTCCGCCACCTGCTCCTCCAACACCTCCATTTGCTTGCTGTGCTTGTGCGTCTGCCATGGCTTTCTCTTGGAGTTTCTGAACATCTTGCTGTTCTTGAATTATTCTCTCTTGCTCCTTCATGTAGTCTATGCCAATTGTCTTGTAAGCAGTCTGCTTAGAGATATCCTGACCAGCCGCAGCTTGCATCTGTAAGCCCTTCTTCTCCATATCATCGGCAAGAGTGATAGGCATGAGTTTAACATTAGCTCTGTCCCAACCAAAATACCTAGATATTTGGTCTGATATCCACTGTAAGATGGTATTCATTCCATCTATAAATGGAGTCCATTCTCTCTCAAATAGTCTAAGTGCTATAGGCGCAGCTTGTAATGAAAGAGTACCAGAAAATAGCTCTTGTGGTATTCCTAATGCAGTTAGCAACTCATTTGAGGCTAACTGTATAGAGTCCTTTGGAGCTAGCTGTTTTGCTTCTCCACCTATTAACTGATAACCAATAGCGAATGGAGACACTTCTATCGAAGTCATGTTCTTTCGCTTCTTTTCAACCATACTTGACATGGCTGAAATGAATGATTGCATGGATACCATTGTCAGAGCATCTTGCCCTTGAGGCGCTTGACCTTGAGGGAAAAGTATTCTAAACGGCATGATGAAGTCTAATGCTATAGCTTCGTCATACCTTCTCATTAGCTGAATATAATAGGCTAGCTTGAAATAAGGTAAGATAGGTGGAATAGCCCATCCTCGTATCTTATCCTGTAGCCCGGAGAAAACAGTATCTCTTAAATGGTAAATCTGACCTTGTTCAAACTCAAATAGGTATTCTGTATTAGACTTTGACTTGTCTCCTAGGCATGTCTCTATAAAGCCCCATTGCGTTGTATTGATATAAAATGGGTCTCCTCTTCTAACATGGTCTACAAATCTCTGGTCTAACTTATAGTAATATCTTATCTCTCCAGATATAGGATGAACCTTTAATTTAATTCTCTTAGGATTCCATCTAATTATATTGACTTTAGATGTATCTCGTATTCTTCTGTCTATTCTTGTGAATACTACTTTGCCTTGCTTACACTTAGGACATTCGCAAAGGAAATTTCCACTAGAAGCATCAAATTCATAGTGAATTTTAGATATATGAACTTGGTTTCCACAAGTAGGGCACTGCAAATAACGGTCAAATGGAAGATATACAGATACAAATGAGTTGCCGTAGCAGTTGCCTGTAACAATGCCATTACCTAGTGTAAAGGTATGGCTTTTAGGCTCTTCACAACAAAATACTTCTTCTTCTCTAGTCTCGTCACCAATCGATCTTATGCATGTATATAAGTATGGATTCTTTGTTGTGTCTAGTATTGAATGTATCTTATCTACTTGAGATGGTCGTATAAAGTCTTCTTCTGTCAATAAGTTGCAACTGAATGGTATATAAAATCTCTCAACTCCATTCCAAATCTTTCGCTTTACTATTGTCTTAGACTTTATACCGACAAACTCAAATCCTTTCTTTAATGCTTCTAGCGTTTCTCTATTGTTGTTACAGATAAAGAAATACCCAGCTTTAGGCTGAAAATAACCTGCAACTGCTGCAACTCCAGAGAATACTCCATACCAATAAGATACTGATAATCCTTCTTTAGGAAGCTCATGCATATCTGATGATATGCTTAAATTGTGTTCCTTACGATACTTTTCTATGAAGTCATCAAGGCTATTGTCTTTTCTGCTAGATAAGCAAAGAACGATTCCGTGCATAGTTCCACGGAGGTAATCATCATTCTTCTCCGGTCTTGGTACTTGTATGATAGGTACACGATACCATTTTCTAAGCTCATCGGTCTGCTTCCATGAAAGATATTCTCCTTTATCTCCTATGTTTACAGCCCATAAATGCTCATCTGTAGCCCATACAGAAGTCCTAGTTCCAAATCTTATCTCTCTTGTCTTCTGAACGCCGTAGGACTTGAATTTAGCCTTTCTCCATTTTCCTTCAAGGTTAAGTACTTCTACCTTCTTACCGGCTAAATCTTTTATCTTTCTAAGTCCTTCTCTTGTCACTACAGGTGTTTCACCTGAAAAACAGAAATAGTCTTTACCTATGTCTTGTAATCGTTGAATCATATGAAGCTGATTATCGAATATAGCTTCATACTTGTCTCTGACGTCATCGGATACTTCTGTTACTTCAATGTCTGTCAAAAAGTAACTGACAACACGATTTATGACAGACATGAATGGTGGCATGCTTAAAAGAAGAAATTCGCACCAATACATTGCATCATTGATATTGGTTGGAATATACATTGATGCAATATCCATGAATGGGTTAGGGAATTTCCATGCGTCTCCTCTGCCATCCCATGCGCTTCCATTACTTCCAAATAGCGAATTCTGCGTATCAAATTCTAACATTTAGCCTGAGCCTCGGGTTATGCCCAAGGCCCAGGCCCATTACTCCATAAGACTTAGGCTTTTTCTTAAATTGGTTGCGGGCAATGGAGTCGAACCATTCACAACAAGATTATGAATCTTGAGATCTACCGCTGATCTAGCCCGCGATGTCTGTTTATCTATAATATACAACAATCGAATCTAATAGTCAAATCAGTTCTACTGATTATTTTTATCTTCCTTCTCGTCTTCAGCCATTGCTTGCTTTGTCAATTCTGAGATGTCATTTGCTAAAGAACTAATAGCTTCTTTGGAAGATTTAATGCACTGTGATACAGTGTCTAAAATTTCATCAATCCCAGAGTCCTTAACTCTGTCAGTTGTTGCTACATTTCTCTTTTCCATCTTTTTTATCCAATTGTTTTGCGAGTTCTATATTGTGTTTCTCTGAAAGAATAGTTGTTAAAATGGTGTCTTCTACAAGGCTGTTCGTGAATTCCATATGAACCATTGTAAGAGCGTCATCTATGATACTAAGAACAGAAGAGCCTATACCGTAGCCTTTTCCATCTTTGTCCACTGTAGAGTTTATTACCTTTCTTATGTAGTCATCTCCATTCTGTTTATATCTCTGAATGGTATTTTCGTCGTCTCCTTTAAGTCTTAGGTACTTTACATTTGAATACATTAGTAAGGCATTGATGAAATATCTAATTAAATCATCTACTTTTGCTCTACTTCTTTTAGGCTCTTGTTCTTGTTTAGGAGCATTTGAGAATAAAACAGGATGTCTTAATTTCAACTTCTCAAGAGTAACTTCTAACTCTTTTATAGACATCTTTTTGATTCGGCTTGGAATTGGCTCTCTGGCTAATTCAAACCATTTCCTTACTTCATCTCTTAACAAAGGTTTATCAGACATGGCTACTCGGATATGTCTCGTACTTCAACACGAAAAAGCTTAGCAATTAAGTATATGGGTATGCCAAAAAGGATAAACCCTAAATTTATCTTGCTATTCCTACTATATAGAAAAATAAACAGCTTGCATGTGTAAAATGCAAACATTGTTATGACCGCTACCGGCCAGAATATGACACATAAAATCAAGAATAACAATGTGTCAGCATTATGGAAGTCAGTTATTAGCTGTCTGCTACTTCTAATGGTATCTATTGAGTAGCGAACCTCAGTTAATGCAAACATAAGAAGTGAAACACACCATCCTATGAATAAGTATAAACCTATTGACTGCCAGATGCCCATTGCCAACTCTCTTCTTAAAAATGTCATGCCACCAGGTAGGATCGAACCTGCCCTATTCGGAGCCTACATTTCCTTCCCCTAGGCTACTTTACGGTACCTCACCCCATGATCTCTATGCCCACAATACCGTATGTTTTAGTAGACTGGCGGTATGACTAAGTTAGTATACTACTTCTTTAGAAACGTATCAACTTTTGCAACAAACTTATCAAACTTTTTGATGATAAGATCTTTGCTGAGTCTCTTCTTATAGATATTCAGAATCAAATAGTGCATTTCATTCTTCTTATCAATCAAACTGATGTTATAAACGTATCTCTGATTCTTCGTATCGAAAGAGATATACTTAACATCTAGAGCATCCTTTGAAATCTTATAAGAAGAATCTCCAATGAGAAGATACATGAGCTCTTCCTCCTTGAAGATCGGCTTTTCACGATAATTTAGGAAATTAAGATTTGCTCCTGCAAGTGTCTCCATATTAATTGTAGCATTTTCAGTCTTTTCAGTCTTTGAAGGCTTTTGAGTCTTCTTAGCCTTAGTGGCCTTCTTTTCCTTCTTATCGCAAGTCTTCTTATAGCTCTTTAGTGGAAGCTTGAAAAACTTGAAATTGGAGAATTCCTTGTCAAACTCATTTACAGTTTTAATCGGATCAGGATAGATATAAATCGTGGTAATACCTCTTTTTAGGATAGGTATTCCAGATTCCTTATCATATTCCTTGACAGTACAAGAGACTTCGAATGCAAATACAAAGGCACTCTTATCAAGTTCAGGACAAGGTCTATAATCTAGGTCGACATTAGAAAAATCAAACTTCGACTTAGAGACTACAACACCGAAAATTGAATCAAGCACTTTATATAGTCTTTCATTAAAGCGGCTCTTATTGCAGAACTCTTTAATAATAGGCTCATCGACACCTTTGTCACCATTTGGTTCTTTTGGACCTTTATCACCTGAAGGGCATTTTATCTTATCCTTAGAAAATATATCGACAATATTAATAAGCATAACATCTATGATGTCTATAGGCATAACAGAACCAGGAGCAAGGTTTCTCAAGAACTTATCGAAGAACTCATGGTGACGATGATGTTTGTCGCAACATTCCTTCTTATGATGAACTCTACAACATTTAGCAGTCTTTTTAGGTGTGTTTTTCATATGTTAATTTGTGGTATGTGTTATTTGTTGGTAGCAAATTGATTTATATATGGAATCATGTACCTCTCGGTCTATGATTATTATCATTAATCCATGCAATTATGAATGGAAATGATATCAGGAGTATGCATAAAAGAAATATGTTTGACTCATTGAACTCTTCCATAATTAATAGTTTCTTTCCTTAATTAAATCATAAAAATAGTTCTATGTAAATAGGTTATACGAATTATTTCTATGAAAAAGTGTTAGACACCATTCTGTTCCATAGTATGCAAAAATGGATTTACATCGTTATCTTTGTCATCTTTTGAATCTTGAGGTAGCTGAGCAGCTTTCGTTTCTTTGTTTGATTTATTTGTTATAAGAAAGCTTAGACAGAAAATACCTATTTCTTCTATCTCAAAGTTTGCTCCTGTGAATATTGTATCCAATACTCCTATGTCTTTGGTCTGAATCGTTACACGAGAACCCGTATTAGGTGTGAAGGTCATAGCATCATTAGCAGTAGGAAGAATTAAAGTGACTGCATGAATAGACCTTATAACATCAATTGCAGAAATGCTAAAGGTTGTATCTTTTAGACCTATTTGCACTCTAGTGCGTTTCTTTATCCACTCTCCCCACGGTGCTTCTTTTTCTACAATCTTTTCTACAACCTTCTCTACTGGTTTCTCTACTATTCTGTCTCTGTAGATGATTTTCGGTGACTCCATGTATGTAGGTATAGATGTAATCACAAGGCTGTCAGTGCTAGGAATACTAGTATTAGGCGTATATGTCTGTTTGTCTGACACCTGAGTCTGTGTAACTTCTATAGCATTACTTACAGTCGTAGGCTCACTAGGTTTGTGGTCTTCATCTTTATTAGCATCATCCAACTTCTTACCACTCTTAAGTGCTATAACCTCTTCTTGAGACAATGCATGAGTCTGGGCAACCTTCATCTTCTTGAATGGAGAGAAGTTGCCATTCTTCATATATAGCTCTGGAGACTCATCATTTATGCCGCCTTCTATCTCTGGGATTTCTCCACGCTTTCTCTTGTTATAGAGTGCTACGGCTTCCATGTAGTCATCAACTACTCCTACAGACGCATATTGCTTGTTGGGAGCAATTCCGCCAACTCCTATCTGTACCCCAGACTTGTCTGTTTTTGGTACTCGTGGAATTCCTTCAAATGGGTCGTAACTCATTGCTTTTCCTCTTTCTTAGATTCTTCACTATCTTTGGAATCTTTAGAGTCTATAGGCGCTTCAATCTCTTTAGAATCTGTAGCGTCTGTAGAGTCTTTCATTTCTTTAGAATATTCATTCTCTTTCAATACCTGTTCTTCATACGATTCGTCTTCGATAATTGGTATGTCTGGAGAGTTTCGTGCCAATTTCATTGACTTGCTCCAAAACCATGAGAACTTAAAGTTCAGTAAATCGTTGTAAACAGTGTATGAACCTCCTAAATGGTCAAACATCCTATTTAATAGCTTAAATAGCATAATCGAAAATGGTGTCTGGTCAGTTGTAATTGTATGTTTGTTTCCAATAAAATGGACAATTCCAGGAGCTCTAATTAACTCGTAATTTTCATCTTTAGGTGTAAGATTACAATTTATCTGTGTCCATACCTGTATATTCCAAGATGGGTCTAAGTTCGCACAGCCTACAGCGCCTAGTGCATCTTGGTCTGAATAGTTTCTTCTTTCTGGATTGCTATTATACTCTTTACAATATTCTTCTAGTTTAGTGTGGATATCTGTATTTCTTATTTTATTTAGGTCTAAATACGTTACTCCGGCATTAATATACGTACTGTTTACTGGAAGATTGTCAATAACTCCATAATCTCGTACACCTGCTATTGCGTATTCGCTTTTAGCAATTTTCCTTCTTGCCTCATTTACAAGAGTATGTAAGTTTCTACAAACTATTATGTCTGAATCAAGCCAAATCATCTCATTTAGAAAAGGCATTAACTTATGTGCATAACATCTAAAGTTTGTAGCTTTACCTCTAAATCTTTGTGATGGTATGTCACAAGTATTTAACTTGCAGATTTCTAGGTTTAATCCTTCTGAACATCTTTTTATATAGTATCTTTGCTTTTCATTTATATCATCACCTAGAACAAAATACACAGTTCTGCCTTTATTAGTTTCAGCTATAGACATTATTGATGCTAATGCACATAAAAACCGAACGTTTTTATCGTATTCAGTGACAGCTGCATCTTGAAAGCTTAATGCGCTAACAATAGGAACATCATCGGTCTTATCAGACTTGATGATATTGTCTAGATTATCAAGTCTATTCTCAATAGACCTCCTATCATACAAATCAGTGCAATGCACTATTGGTCTAGATTGAGGTTTGAAGGCAGATAAGTTATCATTTTTGAATACTCTTAGAGCTCTTGCAAGTGGCATTGTATCGCAAATTCCTGCAATCTTAGAGTCTACAGATGTATCTATGACTTCAATGCCATTGTCTTGTAGTGTCTGAACATCTCTTGCCAATGACTCTCTCTGCTCTATGTATAAGGCATGATTCCACTTCTCTTGTTCTTCAGTGAAGGTAGAACCATCTGAATGTCCATCTATGTCTAGAGACATTCCTCCTAATACAAGACGCTTAACTCCATAAGCTACCATCAAAGCAATACTTGCCGATAGCCCTGTGTTTTTTGATATGAGTAAATCGCTATTCTTGTTGTCTATGCTCTCTTGTAATGTGCCAACTTTCTGATCGAAGAAGAATGTATTCTCCAAATCAGTCCACTTGTAATTAGAGTCAACCATTAGGTCTGAGTGAACTCTTTTTGCAATCTTAGTTACTGTCTTGTCAAACAGCAATTCAGTATGGTAGCACTGAGGTTTATCACATAAAATCAAATGTTTTAAGTGCACAACCTTACCTACATTATTTAAACCGAATGTCAGATAGGATTCGTCTTCCAAAGTCTTGTATTTCTGCGATAAAAGTGATGGACTTCCTCCTATTAGAAAGGCTGTCTTTCCACTATACATGTTTGTAATATCAGACTTTCTCCATACGCCTAACGAGTATCTATACAAAATCATTGGTTTTCCTATTCGTAGATGGTTGTACGGTATTTGGTATCTGTAGATAGTACACTAGTTACTAGTCGTAGTGTTTGAAGCAGTTTGATTAGACTTCTGATAGTCTTTAGGATTCGTGCTGACTTTGCTTCCATTAGGACTTGCAATGACAGTATTCTTGGTAATCAGCAAATCCGGTTCTGATTGAATGATAGCAAGATTGTTTTCAAGGATTGACTTCAAGTCAGTGCTCATCTCTTTATGTTCTACTGGCTTTATATCCTTGTCTAATGTATGTTCTACCATTGTTTCGCCAACAGGTAGTCCTTTTTCATCGATGAAGTTTGACTCATCCTGGATTTTCTTTTCGCGTTCTCTGATGATGTCTAGCTCTTGGTCTATCTTATGCTGTCTAGCCTTTCTATAAGCTATAATGCGGTTTATTATATGATTAATGCCTGTTGGGTCATCATAGTATTCGTTATTCTTGTCCTCTTCTTTGGAATCTCTGTCAACAATGGGAGCAATATATTTGTTGAATAACTCAATGACGCAATCTATATCTGAATCAGATAGCAATATCTCAAATCCTTTTGTTTTACTTATCACAGATTGTATAGCATTTAATAGGTCTGGTAATTCCCTAGACAATCTTCCAGGATTTATAGATGTTTTTGCCAATGATGAATACCGTATGGAATTTGAATTATTCTTTAATCTCATTAGTTATTCTCCAAAATGTTAAATGCCATGCATACCAATGATACCAATAAGATAAAATTGGTATGCATGGACTTTGTGTCGTACTTACTTGCTAGACTTAGAAATACGCTCTTCAAGAACTTCCTTGTAGGCAACCATAGCCTTGCGTTGCTTCGTGAGGAGTCTAATCTGTTCCTTGACTTCAGGAGTGCGCTCTTCACCAATATACTTCTGAAGACGATCTAGCTCCGCATCAAGCTTGTTCAAACGCTCAATAAGCTGCTTTAGCTCAGACTGCAAACGCGCAATCCAAGAAGGAATCTTCTTGACGGTCTCAACAACCTTATTGACAACATCCTTGAAGCCAAGTGCTTCAACGGTATTCGTATCCTTCACTTCCTTTACTTCCTTAACTTCCTTATTCGTCTTAGGAGTCTTTGTAGCCTTGGTAGCCTTCTTAGTAGTCTTGGTAGTATTAGTATTAGATTTAGGCTTAGTCATATTTATTGCCTTTCGTATGTTTTGTTTGTTTTATGGGATTTGTTTGTCTGTTGCGTCTTCTTTTGGTTGTTCTTCCGTATGGCCGAAGACACATTTACCATCGGTAAAATGATAGTTATGATTCTCACACCACTGTTTGAATATAGGTTCTAGATTGTAGTACTTGCATAAATCTAGATTGCCTTCTTTAGAGTCATAAAACTTGGTAATGAGATGGTTGAAGCATCTATCTATTTCTTCTTTGTTGTCTATATTAATGGACTTAAATAAGGATAATGTTAAGAAGAATTCTGTAGAAGGTACTTTTTTATATACCTCCTCCTGAAGAGAAATTGCGTCCTCTACAGCTGATATCTTTCTATCTATATCCGGGTCATTGTTAGGGGTATCCAAAAGGTAATTGCGATAGAACTCTAATACCTTTTCCATGTCAATATGCTTGCACATATAAGATATTTGGTCAAACAAATAAATTATAAAAGCTGTTGCAAACAAGCCTAAAGTTCCTCTGAAGGATAAATGCTCTCCTATCTCTATGCATAAATCAAATGGAGGCTTTCTAACGCTTATATTTCTGATAGCATCTTCTTCTGATTTTAGTAGTCCTTTTACACGGACTATGTCAGTATAGTTTGAAGTGTCTATCGGTTTTGTTTGGCTGTTCACTTCATACTCCTATTGTTATCCCTAGATTCTATATCCTCAAAAGATTTGATGTATCTGTAGTATCTCTGTTCAAATAGCCTTCCATCTATTGTGATTATCCATTGGAGTTCACTGCTATTTCTAGTTACTTCTGTACTGGAGTTCATCCTACACTGTAGCCTTCGTATGAAGCCGTTATTCTCCATTGAATTGAGTAGTTTCTCACATAGATGTCTGCATTGTTTGATTGTATTGCTCTTTATCTGTTCTTCTGGCAATAACTGCTTGATAATCCACCAAGTTCCTACGGGTACATCCTCAGTCATACCTCGTAGGACCTTGGCTACTTTTTCATGTCTTATGTCTCGGATAGGATATGCAAAAAAGCGGTCTCCATTCCTTATCATAATTAAACCAAATGAATGATTCTTGGGCCTTCTTTACGAATCTCTTCTGGCGTCTTGATGCCTTCTTGAGCCTTGGACGCTGGTAGCCCTGAAGGAAGAACCAATTTGGCTGCACGCTCTTCAGCTGCCTTCTCAGCGGCAGACTTATATTCTTCAGAAGGCTTATCCCATTCAACCTTCATATCTGGGAACTTACTTTCTGCCCATTTACGAATATTGTTGGCTTGAGTTAGCAAAGACTGATAAATAGAATGAAGAGTAAATGGCTGAACCTCTCTCATGGAATTCAAGAGTGGAACGGTAGCAGGAACTCCATCAAATGTGAAGATTCCAACAAATCCGTCAAGTCTTGAACGAAGGAAGAACTGCTCCAATAGGAATTCTATATTCTTGATGCAAGCATCTCCAGGAATAATAGCAGAACTCAATGCCTTCATAGCATCTGGAATGGGCTTGTCTTCTATCTCCAAGTTTGCAACAAAGTATGGACCTTCAAATGGAACTTCTCCTTCTGGAACTGGTTCTGACTTGGATGTATCCTCAAATGAATGAACCGATATGAGAATGTCTTCCATCTCTTCCTTGGACTTTGTATTAGCAAGAATACTGGTGATAAAGTCCATTACGGTGTAGATGTCCTTGTTGACAATAACAGGGTCTAACTCTTGAGATGTGTTCTTATGCTTGACTATTACCTTAACTTGAGTGGAAAGAACAACCTTACGCTTGTGTTCCTTATTTTCAATCTGTTCGGTATTGTCTTGCGTGTTCTGATTTGATTCAGTATTAGTAGTTTCGTTCATTGTAGTTCCTTATTTGTTTGGGATATTAAAGTTTAGTATTCCTTCTCGTTTAAGCATGTCAAGAAGACTTTGTGGTACTCTATCAGTAGGTATTCTAAATGACCTACTTCCTGATTCATTTGTAGAGCTTACATTCTTTCTCAATGAATCCAACAATCCAATTGGTAAAGATGAAGTATTCTCATGGTTTGCTGGATTGTTAGTAGCTGTGTTTGTTACACTAAGAGGAATTGAGGTAGTGAAAGAACTGTTCTTTGACGGATGAATCATGTGAGAAGGTAAAGACCTCTCTGGAGCTGCTTTTGTCATTGCTGAGACTTTACTGTCTGCCTCTCTCATTCTTTCATGTAGAAACTTCTCTACCTCAAATAAAGAGTTTACACTCTTTACGAATTCAATTCCCAAAGGAGTTATTCCATGTAACTTTGCAGATACGTTTCTATCGTCTGGGAATGTGAATTCTATGCTGTAGTCCTTTCCTTCAACTGGTAAGGCACTGGCTATCTTAATGTAAAGCTCTCCAATCTTTGCCTTGTGAGCTGGTGTTAGGTCATCCTGTTTATCTTTTTTATTTAGCTTGGTTATAGGTAGAAAATTGCCGTTTCCATCTGGAAATAGCTCGTTTCCTTCTTTGTCGTATACAGGGGTATAATCTTTAGAGTCATTGTCATCTCTGATTAAACCCCTTTTTCCAGTTGGTTCAGACATTACAAAATAATCTCCCCTGTTGAATCTCTGTTAGGCTGTGAGACAGAGTTATTTGTATTTGTAGAATTCTGTCTTCTAGGTTGGTTGGTTCTTTCGTTAGAAGCAATGGAACTCAACTGCGTATCATCTTCAACTAGTCTGTCCCACTGTAAACGAAGAGCATCTATATCATTGCCTTCTTCAGTTAAATTAATCTCGGTAATGCCTACTGCCGACATGAGCTTGGAAAATGCTTCGATTATAGGTTCAGACCACATGGCTATTTCTTTAGGAACATTATCGAATAGAGAAGATTCCTTATAGACTAGGCTAGACCCTGATATCGTGTCTTGACGAGATAAGCGTATAGAAGAAATACCACATGACTGCATAGATGATGCTATGTCTTTGCCTATCTGTAATGATAGATTAAGACACAATTTTGCTTCCGGTCTGCTTGCGACGATATTGTCGCGTGAAATATTCATCTTCATATTAGTCTGCCTTTGCTAGTTTTAGTTCGTTATCCTTACGAATCTTTATTCTGTAAGATGTTTCAACTGCATCTCCAGAATCTGTTTGGTCTATAAATTGTATGATAGGTCCCGCACATTCTCCTCCAAAGTAGGTTGGCTTAAGAATAATAGTACCACCTTCTTGTTTGACTATTTCCATATCACCTTGAGATGGCATTACAAATTTTATTAGTTTCATGTTGGTATGATTTATTGTTAAGGTTAATTAGTCTGTTCTGATAAAATTCTGGAAATGCTAGATAGAACATAATAGGCATTCGGTAGTGCAACTCCATTTCCCCACATCTTGTACTCTGCTGAATCGGAATGAGGGTTGGCAAGCCATTTTTTTATCTGTCTATCTGACTTCGGTCTGCTTGTATTGGACGCGATTTTCCTATGTGTCTCAAATACATTGCGCCAAAATTCCATGTCTTCTTCTGTTGGGTTCTCTACGGAAATGTCATCACACCACCAGTCATAGAATCCTTGGAGACGAGCACATTCTGTTAGCGTTAGTCTGCGAACAATGTAATGTTCTTCGTGTGAACAACAAATTGGCGGGTCTTTATAATCTCTTGCAGACAATGTGTATGCTATCTCTTCCGAAACTTCTGTAAAAAACGAGTTGCTACTTGAAGTTAAAACAGGATTTTTATCTTTCTTTTCAACAATTGCAAGTCCACCTTGATTGCAAGATGGATTTGCTCCATTCAAGTCAAGTGTTCTAGGTGTATCTGCCTTATAAAATCCACTATTAGGATTATCAGACTTCATACTGTTAGACTCTTTAGAGCAGATATCAAATTCTATCGGTTGGAACAGAGTTTGGTCATTGTTAGTCCCTAATGTTGCAGAGATATTGTCTTGTATCAATGCTCCTTTTCCGCCGCCTTCACAGCCGCATCTGATTTTTAGAGTCTTTGGTGTTGAAGATACAACAAGTGGCTGATTGTTCCCACCGGTTCCATATTGCTGCGTGACAGTATTTGCTTTGTATAACGGACCATTGAATCTAGTGTCTTGCGAGTGATTATCGAACATCATCATTTCAGATTCGCCATACGCTTTGACAACAATCGTTGGTGTTCTTTGTTCTGTAGAATCGAAAACATTCAGCGTATCTGATTTACTCGTCGGCTCCCAACCTTGCCCATCTTCTGCACTCTTTGGATGAGCAGTCTTTCGGAAGCAATATATCGAAATAGGTACATGGTGATAGTCTGAAGACAGACTTGTTATTGTCTTAGACTTATCTCCAGTTACTGCATTGTTGTACCCATCAAAGCCTTCCGTTCTAATGAAATCTTGAGGATTTTTGGAAGTTCTTTCCCACGGCTTTCTGCTCTCTGTAGAATTCCTTGACAAGCCCTCGGACTTAAATAATATGTCTCCGGCACATTGACCATCAAAATCTGCGACAAGGTAGATTCTACGACGTCTTTGGGGGACTCCCCAGTATTGAGCGTCGAATAGTCTCCAGGCAACTGAGTAGCCATCTGCCATAATACATTCTGCACCGTTCCACTTCTTAGGTCTAGGAATTGAAACTGATTCGTCTCTGACTTTGCAGACTTCTTCAAGGACTTTTTTGAAGTCTTCTCCTTTGTTTGAGCTGAATGCTCCGAAGACATTTTCCCAGACGATGAAACGAGGGGAAGTAGGTCTGTTATCCAATCCATTTGTTGCATTGCGCATCTCCTTTATGATTCTGATAGCCTGAAAGAATAGTGAAGACCTATCGCCATCAACAAGACCTTTCCTCTTACCGGCGAGTGATAGGTCTTGACATGGCGAACCGAATGTTATGATGTCAACAGGTTCTACTTCAGCACCGTTTATCTTGCTGACATCCCCATAATGCTTTACATTCGGAAATCTCTTTCGTGTAACTGCGATAGGAAACGGCTCGATTTCAGAAGCCCATAATGTTTCTATTCCGGCTAGTTTCCCTCCTAAAGGGAATCCGCCAGAGCCATCAAATAGGCTCCCTATAGTCAATGATTTGTTGTTGGTATTCATTGTTTTACTTTTGATTTTGTAGTTTATGCTAGCGTCTCTTACGCTTTACTTTATCTGCTTCAATCTTTAGCCATGATTTCCAACATTCTTCTGTAGGATCGTTCCATACTGGGCAATTTCTGCATCCTCTTATCTTAAATTTGCCACAAAATTTATAAAACTCCTCAGCCTGTTTTTTAATTGTTTTATACTTCTCTCCGTTAGTCATTGCTTTTTTCTCCTTCCTATTTATGTGTTAGACTGTTCAAGGTCGGAGAAACAAGTAGGTGCTATTTTCTTCAGTTCTTCCAAGATGTTCTTTGCAACTTCCCGTATTTCCCATTGGGCATGTTTATCTAATCTCAGTTTTAAGAAGTGTCTCCACTCTCTGAAATTAGCTGTCATGTATAGAGATGTTGACTCTGCTTGAGGAAGAATAAGTCTTGCGTCTTCTTTTGGAACTCCAGACTCTATCATCTTGTCATAGAGCTTTTTGCAATTATATAAGACTTCATCTACCTCATCTATATGCTGAGATAAGTTATAGTTTAAAAAGAATCTGTCTCTTACTGAAGATGCAACATCTAATCCCTTTGTATATCTACCGCTCTTCTGTGAGAAGCTTGCAAGCCTATGTCTTACTATCTGATGTGAGCAGGCTCTTGTAATGTCTTCTATTAGAAAGGTGGCAGAAGCATGTTCAAAAGGAGATTCATGCCCATTCTTCAATAGCTTGAGTAGAAACTCTTTGGTTCTTAAAAGATTGTTATCATCATTCTTAGAGGCATAAGAAATCCTTGCGCATGTCTCTATGATGGTTTCTGGTGTCGGTGTGTGGGTTATAAGTGTTACTTTCATGTTAAAGACCTTTTGTGGGATATGTGTCAGTCCAACTCTCTAAAAACTTTGGCTTTCGTTTGAGGAGATTAGTCTTGTTCTTTGAAATGATTTTAAACCCATTTGCCTTGCAGTATGTCTCGCATTCGGACTTGTCATCAAATCCATATACGTAAAAGCCTTTGTTATCAACAGCATACCATTTGTAATTCCAATCTACTGCACAAATGGTATTCTGGATAATCTTTTCTTTCTTATTGTCTTTACTGCTAGTCATGGGATTATCAAAATGTTGTTAGATAATATCTATCTGTTCTGTCTTGTGTATTCCTTTTAACGGATGCTCTTTATCTATCCAGCTGCTCCAAAAGATGTATTCAGCAGATTTCTTATTATAGGCAGTAATGTCTGAATGAACTTTTGTTCCGTCTTTCGTATAGCCTACTACAGAAAATGTCGGTAGTTTTCCTAAAACATTTTCATACTTTCTGTGAAGAAGATTCTCTTCGAAATAAAGGTCAGACCTATTCTTGCAGTCTAACTCTTTATCCATGTTTGCCATTACATAGTCATATACATCTTTCTTGTTATTCTGCAACCATGTGACAAACCATAACATTCCTTTATGAGCAGACTGCTTGCCCCATTTATGATGGCTAGGACAAAGACAAATGCCATTCATAGGGTCAAACCTAAGACCTGAACAAATCTGTCTAGGCTGTATGTGGTGAGCATCGTTCTTTCCTTCACAGCCGCATACTGCACAACGATTGGAATATAAGGAATGAACTACTTGAGACCAGTCCTTATACAACCTGTTTGTTATCGTTTTCGTTGATTCTACAATGGGTTTGTGCAGTTTTCTGCATTTTTCCTTCATAGACTTGCCTACCTTTGATGCCGATTTTCGAGTGGGTTTTTTGTCCAGACTATTTATTGTGTAATAGTCATTAACACTATCAAAAGCTTTATCACTCTTATTGCTAGTGATACTCTTACTATTCTCACTGTTTTTGTTGTCTATAGCGGAGGCTATAATTGTAGCTGAATCTATAGTCATACTTAAAAGACAGAAAAGTTGGTAGGTGATAGGGTGGGTAGAGATGCTTATATGGTGGTATTTTGAATCTCTATTGGTATAGTAATATAAGTTCGGTTCTATGTCAATAGTTAAAATATAATTTTCTTTTAGCTATCAATGACTGGTGTATAAGTACATCTTTGACTTATATGATGTAATGTTTGATAGATAAAAAAAATGACCACAGACTGTTTCGTCTAATGGTCATTTCGTGGATCTACTTGTAGAAATAGAATCCTATTTCATGTTTATCGTAGTTTCGTTCTTGTAAGCACAACCTTTCTGGAAATGCTTGTTTAAACTTGTCAACAAAGTTCTGGTCGACATCGTCGTCTTCAATTGTGTTGAAGACTATGCCGATATACTTGTCGGTATTTATGATTTTGTAATCTGCCATAAATAATTAGGATAGTGTTAGGTTATTCTTGGTTAGACTTCTAAGTATACAACTCCATGAGGATTCTCAAGATTTAATTGTAGATAATACTTCCCTGCGTATAATTATAACCTTTTTTCTGTCTGTATTAACTTATGTTTAATAGATAAAAAAAAGCCGCACCCATGGTAAAGAAAGGAATGTAAAAACCATGAGTGCGGACTAAAATTTTGGTCACCCGACTATTTTGTCTGGATGGCCTTTTGAGTTATACACGGGACTTCCCGTGCGTTGCCGCCCATGCCAAACGGCGGGCGGGTTCCTCCCGGATTTCTCCGAGGAGGAGGTTGTGAAGTCGGACGCCTTCAGTTTGGACGGTCTTTTTACGGCCATCCTTGAATGTAAGGACTGATTTTCCTCCGTCCTTACATTCTACATGGATAAGATTGCCATGCAGC